TTATCTTGGGATAATAGATAAGCTAGATGGTAAAGGTATCGCAGAAGTAAATAAAATTATAGATAAAATTTAATAAACGGGTTATAATTAAATAATGTTTTCTTTTATTGCTAAAAAAGAAGCCCCTATTACTTAGAAAAAATCTAGGTAATAGGGGCTTTTTTGTTGTTATAGGGAAAATACAACATTTGTTAAAGTTAAATAACTTGAAAAAAGAATATGAAGGCTCGGTTTGGTAATTCAAATACAACATTTGTTAAAGTTAAATCTAACAAAATCAAATTTTATGGTTTTTATTATACTACTAACAGTATTGATATACAAGGACTTCAATTATTTTTTAGCAATAATAATAGATTTTTGAAGTACTATTTTAATTTTTATAAGAAATATCTAATGTTGTAGTTGATATGAGTTTATAAATTTTTAATAGACAAGTATAATACATTCAAAAGAGTAAAGATATTTTTATCTGTGTGATTGTGAACACAATTTTTCTTGATATTGGTATCCAATTGTAATACAATAATGTTGAGATAATACCACGCATTGCGTGGTATTATCTTAACATTATATATTAGGAAAGGGGCTATATTTATGGAAATGATTATTAAATTTAATAAGATGTTTCTTCTTGGAATTGAGTCTTTATTAAAACCCCGAAAAATTTGTAACATAAAAATAAATAATATTCTAAGCATATCTGATGAAGATGCTTTTAAATTTGATTGGGAAATAACAGGAAATGATATAAGGAAAGCTATACATTATTATGACCAAGAGAAAAAGTAATCGAGTAAAATCTAATAATGTTACACCTATGAGAGGTAAACATCAAGTAAAATCTAATAATGTTACACCTATGAAAGGTGAACAAAGAACTATTGTGCATAGACAAGAGGAAAAGTTTACTTTTCGAAAAGTGCATAAAGGTCCTTTGCCAGCTCCAGAAGTTTTGGAACAATATGAAAATATTTTACCAGGTGCAGCAGATAGAATTATAATGTTAGCTGAAAATCAAGCAAAGCATCGTCAAGATTTAGAAAAAATTGCAGTAAAAGGGGCAGTTAGAGATAGTTTATTAGGTTTAATATTTGCTTTTGTTTTTTGTATATTTGTCACAGGTGGAGCTATATTTTCAATGCATGAAGGTAATACAATTACAGGAACTATATTGGGCGGAGTTGGATTAGTTACAGTGGTTACTGCATTTATTCAGGGAAGAAGTAATCATAAAGATGATAATAGTTAAATAAAAACACTTACTTATTTAGTGGGTGTTTTTATTATTTTTTTAGCGAGAAAAGCTATATATAATATTAGATTAATTTATAAAACTCATCTATTCAGATTAAAATTTGATAGATGAGTTTTTTATTATATTCTTGATTATTTTTATTTATTAATAATCAAGATTGTGCTATAATATAAGTAGAGAGGTGATTAAATTGATTGGAACTAAAAAAACAACTTGGGGAGGTAGAAGAACAGGAGCTGGCAGACCTGTTGGAACTAAAAAAGCTATAACAAGAAAAACTAGGTCTATAGCTGCATTTGATGATGAATGGGAGATGATAAGACAGTTTAGTAAAATTGTGAAAAAAGACAAGGATACAGCAAAAAAAATCTTAGATGGCTACTATAATGAAGAAAAATAAAAGACAGCCTGCACTACCGACCAAAGTGTTACAGACTGCCTTCCAAAAACAGAGGTTACCCTCTGTGATATTGTACCATAGAGGATAACCTCTTTCAATATTGAAAGGAGATTATCCATGATAAGAAGAAAATTGAATAAGAAAAAAGGCTTTAAAGGATTTAAGGTTATAATAGATACATCTATATTAAAAGAATTAGAAGCATATAAAACTTTATCTATAAATCAGTTATTTGACGAACAAGATAAGAAAGAAATTGAAAAAGCTTATAATTTTTATAGTAATATAAAATAATTTTAAATGATGTCAAAATAAGATGTCAAAATTAATAAGACTTAATAATTTACTATGCTATCAAGTGATAAAATCTTTATTTATTATAATGGGTTTTGGGATTTCTGAAAAATACTATATAGTGTATTACTTTTTGATTTTTTGTCTAATAATAGACCTTGACTCATCTCAAAAATATGAGTTTCATATTTACTTACTATTTCGTAATAGTTTGTTAATTCAATATGATCTTTCATAAAAATAAAATCATTAATATAAGAGTCTATTAAATCATTGTTATTATATATCTCTATTAATGATTCAATCTCTTTATTTTGATTATGTTCAAAATAAACTTTATTCTTTTTATAAAGATAATTGCTAATCTGTAATAGATAATCCTTAATCTCATTATAAGAAAGTTTATATAAATCTTTTAAATAATAAGATTGTTTTACTTCTTCATATCTATTTATGGTTTCATAAATACCTTTACCTGTGCTACCATGTGCATTTTGATTTCTATATATTTCCTTTATTTGATTAATTAATACATCATATGGCGTAGACACTTTAGTATTAGCATCTACAAAAACTTTTAAATTTGGACATAATCTATATATTTTATTCCATTCATCAGCAAAAAAGATTGGATTTATAATAAAATTCGAAGTTAAAAAAGTAGGAACTCCTAATAAAGATCCACTGCCAAAATGACTAAAAACAATTCTTTTTCCATCTCTTACAACTGTATGGCCAGATTGACAACCACCATTATCTCTTATAACAATAGGAGTTTTAGATATATATTGTTTACATATATAATCTGTGAACAATCCTTTACCTTCATCTCCAAAATTAGCTCCTATAACAATTTTTATATTTTTTACCATTAATATACCTCTTTAAACAGCAAGAATATATAAAAACGATATATCCTTGCTGTTTTTTATCTTTATTCTTTATAGGTCAAATTCTGAATAAACACTACTATTATTTGATAAATTATTTCTATTCATTGCTATAGTGTTATAAATAATATCAGATAAATTTTTTACATTATCTACAACAATAGCTCTTTCATGTAACAGATTTTTCCAATTATGAAAAACGTCTTTAGAATATGAAGTACCTTCTTTAATAATTAAATGATATACGTCATATTGTTCTTCAACTTTTTTCAATAAATCTTTAATTGGCATCTTAATAAAATCTGGATAAATTCCAAAAGTATTACAAATAAGTCTATAATGTACCTCATTAATTGGATTATCATCTCCAATTGTAAATAGAATACCTTTTTGATTTCTTTTAATCAACGAGTCTGTTCTAGTGTAATATCTTGCAAAATACCATGCTAAATCATAAGATTCAAATCCATTACCTCCTCCACCTTGTTCAAACCATATTTTATTCATTTGTTCAGCAATTTTTATGTCTGACTCAAACTGGGTTACTTGTAATGGAGCTGAATCATAACATGCATCTCCAATTCCCATAAACATTAAATGAGGTCCTGGAATAGATTCATTATTTAATATTTTTAACATTAAATCGTTTAAACTTTTAGATATTGTCATTAAAACTGGATCCATGCTTCCTGTAACATCTAAACCGATAATAATAGGTGTAGTAATTGGAAATTCTTTTGAATCACAAGATTCTCTTACTTTAATATTTTTAGGATTAAATTCCGGTAAAGCATAACTAGAACGATAAATTTGCTGTGCACTAACAGCTGTATCTAGTCTTGTGCTTCTTACATAATTATTCCAATCATTTACTGAATATGAACTTGTTCCCATATTAATAACTCCTTATATAAATTAATCTTTAAAAAATATTAAAAAAATAGTCTTTCCTCTACGTTGTCCAACAAGAGGTTTTTTTGAAATAACTTTTAAAACTTCACTAGTTGAAATTTGTTCTTCGTTCCACTTAAAAACGATTGTTCCATTTTTCTTCAGAACTCTCCAGCATTCATTGAAACCATCACTTATTAATGGCTTCCAATCTTTTGGTAATTTGCCATATTTTTGAGCTAAAAAACTAGTATCTCCTGCATATTTTAAATGTGGTGGATCAAATACAATCAAATAAAAACTTTCATTATCAAAAGGCATTTTAGTAAAGTCACTACAAATATCTGGACTAATAACTAATTTTCGTCCATCACATAATTCTGTATCAAGTTTTCTATTGTCCATAAATAAAACATTTGGATTATTTTTATTAAAATGCCACATTCTGCTACCACAGCATGGATCAAGTATTTTTTTATCCAATGTATTAACTCCTTTAAAGAGACACATTTTAGTGCCTCTTATTTTTATTTATTAAAAAGTAATTTTCTAATCATATCTACTGGATACATAGTTAAAGCAAATAATGTTACCATAATCCAACCACTCAAATTAAAGCTTGTACAACTAAAAATCTCGCCTACAATACCACCGATTGATACTAATACAATTTGAATAATCATTATTAATGACCAAATCTTAATAAAAGCAGGATTTTCTTTAATATGTTCAAACACATTAAGTGATTTTGTTCTAACATTAAACGCATTTACCATAAAAGCAAATACAAACATGCAGAAAAATCCAGTATAAAATTCATTTTCTGTATTAAAGAATGTAGCAACAAATGGAAGTTTAAACCATAAAATACTAATCAATGTTAACCACACGCCCATAACTCCAATTTGTATAGCCATTTCTTTTGAAATAATATTTTCATCTCGTTTTCTTGGTTTAGCTTTCATATACTTTCTTAAAGCAGGTTCTCCTGCAAACATAAGAGAAGCTAATGCGTCCATACATAAATTAATCCATAATAAATGTGTTACTTTTAATGGTGCTTCAATTCCAATAAAAGGACAAATAGCAGAAACAATTACTGCTGCAACATTAATAGTTAATTGCATTTTACAGAATTTAAGAATATTGTTATACAAAGTTCTTCCATACCAAATTGCATTTTTAATAGAATTAAAATTGTCATCTAAAATAACTAATTTACTAGCTTCTTTAGCAACATCTGTACCTGAACCCATAGCAAATCCTACATCGGCTGCTTTTAAAGCTGGAGCATCATTTGTTCCATCTCCAGTCATACCTACAACTAAATTAACTGATTGACAAATTTTAACCATTCTACTTTTATCTGTAGGTAAGGCTCTAGCTATTACTTTTAGCTTAGGTAAAATTTGTTTAATTTCATTATCAGACATATTGTTTAATTCTTTAGAAGTTAATGCAATATCACTATTTTGTTCACAATATAAACCTGCATCTTTTGCAATAGCTACAGCTGTTTCTTTTCTATCTCCTGTGATCATTACTACTTGAATACCTGCATTTTGTACTTCCTTAATAGCTTCTTTAGCTTCTGGACGTACATCATCTCTAATAGCTACTAATGATGTAATAATGGTATCATCATTAATAATGTTTTCTTTTAGAGATTGTTTACTATATCCAAAACATAGTACACGCATTGCATTATTAGCTAAATCATCAATTTTGGCATTTAGTTTATCTAAATTTAATGGTAAAATTTTACCATCATTTGTCATATATTTTTTTGCATGTGCTAATAATACTTCTGGAGCTCCCTTATATTCTGTAATTAATTGACCATTTTCCATATAGCTAATTTGACTAAATTTATTAGTACTATTAAATTCTTGTTTATTAATTATATTTAATTTATTTTTTTGATACTCATTGTTATTAATAAAGTTTAATAAAGCTTTATCTGTCATATTACCGCCAATAACATTTCCGTTAGCATCAAATTCAGAAGCGCTATTGTTGGCAATACTTTTATATAAATTTTTGAGCACATATCCTGTTTTATTTAATTCGATATTATTTCCATTTCCATCTAAAACTTTTACTACTTCTAATTTACCTTTAGTAATAGTTCCTGTTTTATCAGAAAATAAAATATTTAAACTACCTGCTGTTTCTATGCCAATTGCTTTACGTACTAAAACATTGGCTTTATATAATTTTCCAGTATTTTGCATTAATACCAAAGCAATTACTAACGGTAATCCTTCTGGTACTGCACATACAATAATAGTAATAGCAATAGCTATTGCATTAACAATTCCTACTAAAATTGTGCCTAAATCATTATTTAAATATGCAGAAATTCCTCCTGCTAATACAATATAATGCGCTAAATAAGCTAAAGCAATTACAATAGAACCTACATATCCAAAATTGGAAATTTGATGTGCTAATTTACTTAATTTAACTTGTAAAGGACTATCTGGTTCTTTTTCTTTCATGTCTTCAGCCATTTTTCCAGCCATAGTTTTTTCACCTACAGCCCTAACTTCCATATAGCCTTCACCATTAATTACAACAGAATTTCTAAATAAACTATGCTTATCTACAAAAGTATCTCCTGTAATTTCTTTAATAAGTTCATATCCTTCTGGAGCTGCTGTTTTTTTACATTCTTCAGCTTCTCCATTTAAAGAGCTATTATCTACAGAAATTTTTCCGTCAACTAAAATACCATCTGCTAAAATTTTATCTCCGTTTTGTAATAAAATAATATCTCCTACTACAATGTCATCTACTACAATTTCATTTAATTTGCCATTACGAATTATTTTTGCAGTATCTTTTTTCTGACTATCTTTTAAATTCTTATATGCTTTATCATTATCTGTTCCTGTTTTAGCAGTAACAAAATTAACTAATATTACAGCTATGATAGTACCAACAGGTTCATACCAATCACTATAACCAAAATAATACATGATTAACATAATAATGCTAATAATACATAAAATTTTAATCATTGGATCTTGGAAACCTTCTAAAAAGTGTTGCCAAAAACTTAATGGTTCAGCTTCTTTTATAAAATTAGTTCCATATCTTTGTCTAGACTCAATTACTTCGTTATCTGATAATCCTTTTAAACTATTATTCAATTTAAATACCTCGTTTATCATAAATATATAAGGGCGATAATGTTATCGCCCTATTAATTTATAAATTACAAATATTACTGTTCTTCTTCTACATCTAATCCATAAGCTCTACCAAGAGCAGCTAATCCACCTTCATATCCAGATCCAACAGCAGCAAACTTCCATTGTCCATTATGTTTATATAATTCTGCAAACACAACTGCTGTTTCAATAGAGAAATCTTCTCCTAAATCATAACGAAGAACTTCTTCTTCTGGACCGTCAATAGAGCTTAATTTACATAATCTAACATAAGCATTATCAACCATGCCAAAATTTTGTTTTAAATTTTTAGCATTATAAATTGTTACAGTAATAGCAACTTTTTCTACGTCAGTTGGAATTTTACTAAAATCAATGATAATAGTTTCATCGTCTCCATTACCAGATCCAGTTCTATTATCTCCACCATAAATAACAGCATCATTTTCTGATTTTGGTTGATTATAAAATACAAAATCAGAATCTTTTCTTGTTTTACCGTTTGCTCCTAATAAAAATGCAGAAGCATCTAAATCAAAACTAGCTTGTCCATCATATTTATTTACATCCCAACCTAGCCCAATTTTTGCTAAAGTTAAACCTTTGTCTAAACTAATTTTTTGTCCTTTTTGTAAACTAATTGCCATAATTAATCTCTCCCTGTTTATTATTAATTATTTTTTTTAATATAGTTGCTAACAATTCCTTTTAATTCTGGAATAGTAGATCCATAGCAAGAACCTTCGCCACAAGCTTTAAATTTCCACTCATCATCAACTTTCTTTAACAGTCCAAAAATCATGCTTTTATAATTGTCAAAGCCTTTACCTGATAACTCATATCTGCAAAATTCTTTTTTGTTTGTTTTATTTTCAATTCTAATAAAACTATTTTCTACTTTACCAAAATGTTGATTTCTTTCATCAGCCATATAGATATTAACAGTAAACACTATAGTGTTAATATCATTCGGTAATTCATTTAAATTAATATGAATTTGTTCTTTATCTAAGATTTTACCTTCGCCTGTTAAATTATCTCCGCTATGTGTTACAGACCTATTAGTATTTTTTAAGTGACCATAATAAATGATTTCATTAATATTATCGTCATTTAATAAAAATGCTGATGCATCTAAATCAAATTCAGATCTATTAAATAATGATGAAAAGAATCCTTTATTCTTTTTAGGATCCCATCCTAAACATACTTTAATACTTTTTAAAGTACTTCCATTTTTTTCTTTTAAGGCTACAACTTCGCCTTTTTGTAAATTAATTGTCATTACTTAATATCTCCCTTAATTATTAAGTTTATTTAAAATTTGTCTTTTTACATCACTTATCGTTGAACCATATTTAATTTCATCACCACAAGCTTCAAAATTCCATTCGTTATTCTCTTTCTTTAATATTCCAAATAACATTGCTTCATTTCCATCATAGTTTTTTCCAGATAACTCATATTTGCAAAATTCTTCTTCGTTATCCATATTTACTATTCTTATAAAAGCATTTTTAATTTTACTAAAATCTTGATTACGTTCTTCAGCTCTAAAAATATTTACAGCAAAATAAATACCATTAATATCTGATGGTAATTTTTGTAAATTAACAGTGATTTGTTCTTTATCTAAATCCTTACCTTCTCCTGTTAAATTATCTCCACTATGAACGACAGTTTTAGAAAAATTACAAAGATGAGCATAATAAATGGTTTCTTTTATCCTGTTATTAGATAACAAAAATGCAGAAGCGTCTAAATCATATTCTTTTGATTCAGATGAAAAACCCCAAAAGTCATTTGTCAAAAAAGATATTAAGCTATTATCCTTTTTTTTAGCGTCCCATCCTAAACATACTTTAATCTTTTTTAGTTTGTTATCATTTTTTTTTAAAGCTATAGTTTCGCCTTTTTGTAAACTAATTGTCATTATTTTATCAATCCTCTATTATTAGATTCCATATCTATCGCAAATAGTTCTTAACCCACCTACATAACCATCTCCAACAGCAGCAAATTTCCATTCACCATTATGTCTATAGATACGTCCAAAAATAATACCAGTTTCAATAGAATAATCTTCATCTAAGTCATATTTACATAATTCCTTATTAGTATCTTTATCAATGATACGTACATAAGCATTATTAACCATACCAAAATTTTGTCTACGGGAGTCTGCTTCATAAATATTTACAGAGATAGCAATTTGTTCTACATTATTAGGAACTTTTTCTAAGGAAACAGTTAATGTTTCATCATCTCCACTACCTTGACCTGTTAGATTATCTCCTGATAATACAATTGCACCATTAGAAGATTTTTGTTGATTAAAGTACACATAATCTACAGCTTTATTATCATCATTCAATAAAAAAGCTGATGCATCTAAATCAAAACGTTCTCCCTCTCTGCTGGATACGTCCCAACCTAAACCAACTAATAGATTTTTTAAACCTGCATTTCCTTTTGTCAAATCTACTTTCTGACCTTTCACTAAATTAATTGCCATAATATAGTCCTCCTTGAAATTAATAAAAAAATATATATATCAACTTAGACAAATTGTCCAAGTTAAATAACAAAAGTATTATTCACAATCTCTTGAGTCTTTGTAGTTTTGAATAGACTCATCTATAAATACTTCTACTTCTTCATTCATTGCTGGAAAATCGCTTTTCAAAAAATCATCTATGATATACTTCAATACAGATTTCATTTCATTTTCATCTATATTACCTAGTTTGTATCTAATAGATTCTTTTAGATATTCTTGATCCCATGTAAATTCTAAACAATTATCGCTATCTAAAATTTCAGTATTAGGATCGATCTTTTTGATAGCTTCTTTAATAGCTTTTTCTTTTTCTTGATCTGATGCGTATAATCCTATAAACATTTAACTATTCTCCTTTTAATTATTATTTTTATTTTCAAAATAATCTTCTACAGCTTTATTAACTACTTTATAAAAATTGTTCCATGAAGAAGGAAAAACAGTATTACAAACTTGCTTACGAATATTTGTTATATCTTCTTCTAATAGTTTGTATCCTTTAAAATCACAAACATTAAATATTTCATCATTGATACACTCTTCATCAAAAATATCAATAATATTATTATCTTCTTCATAGATTATTGCTTTAGGATCAATCTTTTGAATAGTTTCTTTAACTAATTGATACTTATTTTTATCTGAAATAGATGCAGAAATTAACATTCAATATCATTCCTTAAAAGCATTTTTATTAATATTATCAAATTCTTCTAATTTTTCTTCAATAAAAGCTACCATGCTATCGGTAGCTCCTTCAAATTCTCCGTCAACACAAGCATCTTCAAATTTAGATAAAATAAAAGCCATTGCTTCTTTCTTTTGTGATTCAGTATATTTTTCTCTATAGAATTCAACTTCATGTCTTAAAAATTCATCATCAAAGTTTAATGTCATACTATTACTTTGATCAAAAATATATACATCAGGTTTTACTTCTTTAATGACTTTTTCAATTTTTTCTTTTTCTTCTTGTGTTAAGTTATCGATAAAAATACTTTCATGTCTTGATTCCATTGTTTTATTTCGCCCTTCCAATATTAATTAATAAATTATAGAAATTAGTTTCAATACTATATGCTCTATCTTGAACCATTTCTAACAATTGTAATGGTGTTATCATATTATTTACATAATCAGCAACTACCATATACTCAGCTTCTGGATCATCATAATTAGGCTCATCTCCACTAATTGTAATATCACTATGATAATCACTATTAGCTCTTTGCAAAAAATCTATTGGATCATCTGGCCAACCTTCATCATTTACATTACAAAAATAATCCGAAAAAGCCATACACAGTGCTTTTTCTTTAATCTTTTTTTTAGTATCTTCACTAATATTCATAGCTTATTCCTTTCTAAACATTAATAAATTCAACTCAGTTTGCTCTTCTATTGCTTCTTTTAAATGAATAACATTTAAATGTTCATATATAATTTTTGGTTCCATATGTTTTACACCATCTTTTAAAAAGTAGCACCATGTATTAGGCCCAAATTTATTCAAAAATTCTTCTGGATCAGATGGCCAATTATCTGCACCTACATTTTTAAAAAAAGTTTTATACGCATATTCTTTAGCTAATCTTTTAATCATAATATTTTAACTTGGACATATTGTCCAAGTTGATTAAACACCTACTTCCTTCATTGTTTGCAATACTTCTTCTTGTTTATTAAGTAATTCTTCTTTTGTTTTTGCATAATTACCGATTTTTTTATCAAATATACAAATAACATTAGTATTACTAAAAACATATTCTTCAATATTTAATGTTTGTACATCATTAAATCGGTAATATTTTATTCCATTTTTTAATTCAAACTCATGAGTGTCCATATTTCTGTTAAATAAATCTGCTATTAAAGATATTGTTCTATAAAATAAATCATTAATAGATTCTTCAGAAACTCTTGTATATTTTATATTTTGTGTTCCATGACTTTTATCTTTATAGTGAATAATAACTTTATTATTATAAAATTCTACTGAAAAAATTTGATTTTCATCACTTATTTCTTTTTCACAATCTTCTTCTTCATCTTCGTCATCGGTACACTTTGTTAAATAATATTCAGGATATACACATTCAATATCTCCATACTGTGCTATATATCCATTTTCAATACCATCATCTTTTTCTACTGTTATAACTTGTACAATTTTTATCTTTTTCTTATTAGTTAATTCTATATTGCTAATAAGTGATCTTAAGTTTTCATCATTAGGATGTAATTTGTATAATTCTTTTAACCTTTCTATACATTCTTCAGAAACATTTGGAATTACTATATCATTTTTTTTAAATTTAGCGTTTTTCATTATTACAACTATCTCCCATTCTTATTTTTATTATTATAGTTACAATCAGACACTTTTAATAGATAATATAAATTTCTTCCAATAGTTAAACATCTAGATGCTTTATATCCAATATCTCCTAAGAGAGAGCAACCTAGATATAAAAAACTAAACAATGCGTTTTCATTTTTCATTATCTTTACCTCTTTACTTAATTTCTTGTAAATAAGTTAAAAAATCTTTTAATAAAACTATTTTTATTTACACTAACAACCTCTTCCTTTTTACTATCTTCTTTAGATAAAGTTTCTTTTAAAACTTGTATAGCAAAATTTATCTCGTCATCAGAGCATTCTTTTTTAATTTCTTCTTTGATGTTCATTCTAATATTATTATCTTTTAACATTCTTATACAAACAGCAAATAACTTAATCATAGAATTATTATTTATTTCATTTAACTTATTGTTTTTGTTATTACTATTATTAGTGTTACTAGTATTAGTATTAGTATTAACTTTCTTCTGTATCTTTTCATACTTAATAGATAAATTTTTTTTAAAATTATTTATTACGTATTTTAATGTATCCTCATCTAAATTGATACTTTTATCACTATTACATGGAATATCTGATATATAATATTTCCTTTTAAATGGAATATTATTATGCAAAAAGTTGATTGGTTCAGCATTTACATAAAATCCGAATCGCTTTAGGCCTGTTATAATAGAATCTATTATAATCATTCTCTTAATACAAGAAGTTAAAATAGATCCTTTACCTGTTATTTTCTTTAGTGTTTTAAAAGAAATTTCAATATTACCAATATTCCATAGAATTTCTTCTAAATCAGCAGCGTTATATAATTTTGTTGTATCAATATCATTATGATTACTATTATTATAAAAAAATTTTTTTATATAAATGTTTTGACCAAAAAAAGATTTTTTATAAATATCGTTAATATCGCCATATTTATATAAATAATCTCGATTTAAAAAGCTACCATTCTTTAATGGAACAACTAATAATAAGTTCTTCCAATTTATTCTTAATTCGGACATCTTTTTTATTATACTCCTTTTTAAAATTTAATATCAATATTATTTTTCATGTCTCTCCAATTGTGAAAAACATATTGTCTTTGTTTAGATACTCCTAAACCTTTTCGTACACTTGCATCAGTTTCTTTTGACGTAATAATTGGTCTTAAGATAGTATATTTATTAGCCCTTAAATCTGTAATAATATCTTTAAAAATATTATCTGATAATATTGCACAAATTATATTACAATTATATAATTCAGCATATTCGTATACAGTTTTTCCTTCTAATACTCTAGGTTGGCATGGAAAAACGCATATAGCATAATTTGGATATAATTTTTGTAAATCTAAATATCCATCAATAAGCATATTATGTCTACTTACCCACAATACATTTTTTATTAAAAGTTTATTGTTATTACTAGTACATTTTTCTTTATTAAAGTTGTTACTAGTACATTCTTTTTTGTCAAAGTCATTACTAGTATATTCTTTTTTATTAAAATTATTATTAGTATTAACATCTTTATTGGAATTATTACGATTAATAGATACTAAATCCTTAAAAGAGTTAATAATTGTTTTAATAATAAAATATTTCTTTTTGTCATATTCTCCTTTTACCATTATACTATATAAACTTATAAAATATCCATATCCTTTTTTTATATTAATTTTACTTTCCTTAAAATATTTTTTTATTTCAGAACAGCTTTTCTTTATGTTTAATAACACTAATTGTCCTTTATTTATTTTAGCTAACACTCATTTTCTTTCTCCTTTCTTAATATATTTTATAAATTATTCACCAACATTCAGATTTTGCAAAAGATATAGCCTTATTTTTTGTTGAACATTTACACCATCCATCGTTATTCCAACCATACCATTTGTTGGTCATATTTGAATATCCAATATAACTATTATCATCTACTTTCTCTATGTTTGTTAAATCAAATAATTTAATAATATTGTTATCTATCATAATTTTGAATAGCACTTTCCTTTACATTTAAAATGATTATTTGTTGGTACCCATTCATCTATAACGCATACAGGTTCATCTAGTTCTAAGCAAATAAAACAACCTTCTCCACTATATACTGCATTTGAACAATTACTACAAGTTTTCTTTTGATTATTATTCTTTTTATTCTTAAACATATTTTTACCTCTTTCTATTAATATTCATCTACAAATAAAATTGATGCATGTTCATATGCATTATTATTTAATACAGTATCCGCTATAATATAAATATCTTTATATTCTTTACATTTATATTTTGCAATAATTCTATCACCAGTTTTTAAGGCCTTATCATTCATGACAAAATCTTCTTTTGATATATCTCCCCAATCTTCTTTAAGAAATTTTTCTATTGCTTCATTCATTTCTAATTTAAAGTTTATACTGTTTTTAGATAAGTCATTTACTTTTTTTGTACAAAAAAATTTTATCTTATTCAACGTGAACATATATATCAATCTTCCTTATCATCTTTGTTTTGATATTTATATTTAAAATAATCACTAATAGTTACGCATACAAAAAATGAAATAATTATTAATGATACACAAATATATTCTACACAATCGTTATCCAATATTATCATTCACTCCTTTTACAATTTTATCGGCAATAGAGATATCTTTATAACATTCAAATGGAGCATTTTTTAAGCTTATAAAATGATTACATTTACTAGCGTTATCAGCATTAAACAACGCATATGTTTGCCAGTATTTATCTGAAATCATCATATATCTAGCACATCTTTTTCTCCTATTACATTGGATATTTCTACATTTAGTGTAGTCTGGCATTTTAAAATCTTCCTTTCTTGCATTATTATAGTATAATTCTTTCTCAATTGTTTATTTCATATATATAGCGTATTGAACAAAAAATATTGACTCTATATATTTTACTAATTTGAAAAGAAATATTTGTTGTCATATATTGTTGAAATTTAAAATTATAATGAATATATCCATATCTCTGTTTAAATGAATTAAATACTTCTTCACATATTTTTCTTATATTTAATTCAATATCATTATCTTTAAAAATTATATTATGTTTATCTTTAATAATAATTTCATCAATTTCTATTACATTATTTACTTCATAAACAATAATATCTATTTCTACGTGATCTATCCTATTATTTTTTGATAAAAAGTACTTTACTATTTCCAAAAAAGAACCACCTCGTCTGCATGCTTATCATTATTAACTTCTTTATATATTATATTAGATTTAACGAAGAATGTTTCATCTATATATCTTATATATAAAGAAGTTAAATTTTTAAACATACTCATTTTATTCCCAATGATCTGTTCTAGTTTATCAGTATAACTTTTACGATTATAAGAATATTTTTTATTTAATATGTTAATATTTTCCAATTCTGTTATTGATTCACATACAATCTTATAAATTATATCAATAGTTTTAATTAAATGTTTATTATCATAATGACTATAATTAGTCTTTTCATAATAATAAAGATGAATAGTTTCTATACTTATTGTTTTACTATTACCATTATAAGACAAATCTATCTTTATATATTTAGTATTGTTTATTAAAAAAAAATCTATAATATTCATATTAAATTTTCATCTCATCTAATCGTTTAAACATTTTGTTTTCAGAATCTATGATTATTTTTTTCTTTTTCTTACTTGATGTATATATAAGAGTTTTAAAACGATCATTATCGATTTTATACATATGATCTGTTACAGTAAAAAAAGAATCTACCTTTTGTAAAAAGTTATTATATTCTTTCAATGTTTCTTTAATAGAACGATCTCTTAAACTACCATATATAGAAATTGAAAAAGAATAATCATATTCATCTGGGTTAAAATAATCATTTATATTTAATGATACAGTAGCATTTTGTTCGCTACCAGAAATTATAGGTAATTTTTTAAAATTATCATTTAAAACATTAATTAATCTCCCTCTACTTTTTATCGTATTATCATGATCAGTATACACAGCAGTAATAATTGCTAAAATATGTGTCCATTTACTCATAATTATTATTCCTTTTAATAGTTGCACATATGATTAAAAATGGTATCATAATCAAAACCAAATGCACTATATTCCGATAAAATACTTTCTATTTGTTCTTTAAACTCTTCATCTATTAATTGTTCTTGTCTATTTTTATCATTAATATTAGTGCTAATAGATTGAATATCTTTTTTTTGCATTTTTTATCCTATCTAAAAACTGATAACAAGTAAGAATACTGTCTGTACTATCATCTTTTAACGTTTTTAATACGTATACCATGCTATCTGTTTCTGTTGCTTTTGGATGATTAATATAGTATTTTTTTTCTGTATCTTCAATTCGTTGTAATAAGTTTTTCATATACCATTTCCTTTTTATTAGCTATTCTTCATCATCTTCTGGCTCTCCCCAGCCCTGATTAGGATCATCTTCTGCTGGATCAAGATCTTCATAATTAAGAGTTGGATCTTCACAAAATTTTAATGGATACTTCATCATAGGATAATCTTCACCATGTAATTTGTTCCATTTCCAACATTCATCTAGATCGATGCCGATATGTCTATTATGTTCTGTATCATCATTGCATAAATCAGGACGATTCCATTTAGCAAGTAATTCATATGCATCATATCCGCCAAATACACCATAACCTTCATAATTTCTTTCTAAAATTTTTTCATTATCTGGAGTGACTAAATAAACAGGAAAACTTCCATATTCACAATCCCAAATAGTAATAGCTCTTTTTGTATCACTCGTTTTCCAACTAAACTGTCCCATACTGTTTTACTCTCCTTTGTTTATTTTTTATAGTTATCTATTCAGACTTTTTATTTAATTTTTCAAGAAATTTTTTATACGCAATATCTGCTTCTTTTAATGAAGTTTCACCAATAAGTTTTCCATCTTTAGTGAAATAATTAGTAACAGTATACGCTTTATCATGCTCATCTGTTTTTACAACTTCTACGCAAATAACTTCTTTCATAGAGACCTTTTTAACATATAATATTTTATCTTCTTCCATATTGGTTCTCCTTGCTATACTTTTATATTGTAGCCCATATTGTTATATAATGACAATAGCCTATTTAACTCTTGTTTTTCATACTTATTTAAACAAATTCCATTTTTAATTTTTGTACGTAAATTATTATCAAATTTATTAATTGTTATAAAATGTTTGTCACTAATAAAACATGTTTGACTATTAGCATGTATCATATCATCATTTTTAATACCTATAAAATCAACTTTAAAGTTATCATCACATATATATCCTATATCTCCTGAACCTCCATCTAATAAATTAATATTCATTTTTCCATTTGTAATTACTAATCTATTTTTTTGATAATTCTCACAGTTAAAGTCAATTATCGCATTAAAAAATTCTTTATTGAAATCGTTATTATTCGTGTTATAAATTTTAATTTTTTCATAATAATTGTCAGAACTAATTTTTTTATGAACACATAAATATAAACCAGATACACTTATCTTATAATCATCTAATATAATGTAATCACATTCATATTTTTCGTTAATTATGCTTCTAATATTGATATAATTATCAGCGAATTTATCAAAATCTAGATTGAAATCAAACAATAATAAATTAAAATCTTGTTTTAATTTATTTAAACTAATAGAAACTCCATAATCAAATATCGTATTAAGGTCTAAATTAAACATATTAAAATAATGAATATCATCATTATCTTCTTCGGATTTTCTTAAAATACTAGAACTTAAATATGACATATCATCATTTATCATAACTACTAACAAATATTCTGGAGCTTGTTTAAGTTTATCATGATTTTTTTTAACTTTATCGTAAATATTTTTTATACTAAGATATTTTTTCTCAATACTTGTCAAATAACATCATTCTTTCTTTAGTTTATTAAGTTTGTTCAATAATAGTCTATTAGACTTATATGATTTATTATTAATCAATAAATTATTTAATATACGAATCATATCTGTAAAAATATGTTTATTCATATTTGTTTTACTTATGTTGTCAATCTTATCTAGTAGCCCTCTTAATTCAGATATGTTAATGTTAAATGTATTTTTATATACTGTATCATCTTTTTTACAATTTTCTAAGATATTATATAATCCTTCTTTTGACATAGAAATATGTGTAATATTTTTATTATTATTATTCATTTGAATTATCCCTCTGAATACTTTATCATCATTTTATTATACGCTTCTTTAGCGTCATCATAATTATCATACATGGAAATTGTTTCAAATGTAGCATCTTTTAATTTCACAGTAATAACTACTTTAATAGAAGAAAATTTTTCTATTTTTATTTTAACTACTTCAGATAATAAAACACTTGCTATATTCCCAACTAAAAAACGATTATTTTTTGTCATATCGTGATTTTGTGCAGAGATATCTAAATGATAATTGTCTATATACAAATCATAATACTCTCCTCCAGTAAAAAATCTACCAGGTCCTCGTTTACAATAACCACAAACCATATTATATGGTGAAGTATTGTATATACAACTTTTTTTACAACTTAATGACACCTACTATATCTCCTTTCATATTTATTTTAAACATGAACTATCTATTAAGTTTAGCATATAAGCTCTCGTTCTTGCTGAATTTATCGATACTTTAAAATAATTAGCTATTTCTGTCATATCTACCATGTTATTGTTACTATACTTATAAAAAACTTTTAAAAATATAGTTTTGGGCATAAGTAAGGATAACGCAAAATATTCTGCCTGTCTTTCTTGCTTTAAAGATTTAAACTTATATTGTTTGTTAACAACAATCTTATTCCATAAAGAAAAATTCGTTCTATATCCCATATGCAAAAATATATGTCCTAAATTACAAGCTATAGTAAAGTTATTATTGCTATTTTTATTTAAAATAGGTAACAATATATCAAATTTTCTATCATGAGTTTTTATTATATTTCCATCTATTAACTCATAATAGTTATTTTTATATGCTATTTTTCCGCCAATACTTTTAAGAACTTCTTTCATATTCATAATAGGTATTTGTATATTATAAGCATCAATAATCTTTTCAGTTAAGTCATCTATAAAAATAGCTATATCATTATTTATTATATTGTTATACATTGCTGTCATAATCCCATAGTTACATAATCTCGTAAAAATTCTCTAGCATATAAACGATAATCGCCTTTTCTATTTTTATTATATAACGAACAATTATCACAATATAATTGATTTTTATATAAAGAAAAATGAATTAATTTTAATTGATTTTTATATACTATAACATAGTGTTGTTTATCATCGCTAGGTGTATCCTCTTTTTCTATTTTAAAAAGTTTATGATTATTAAAAGTGTTAAATATTAAATCTTTTTTTATACTAAATAAAACATTATAAAAATACTCAGTATAAAATTTAATAAACTTATTGAACTTTATTGCTCTTATCTCTAAACTATTATAATCTTTTGATTTGATATCAAATGTTCTATGATTATACATATCTAATATTAGATAAATAAGTTTATATAGTTTTTTTAAACTTTTTTTCTGATCAATTTTTTCTTTTGAACACATAAGAAAACTATTTCTTTTAAAAGAATACATTTTTCTTTTAGAAAAATTTAAACTTATCACATTATATCTTTTACGATTAATATAAAGATTATCATTTTTTATTGTCATGTTATAATTATAAAAACTAAAATTATATACAATTGCTATAGGTTTATTATGTTTATCTTTAATAATGCGTAATTCTTTTTCTAATTTAAGATCATATATTATTTTTTTTATATCTTTAATTTTAATATTGTATTTTTCTAGATTATCTTTTTCTATTTTTTCATATATTTTTTCATATATTTTTTCATAGTCATTTAAATATTTATAATAATAATTATTATATTGTTCTTTTTTTTCTTTAATAAAAGTATCACTAAATGCACTATGTTTTATAAGCTTATTATATGAATGCAATAAATCAGCGAACGATTTTAAAAATATTTCCTTATTTGACATATTCTATTTATATTCCTTTCTATTTTTGTTGAAAGTATTGATTTATTACTATAACCGTCATTCCTCCCATTAAAGCTGCTCCTAATCCTATTAGAAAATATTCCATCTTTTAATCATACTCCGTTTCAATATCTAGTTCCTTTTTTAAATTCCAATATTCAGGGCCTAATTTAAAGAATGCTTCACAAAAAGTTATATTATTATAATTTTTATCATCTTCATCGGTCCATTCGTAATCATCATACTCTCCTGGACGTTTTATTAACTGATTAAATAAGCATCCTTTACAATAATTTTTATGTTTTGTTTTACAATTTAATATAATTGTATCAAATGCACTTTTAATTGATCTTTTACTTAAATTAGTTTTTTTCTTCATACTTAACAGTACCTTCTAACTTCTTTTATAACATTGTTCTTTATTAAACTATCCATAATTTTATAAAAGTCAGGTAAATATTTTACAAATTTATCTGTTCCGCCAGTTTCTAGTCTTAATATACTATCATTTTTCTTAACTAAAAAGAATAACATAAAATCTATTTTTTTTATCCAACATTCTTCTTTATCATATTCTTCTTCTTCGAATCCAAATTCTTCTAGAAGATCTTGATTAAGTATTATATATGTTTTGTTACCGTATTCGTTCATTATTGTCTCCTAATATTATTATTCTATTGATTGTTTTTGCATATTCGTCAATACTTTTACCATTTATTTTACTGTCTTTAGCATCTTTATACTTTATATGACAATCCTGCAATACTTCTTCTAATAGTTTTAAATCATCTTCATATTCTTTCATGATTGTAACAACTTTTCTTTAAGTTTTTTAAAATCTGCTATTAAATAGTCAACGCATCCAGACAAACCTCTTTTTTTAATAAGTCCGTTCATTAATAAATCTTTAGCTTTATTAATCATCCTCTCTCTAGACATTCTTATATTTAGATGTTGACGTTCTTTGAATGATTGTATTTTTAAGTATTCTTTTTGTTTTCTTTTTCTAAATTTTAAACATTTCATAAAACTATTTCTCCAACCAATTAGATACAGTTATAACACAATCTTTTAATAAGTTATCAATTTCTTGCATTATATCGTATAGATTATAAACTCTAAATTTATAATTTGTACTAACAAATAGCTCATCAGAATAATGAGTATTGACTACTAGAAAATAATCTCCTATTTGTTTTAAATAAAGATTCTTTTGTTTACTATTATCAAATCCATGCTGTAAAAGCTTATCGTAATCTATAACTACATATTTCATAACAAACATCACCTTAAATAGAGTAAGATACGTTATTAATTATTGTATTGTCTTTAAAAAATATTCCTATTACTAACCAATATAAATAATCTATTTCTTTATCTGGTAAATCATCAGAAGTATGAATATCTATATAATAAATATAATTATGTTCTACATATTCTTTTGTTATATCTTCAGGAAAGAACATACTTTCTTCTATATATTCTTTATGAAAATTTTCCAATATATAAATTTTCTTTTGTTCATCTGTAAAATTCATCAAATCTATTCTGTTTTTATAATATTCATTAAACGTTTCATTATAAGTTTCTTTTTCATCTATTAGTTTTAAACAATAATCTAAATATTCATCCCATTGTTTATTTGGATTTAATAATTTTACATATATCTTATTAATACTTAACTCATCTTTATTATACTTAAAAACTTCAATAGATTGTTTTAACTTATCTAAATGAATACTATTATTTTTTGAAGAAACTAAGAATATGTCGTGAGTTTCTTTACAACCCATAATATTATTCTCCTTTATTAAGTCATAAATATTAATATTAGTATGTTTAAATATCCTATCAATAGATGCTTCATATTCTGTTAATTCTTCATCTGTCATATCTTTCATGTTTTATCACTCTATTTATACCTCGTATATGATTAATGTTAACTCTTTATAAGTGTTTTCTCTTATCGGTTTAAATTTTAAACAAATTAAGTCAATTACTTTATCTATCGTGTTCATTTTAGATTCTGCTGCTTCAGTTTTTATTTCATTAAGAATATTATCAACAATTCTTAACAAATACTCTTCATAGTCTTTATCTAATCTTTTACTTTCGTCAATATCATATTTTAATTCTCTTGTAAAATTATAAATTTGATTTTTATAATCAATACCTATTTCTAGTATAATTTTTATTTGTGAGTTCTTATAGTATTTTAATATTTCCATATCATCACACCTTTTAACTAATTAAAATATAAATTTTTATATCAAAAATATGCGTAAATTCTATATTCTTAAAACAAGAATACATTTGACAACTATTAACTATTTTTTTATCTTCATAATCTTTACCTAGTTTTATATAGTCTATATTACTATAATGATTATTAAGTCTATAATATATTCTTATATCATTATTTTTTACTGACAAATACACTCTATCATTATTGTATAAAGTATATTTTTTTTCTAATAAACATATTTTATTGTCTTTTAGAAATTTAGATGGTAAAGAAATAACTCCTAAAACTTTATGTCTATTAGTAATTGATATGAATATGACATAAAAATCATTATTTTTATAAAATGATATTTTATTAATTTCTTGCATATCTGACATAATAAAATAAGTTCCTATTAATGTTTCTTGTTTATCATATAAGTTTACTGTAAAATAAGGTATCATGTCATATTGTTCTTGAGATAAATTGATCTTAGCAAAATATCCATTAGAAAAATTTATTTGATAAAAAGATTTAGAATATGGGTATTGACATTTAAAATTCAATGCTTCATAAAAATACTTACTATCTATAGAAGCATATTCAATAAAATAAGACATTATTATTCTCCTATTAAGTCTATTATATACATTACAAAACATAATAGATATAAATTTATAAATGACAACCATCATTTTTATTCTGTTAAAATATAAACTGTTATGTTGTATAAATAATTAAAATCTGTATTTTTTAAAAGAATGCATCTATAACCATTAAATATATTTTTACTATATGAACTTTCTGCTAAACGAATACTTTCTATGTCACAATCTTTATTTATATAACGTGCATTTTCAATACAATATACATTATTAGTTATATTATATAATATAAAACCTAACTTACTATTATCATGAAGTTTTATTTTTTTCTCTATAATATCTTTATTTGTATCTTTTTTAGACAAAAAAATAGTTCCAAAATATTTTATTTTATTAATTACATTTACATTTATAACATAAATATCATTATCTATTATAAACCCAATTTCACCCTGTTCTATATTTTCTGTTTCTAATGTTTTTATTGCATGTAATTTATCATTGTATAAAAATATTTTAAATGCTATATAGCCTCCAGGTACTCTTTGTTTTAAGTAAATTTTTATTTTATATTTATTTTCAAATGTAGATATATATAATAATTTATTATATGGAAATTTATCATCATCTTTAGGAATTATATTTAAAATATCTTTACTATCTATATTTATATGTTTCATAAAACAAGGCATTTCTATTCTCCTTTTAAATCTATCATATATGCTTTAGGAACACCATCTATAATCTTGCATCTACTAGATATCCATTTTTGACATAGAATAAAACGATTATTATATATTGGGAAAAGACGATAATTATAAATCTGAAAATGATAATTCTTATTTTTTTCTTTTTTATGAATAAATCTATATCTGGATACTTTTTATCAGATCTATATCTAAATAGAAATCTTTTATCATTAAAAGTAGATTTGATTTTACATATTTTAGACCATGATAGAACTATTCTATTCAAAATAATTTTGTTACATACATTAATGTATATTTTATATTGTTTATTACTATGTTCTATTAAAAAGTAATTATTTAACTTATCCAGCAAATTAGAGGTTCCAATATTAAAAAGATTTATACAGAACAAAAGTAATAAACTTTTATTCTGTATAATCAAATATCCTTTATGACAAATAGATTTTTCATTTGCATAATAAGCACTAATAGGAACTTCCTTAGTGCATTCTTTCATGTTTTTTATTTCATGATACAGAAAAAGTAGTGGAATATAAATATTCATATAAATCATTATTATTTCTTTTGTATATTAACTATATATACACATTCATCTAAATCTTTATATGCTATCCATTTACCATATAATTCTTTATTGTTATTTTTGGAAATAGGATATAATCTACGAATTGTATTATTCTTTTTAATTAACACTCCATAACAGTTCATACAATTATCATATTCAGAAGAATATTTAAAAATATCTACTTCTAATTGCTTTTTATTATCTTTATAATGAATTTTATGATCATGTAAGTTTTTAATAGATATTAAATCACTAGATAAATTTATATTGATATAATCAATGTAACAATCTTTTTCTATTATTTCAATATTATACGTATCTCCTTCAAAACAAACAGAATATATGTTTGGTAACATTATTCTGTTAAAATTATCCATACAGACAGGAATTTTATATGAATTATATAAAACTATACCAATAGAAATTGGAGCGTAATTTCTTTTTATCATTATACTAAAACCATTATCAAAATTAACATTTATAAAATTATCATCATATAAATTGATTAAGGCATCATAAAGATATTCTTTTAACAACGAATTTATTTCTATTGTTTTATAATATATAGCCATAATAATTTGCTCCTTTTTACTATTTTTCTTTTATATAATACACTATAGGGAGATACTTTATATACACCTTCTAAGTTTTCTTTGGTAGAAGGTCGTTCTACTGCATTAAAATCATTAACAAATAAGCCTGTATTAAAAACATTCTCATATCCATAACGTTTTAAATTGCTAACCATAAAAGTTATTTTTTTATCTTTAATACAAAGTATTTTAATGCAACAAATAGAATTATTTAATACATATTCTTTTATTTGTTTGATTTCATTATAAGATAATATTATAACATATTTTTTATCATGCATTATATAAAAAAATACTCCCTTTCAGTAAAATACTATAATTACTAATCAAATTAAAATGTGAGTATGATGTTAATAAAACATCATCAGCCATAACAATAACATCATAAATATCATTATTTTTATCTTGAGAAATAAAAAGTATTTTTATTTTTTTATTATTTATTATAATAATTTTACCATAATACTTATCATTACATCGTTTTATTCTTTCAATTTCATTATTAGATAAAATAACCACATGATTTATATGATTGATATTAGACCAATTCTTAGGAATTTGTCCACAATTAAATCTAAACATACATGTAGAACAATATTTTCCATCTTTAAAACAATTCTTTAGTAAATTAATAGCTTCTTTTTGTTCTATATTTTTATTCTCATAGTCATGATAAAAACAAGGATCTTTACATCTTATATCACGCAGCTTACAATTTATACAATTATCAAAAGCATTATCGTTATAATTTTCTTTACAATAATTTCTTAATATTGTTATTGCATTATTTATATCTTTTATAGACATTTTTATCATTTCCCTTTTTATATCTTTTAAAAATCAACCTCCACTTAAAGGATCAATACAATCCCACATATAATTATCAAATTTAATAACTTCTGATTTAATTACTTTTCCTTTAGATACTTCTATATCTAAATTAAATTCCATACCTCTTTCAAAAGCATATATTTTTAAATCTATATTATATTTTTTAGAAATTTTTAACAACTGTTCGGTATAAATAGTCCATGCGAACTTAGCATCTAAGCATACGATTACTTCATCTTTCTCTTCGTTATAATAATTACAACTACAATCATCTAGATATACAAAACCTCGTCTAATTCCTTCTATATATAAACAACTAAGATCTTTAGATGATGTATAAGTTATATTTCCATATTTATCAATATAAAATTTAAATTTTTTTACGTCATTTCCTTCATAATTTATGGCAATTAAACCATTTGTTAAAAAGTTAACAACATCTTGTTTTGTGCCTCTTATTTTTAAAATTCCACAACACCAGTTTGGCATATATTTACACCTCTTTAACTTTTATATAAGTATCTCCATATCTTTTACAATCTATACATTTATCTAGTTTTTTTTCTTTACTTTCGCAGAATATATATCTTCCACAATGATCTAGATTAAATTTATATTTAGGTCTTAAGTTAGAATTTTGCTTACAAAAATAACTTTCTTTCAATAGATTATCATATCGTTCATCGTTCATTTCTTGCATAAAATCTCCTAATCTATAAGCCAAAGCTTGATATTTTTCATTAATAGGTATTTTATAGCATATAACTAAATTTTTATTACTATAAACATCTTTTGCAACATCAATAATCTTATATCTTGTACCATCATACTTGATCCATATATCATCTATTCTTGGTATATCTCTATTTTTTATCATATAAAACAATTATCCTCTTTTAAAATAAAAGTAAACTTTCTGCCTGGAGCATAATAGATACTAATTTTTGTATATAGTATCCCAGCATTTCTTTATCAGAATAATCTATTTCTTTTTCTATACAAAAATCGTTTGTTACGCAGAAATCATTTGATATAACTATTTTTTTTAATAACAATATCTTATTTTCATCATTTAATCCTTGCATAGTTAATCTGCTAATAGAATTTTTATCATCAGTTATTACTATTCTATTAAAATTAAGAACTTTTATATATATTTCAATAAAATCGTTATCCATATTCATACAAGGAGCAACTATAGAATATACTTGTTCTTTTTTATTATTACTTATTAACTTTATTGTCAAATTATCAATTAACCATTCTTGATATTTACATATTATATTAATCATATTCATCAAAATTCCTTCTTTAAAGCCACTATTGTTCTTGAAGTAGATGGCATATAAAATTGTTGAGATTCATTATTTTCTCCTAATTCAAAAACAATATCAATTGCTTTTTTTAATGTTTGAATATTCATATTAATTAAATTTGCTCCTATTTGACAAGCAGTATTAAACATATCAAGTGTATTATTTTTAGATGTAATCCAACAATTCTTTTTAAAATCCCAAACCATATCAATACCATATATATAATTATATGCAACACATTCTTTAGCTATTTTAGCTAATTTATAATAAAATTCATCTTGTTTTTTTACATTAATTCTCATATGTTTTCTGATACAATTAGCCACATAATTATCTTTTAATTTTAAACAAGTCATTTTTATTTCCTTATTTCTTATTAGTTTTATGTTTTAAATGTTCTTTTTCTTCATTAGTCAATAGCTTTTTTGAAGGCTCAAAATAAATAACATCTTCTAAGTCCTCATAAGTATCACACATCCAACAATTTACATTCTCTTTATCATTCCATGCGCAATAGTCGCATGACGGACGTATCGTAAAAATAGAATAATCAACACAAGCAGTACAAGGATATTGATCTGGATAAGATTTATCTTTATATACACACATAGAACAATCTTTTATCATTTTATCACCTTTCAATCATATTCCTTTTTTATAATTTTATAAGATAAATTTTTTGTTTCCTCATTACTTATGATACATACCTCATGCATGTCAGCTATTTGAATACAATAACCTTGATACATATCATTTATGATATCAAAATTATTGTTAAAATCATAAATAAAATCATTTAACTGCGATCTTATTTTATGTACATTAAATCTTTTTGCCCTACATGTATTATAAATACTAATTATGAATCGAATATTATCTTTATTATCTATAAAATTAATAATAAATGATAAATCATTTTCTAAATTAGTACATTCTAAACCTGTTTCTATTGTTTCATATACTTTCTTTTTGATATCTTCTATATCTGTATAAGAATCAATAAAAACAACTCCATCTATAATACCTTTTATATCAACTAATGTATTTTCATCTATTTTCATATCTTTTATCTCTACTTTTATTGAATTATTATTTATATATGTTTTAGACAATTTAAAGATAGATGCTAAAGCTAATGCATTTGGAGTACGTTTATTATTTTCCCACATACTTATTGTACTTCGCTTTACACCTATCTTATTAGCTAATTGTTTTTGAGACAAATAATTTCGTTTTCTTATTTGTCGAATAGTATCTCCTATATTCATAAGCTATTATTCCTTTTTATTATCAATAATCAAACCTTTTATAGGAGAATATCGTTCTTTTACAATAAAATCTCCTACAAAGTTTGAAGAATTTTTATTTAAAACATTTTCTAATGGTTTAGATGTAATGAAATACTTTTTTCCAGTTAGATTAGTATTGTAAACTTCTTTTACTTCTTCTAGTAAAAAATTATCCATTACAATTAAATAACTAGGACTTAGCTCTTTCATTTTTACAATATAATTATCATCAGTAATGATGCCTGAATCGTATACGTATCCTTTATTTAGAACATCTTCTGGTTCAATAGGTTCAAATACAGATATATTGTCTCCAGGAATTAATTCCATAAAAGATTTAATTTCATATGCTTTATTATTAATTTTTTTTAATGTTAATCTTAAATTATTATTTTTATTCATTCTTATTTTTCTACCTCATTTTTTATTTAAATAAACTAATGGCTCTATATAACCGCCAATATTTCTTTCATACACTTCTATTACTTTATTCATATTTTTTCTAGCATCTTCATATGTTTTAAATAGATTTCCAGTTAAAAACAAAGCTTTATCTTTTAATCCCATCCATATAGACTCTTTAATATAATATTCACTATTATTTATTTCTTGATCTATATAGTAATATCTTTGTCCTTTATTCGGAATCCAAAAAGATAAACTTATATTATTACTATGATAAAACAATAAATTCAGTATGCGCTCATCTTCAAATTCTGTAAGGATATATGTTTCCCATTCATCATTTTTGTTTTTATAGTCTACACATATCTCTTTTTTCTTTTTTTCGATTATAAAACTACCATTAAATAAATCACATTCAATTTTATATGTTTGTCCGTATTCTATATTAGCTTTTTTCATTAAAAATTCAAAAGCTTCAATTTGATTATCAGTTAACATTTTTACGATACTCCTATTTAATTATAGTCTTAAAGCCTGTTCTGCTAATTTAGTTGCTAAATCAATTGGACCATTATTATACTTGTTTACTTTTTTAAAATTAATCATATCTAAATGTTGTTCAGATAAAAAAATATATTTATTTACAAGTCTTTTATTTGCATTCCAATTACCTAAGGCCCATTCAGATAAACCGATATAAGTATGGCAAATTGTGATTTTTTTATTATTAGCAACAGCCCATTTAATCGCTTTCATAGCTGCTTGAATTTGTCCAGCCATTTCATACAATCCAGTATTGTCTTCAGAAATACTTTCTCCATTAAAAGTATCTACTAACTTATTATCTTTATAAATTACAAGGCCCCAGCCATATCTATTATTTTCATAATATCCATCTATATAAAGATAATAAGTATCGTCTTGGTTAAAAGTATTTGTAGATAAAGCATGTTTTAAATAATCTTCTGCTTCTTTTTTTGTCCAAAAAGATTTAAATAAAGCTCCTTCAACGCCAATAACTTGTTTTTCACATTCTCCCCATGTATTGAATATACCTGTATTTAAACCTCTTTTTACTACATAGAATTTTTTATTATTCATTTTTATCACCACTCAGCCGGATGAATAGGGAATATACATTTTTTATTTTTATAAAATGAACATTCCTCATCATCACATCCACCATTCCAACATATGCTTTCAATACCTTTTACTAACAAAGGAAAATTCTATTCTATTAAAACTTTTTCAATCATTTTTTTAACTTCTTTTTTGACCATATAATCTTACCTATTTAATATTTTTTCTGCCAAATCAGGATCGTCCCATTTATTACTATAATGACGAAACTTATGTATATCTATCATATTATATCCATAAGCATCACATAAAATATAAAATTCACAATCATCTTCATCATACATAATTAAGCCTTTTAAGGCATCATCATATTCATCTTGATAGAACCCATCTGCAATATCTTGTAAAACATCATCATCTAATTCCCTAGCTAAGATATCTCCTTCAAAATACATTTCGCCTCCTAAAAGTGAGTTTGCTACAAATTGACTTACTGTATTTGGATCTACCTTAATAATATCTTTTGTTCCTTTTGGATTTATAAATACTTCATTTGTATTACCATAATTATCTAATAAGTTACCAAAAACCCAATCACCTTTTTTGTATATTGTATTATTATCTTCTATACATTTTCCTCTAAATAAATTTTGTTTCATACTATTTTCTTATATCCTTAATTTATTTCTATATTTGGATTGTCCCATTTATTTCCAATTACGATAAAACTATTTATATTATCTACATTCATACATATTTCATAATCTTTAAATTTAATAATAAAACTTGCTTCTTCTTTACTCCAACATACTAAGCCGTATTTATGACATGCTAAATCTGTTACAATATCTCCTTCGTATATGTCACATTTATCATGATCTTCTAAACCAGTATATTGACCTACAGTTGTTGTATCTACTTGAATTTGATCACCTGTAATAGAGTCAAAAATATAAGCTTCGTTATATAAATCATCTGTTAATAATGAACCATAAATCCATTTACCTATTTTATTTCCAAGAATATCGTTACAAAAAGCAATTTTTCCTCTAAATAAGATTTTTCTCATGCTTTCATTATTATCGTCTTCTTCATAATATTCTGTTCCAATTTCTTCATCAGACTCAAAATGGGAATATTTAGTACAAATATTACATGGATAATCTTGTGGCATTCGACATTTATCGTGCTTACAATTATTACATTCACTATCAATAAACATAGAATTATATTCACAGTCACAACAAGGTTCTTCTGTTTCATCTCTCCACATATATTGACATAATAGACATCTATTTTGTTTATCGTTACTCATTTTCTTACTCCTTATTTAAGGGATTTAAATCTATAAAAGGTTTATCTCTATTTAATATTAGAAGCATTTTTTCTTTATTCTCTTCTGCTTCTTTATTGTTTTTAAAGCAATTTCCTATTAAAAACAAAGCAGTGTCATTTGGATCTCCTAAATCATATGATCTAGAAAAAATGTTTCCTTTTTTAGTAACATACCAAAATTTTTCATTATCTTTAGGTTTCCATGCTGGTTTAATAATCTTATATCCTTCACAAAACATAATTAACATGAGCCAACTTGAATCTGCTTCTTTCCATTCATTTCTATAAAATCTTATTTTAGGTACAGTTCCATACGTTCCTTCTTCTTCTGTTATTTTATATTTAATTGCATTGTTACCATTTTTAACTATAAAAGGCACATCAAAATCAATATTGTTTTCTGTCATAAATTTTCTTAATAAATGTTTATTTTTCATTGTATTTCCCTTTCTTTATTTATACAAAACATTTTGGTGGCATTGGTACTGTTTGACTAGTTGGCTTCCATAAATGTAAACAATTTTCTTTTACATTGATATTATCTTTTTTAGCAACAATATATTGTATAACAGTTTCATCATCTTCAAAGAATAATTCTTTCATTTTACACATTTCTTCCCAACGTGGTGTTTGTTTACTTTTTTCTGGACTAACGGACACGTGTTCCCAACCGCCACCATTAGAAGCAATTACTATAAACCATTTATCTTTAATTTTTATTCTAAATGCACCATTATGTTCATCACCCATACTTCCAAATATTCTACTTGCTTGTATACGATATTTATTTAAATAACTTAAATCTTTCATTTTGTTCTCCTTTTTATTTAAATTAATTGTTTATATAACGTATTAATATTTATTTCATACTTTTTCTCCTAAGCCATATGCAAAGTAAAATAACATATATTGAACTTTTTTCATGTCTTCATCAAGTTCTAATGAATTTAAATCTTTATCGAATAATTTTGAAACACTATCTAAATAAGCTTCTATGTTATCAAATTGTTCTTCGTTGTCACTAATATATTTAAAAATCTGTGACTTTAATTCTGATAATAAATATAACTCTTGTGTATCAACTAAATAGTTTTCTTTTAACTTATTAAGAGCAATATTATATCTTCTTCTCTTATTAAGAGATAACAATTTATCAATATAATTTTCTTTTGCATATTTAGCTACTTGTTGTCCAAATATTAAACCTATAGGACATGTTCTTCTTATATTATCATTATTCATTAACTAATCCTTTTTCTTCTTTTAATAGATCTATAAAACTTTTCCAGATATAATTTATAAAGAACTTATCATGTTCTGTCCATTTCTTAGCTATTAAAAGACTTACTACATCACAAAAAAAATCACATTCAAATTCTTCTATTAATAATCTATTATCGTTAAAGAACTTAAAAATATATCCTTCATCTTCTATACCTTCTTGTTCTATTTCTTCTATCATCTCCCATATTTCCAAAGCTTGTTCTTTAGTGCAATTATTTTCTTTTCTGGTTTCTAAAATCCATTCTCTTAAATTTTTTACTGTACCTTTTAAATCAAAAACAGGTTTCTTTAACTTAGATAACATATAATATGGATCTATGCCTATCAATATATCTTTAAAATCTTCACATGTACAATCTAATACATATCCCATATTTCCATATTCAGATACTATACCTAATACTCCTTTTTCTTTATTTAAGAAAAAATAGCTATTATTATAGTATTTATCTTGTACAAAATAAGACTCAGAACTTATTCTTTTAGCTTCTCTTATTTGCTCCATATTCTCACCTCTTTTCAACAAAACCATCTCTTATTAAGTCTATTAATATGTCTGGTAAACATAATCCAATACTTTCTGCTTCAAACATATTATCATGAACTATTTCTAAGCATGAATATTCTTTGTCATCAATATTTTCTGTTCTGACAAATATTGCACCAGATGCGCAAAATCTAAAATATAAACTTTTATATTTTTTATCTTTTATATAATGATTTTCTGCATCCCAATCATAAAAATTTCCTTCTTTAAAACCATAGTTTTTGAGTTTATTAATATTATTCTTTTTAATTATTAGCATTTTATTTTTGATCCTGTATATTTGTTCTTTTCATTTCGACTAAAATATTAGCTAATTGTTCTATAGTGCTTTCCATAATAAGAAACTCTAGTGAATCATCTGATTTAGGTTCAAATAAAGCAAAATGTAAATGGAGAAGTTCGTGCACTAAAGATATCTCCATATCTTGTTCAAATGGAGATTGTGGATAATCTGATGGATCTAGTATTTTAATAATAGCCTTATTTAATGCTGATACGAATTCAATTTCCCCTGTAGATTGACTATTATTGAATGCAGTTTTTCGTTCTATACCTATCGCAATACGCCAATTATTAAGCTTTAATTGATTTTGCCAAAAAGCACATAGCTTTTTTAGTTCATCTTCAGTAAAAATATGTCTCATAAAAAGTCTCCATAATATTATTAAATTTAATGTACTTCAATCTTATAAAACTTTATAGTCTTGAATATGGAATTCCATATCACATATATTATTATATTTTATTTCTATATCTATAATTTTTTCTTTAGCTCTTTCAGCTTTTTCTCTAGAAGAATAAACTCCTAATATATTATTATGATTTTTAAGTATATAAATTTTACGCATAAATCATTAGTCCTCTTATTTAGAAATAATTGCACAAACATATCCTAAATCTTTAATATCTTTTATAATCTCTTTATTATCTTGTTTATAAACAATTTTACATAATAAATTCCAATATAAAATCAACTCTTTTATTCTATACTCTTTAGTGTAACAATTATTTGAAGATAAAATTTTCTGCATATCTTTTGTTATATTATAAACTATATCTTCTTGTTTATTGTTATTATTAATATATTTTTGTATAGAAGTATAATATTTACATCTTGTTTTAATACTATTATATGATTTATATGTCATTTTATTTACAATATCTTTAATACATTCATCTGGAATCGTAGACCAGTTAAGTTCATGGCAATAATCATCATGAAAAGATTTTTCAGTTATAATAGTATAAAACAATCTTAACTTTTTATCCCATTCATTATCTATTTTAAATATCATTGTTGGATATTCTTCAACAACAAAATAGTCTCCTAATTCTAAACTTACTCCACAACATTCATATTGTTTCATGGCCATATTTAAAATCTTATTTCTTTCTTCTTTTGAATAAATATCTTTCATATCTTAATACCCCGCCATTCCTTTTAAAAATGTTATTATATTTTTTAATGCAAAAAGCTCTTCCATTTTAATATAGTTAAAACCTTTATTCCTAAATAGAATATCAAAAAAAATAGCTAAATTTATAATAGGATTCTTTTCTTTTAATAAATAACTTAATTGATAAATAGCATCGCCTAGACTTCCATTCATCTTTAAAGCATACCATATATTATGTCTTAATCGTTTTTGTACATACGAATCTTCAGACATAAGATCTAAAAAATATTTTAAATCTATATCTTGTACAATCCATCCTATATTAATATTATCTATAATAGCATCATCTAAATGATATAAAAAGTCTTCTGGTTCAGCCATTAAAAGTAATAATTTATTATCTTGCTTATAAACACTAAATATATAATTATCTTGATCTTCAATAGCAAACCAATCATTTATTTTTAAATCTAATTCATTAAATTTATATGATTTAATAGCTTTTTGTATCATTTCATTTCTTTTTTCTATCGTATAAATATCCTCGTTCATAATAATTACCTTAACTTTTTAAATTATGGCGCCAATTCCTTTTGGTTCCCTCTTATTATAATCTAAGTTTATACTATTTATAACAGTAAAGGTTTATACTAATATCTCTTTCTTTATTATAGTAACATTAAAACTAACAGGATCTATTAATATAATATCTTTATCTTTTTTATTTTTAGCATAATTATAACAATTACTTGTACCACTTTTATTATTATTTTTATCATTATTATTATTGTTACTATTATTTAAAACAACAATAACTATATCAGAATTATCTACCATATATATATTTCTTTTTTGCATACATTCTTTGCTTATACAAATTATATCGTCCATATTGTTACAAATATCTATATATTCTCTCTTACTATTATTATCCCATTTAACATCTTGATTCATACAAGGTTTTACTAGTATTAGTTTTATAATAGAATCAATATCGCTATTATATTTATCTTTTAATTTAATAGATTCTCTTGCAAATATTTGATCTACTCCTAATGCTCCACCATTTATTAGTGTAATCCTTTTATTATATTTATAATATAATTTTTCAATCACATTATAAATAACTTTTCTTAAACAGTTATATTTAGAGTTATTCATATTATACCCATATAACTTATTAGGACGATGTCCTGTAATACATACATTTATCATTATTTTTTACCTCTTTTAAAAAAAATTTTATGCTTGTATGTGTATATACGCATTTTGATATGGTAACATACTTCTTCAACTTTTTTCATTTTATAAAAAACGAAAACATATAAATAATCATATAAAATGCCATTTTTTCCTTATATCATAACGATTTTTCATATGAACGGAACATGGCGGAAGACTTTATAGCTTCATTTTTTAAAAACGGAATATCAAAAAAAGAATTACAAGAGAATACTGCTAAAAAAAGAAGAAGGCAGTAACCTAAAAAAGGGTAGCAAAATAAAGAAAAAGAGAAATATTTACTATTTAATCTTATTTGCAGTTATGTAATAAATAATAACAACTAATATAACATTAGTATAATAAACAATAAACCATATAATACTAATAACTTAATATAACTATAATAACTAAATATATATCTGTAATAACTGTAAAATAACTACAATATAACTGTAAAATAACTAGGTTCTTCTCTATATTTTATTATATTTTTTGCTAAAAAGCAAAAACGTATAATTTATTTTTATATGTATGAATAACGTCAATGTATTTTTATACTATTTTTTATACAGCTTTTACGTAAATTTTAAACACTTTTATACATTTGATGTTTTAAATATACGTAAAAGCTATGACTATAGTGAGTAATTCTTTTCGTCGTCATCAGAAAAGCCATGTACGGAACATGGCGACCGTAAAATAATATTTGTAATATGGAAAAAATAAGAGGATTACTAACACAGATAAACTGCATTAGTAATCCTCTTATATATTATGCTAATTGCATTTTTTTAATTACTGGCTTAGTAGCTGTTGAATTAGATTGTACCTTCTGCACAGTTGTATCGAACAGTTTTTTCATTTCCTGTTCTGTTAGTTCAATGCCTTGTGAAGCTAGTTGAGCGGCTTCTTGTTGAACAATCATAATAATCTTTTTCTTATACTGTTCTTTAGCCATTTTACACCAATCAGCACCTTCTTGGCATTTATTTTCGCCGATAGAACTTGCTACATCAATTGCATCGGCAGTAGTACGTAAGCCATTTGCTACTGTATGACCAGTAGAGCACACAACCTTAGCTCCTTTAAATCCGTATTCTCCAACTGTCATAATTCCTTTTGCTGTACTTAAAACTAATTTTTCAATGTTCATAATAATATCTCCTCTTTCTTTCTTTTATTTGTTTTATTCTTATAAACGAGCAAAGCCATAGCAACCTATGATTTGACCTTTTTCGTTTCTTTCAGTTTTAGTAACGATTAATAAATCATTACGTTTATCTTTTAAAGCACTGGCTACTACAAAAGAAACAATGTAATAAATACCGTCTTTTTCTTCTTCTGGTAAGCCTTCTATTTTACCATATTTATTTTTATAAATAGGCACTCTATCAAAGTATTCATCAAGAACTTCTTTTTGTTGAACTCTAGCGATACCTTTGGATTTAAATACAATAACATCGTCTTCTAATAATAGATTGACATCGTGTGGTGTTAAATTAATAATATTCATAATAAAATATCTCCTTTTTATAATGTAGTTACTACTACACCTTTTTTATATAAGTTAATTGCATCTTCAATTGTGAAGACGCTTTTATTTAGTATATTTTTAACAGACTTCTTACATAAACCTGTTTTTTTATTAACCTGACTTTGAGGAACTTTTATTTTAATTTTATTATCTTTTTCTATTTTTAAATTGCTCCAAGTTCCCCATCCACGCATAATTCCTACATCTGTATAAGTTCTCATGATAATATAGCCTCTTTCTATTTGTAATTTTTTATCTGTTATGCTATAATAATCTCGTTGGTTCATATAATAAGGGTAAGATGTGTGCTATGTTTTCATAACACACATCTTCTTTTATTATGCTAATAATTCTTTACTTTCTTTTCCTACGCTGATATCCTCTAATTCAATTGATGGTAACATTTCTTCTAAAATTTTATTCATTTTACGAGCTCTCATTAAATAAACATTAAGACCTTTTCTTGGAATATAATAATTTTTAAAAATTCTGTCATTAGATACTGTTTCTTGCACAGAAACTTTAAATTCTCCGTTTAGATAAGACGTATCTAAACTGTTAATGCCATATTTAGTATCTACACCATCTTTAAATAACAAGATATCTCCATCTTGAATTCCGTTTTCTTCACACGCATTACGATTGAGTTGCCATCTATCTAACGTATGTCTTTTAACGAAATTATATGAAAAACCATTATTAACCATATTGATATACGCTTCGCATATATCTTTTAATGATTCAAAAAGATTTTCATCATCAGGCATATTTGTCCATTGATCTGCTATAGTCTCAATTAAAGAGTCAATATCAATATCATTATTTTGATTTAAAATCTTTCTGATCTGCAACATTCTAATTACCACATCTGTTGGAGCAATAATAGTTGCCGATTTCTCTTTAATTTTAACTAGTTGATTAATCGTTAAAGCCATAATCGATAAACCTAAAGCATGATTAGAAAAATCTTTGTTTTCATAAATAAAAGGAACTGCATCTCCTTTCTTGTTAATGTCATAGCTTAATCTTACGATAGTGTTGTTTCTAACACCTAAAACGATCATTTTGTTAACGTTAAAAATATTTACTGTTGCCATATATAGAACTTCCTTTCTGTTATATCGGCTATATTTTTGCCAATATTAAAAAAATTTCAAAAAAAAGATTTACCATAGAATAGTAGTAAATAAAAATTTACAATAAAATATAGAAGAAGAGAAAATTTAAGCTACTCTATATCTTGACATTCTCTTAATAGATTTTTCTATTTGTCGTAGCATTTCTACATCTCTATTGTTGACAGCACGATTATAGTTTCTTTTAATCTGAGGTTCTGTTTCAAATAGATCTTTTAATATTTGTTTTTCTTGTTCAGTCATCACGCATATCTCCTTTTAATTATTTCATGTTTTCTTTTCTTGATATCTCTTTTTATTTGATTTAAGACATCTTCATTATTTGTATTTAAAACGAACAAGTAATTACGTTTAAATACAGGATCTTTAAACAGTTCTTTGATTGCCTCTTTTTCAAGAGGATTAACTTTAAACATATTATCATCTCCTTTACTAAAAAATTTCAAAGAAAGAATTACTATAAAATAGTAGTAAACTAAAAATCAACTATAAATAAGAAAAAAAGAATTATTAAAAATGTATTTCAGTATAGTCAATTGTTATATTATTATCTTTTTTATTGTTATATGTTCTTTCATCAATCATTAATTCAATAGCTACTTTTATATTATTAATAATTGCATTTCTCTTTTCTTCTTCACTATACATAAAATTACAACTATAAAATGTATTCGTTATTACTTCTTGGACCTTATTATAATATTCTTTATCATTCTTAAATGGATTTTTACGTCCATTCAATGTTTCTTCTAATAACTTTATATAATTTATATTTAAAATCATATTTTCACCAATCTTTCTTAATATAAAAATTCTAAAGAAAAAATTACTATAGAATAGTAGTAAATAAAAATTTTAAACTAAATATAGAAGATGAATATAAAATAAAAAAAGAGAGAGAACAGCGATTGTTCTCTCTAAATATATTCAAACATATCTTTTAATTTTACTATTAAATTATCGCAAATAGATACTTTAATAGAATCTGTATATTCTTTTATTTTATCTATATCATTATCTGGCATATTATTATTTTCAGCTATTTCTTTATCTGTTAAATAATAATATATATTATCTAGTACAAACCAATTATCTTGATTATAATAAACCTCAACTGACTTACTCCATACATCTACAATCCAGTATTCTTTTACACCATATTTAGCATAAGTATATTTCTTTTTACTTCTATCATTTTTTGCTGTAGTTTTAGATAAAACTTCAACTACTAAATCAGGTGCTCCATGTATACCATCATGTTTTATTATATCTGGATTGCATACAATCATTGTATCAGGTATAAATCTATTATTTTCATCTAAAAATACATCAACGCCATCACAAAATGCACGACATGTTTTACCTTTTAAATATGACCTAAATTCACTAGCAATATTTGTACAAACAGTAGCATGCTCAACTCTAGGACGTGGAGACATCATAAAGATTTTGCCGTCAATTAATTCAGTTTTTATTTTAATATTTCTATCGTTAATATAAGCTAAATTATCCATAACATTATTCCTCCTTTAATAGAAAAATAAGACTACAATAAGATTATAACATAAAACTATCAATAAATTTCTATAATATCTATATTTTGATTATTAACACCGCAGGAAATAAAGAATAAATGTGTTCTATCATAATTAGATACTAATATCTTTATAATAGAAGAATATATTCTAATTTCCTCAATAAAGTTATCTTCATCAATATCAAGAAGACATTTATTTATTATCTCCTTATACTGATTAAAAGTATCATATTTAGAATTAAATGACGATAACCATTCTTTTTTTAATAGATTAACAATAATAGTTTTTACAATAATCATATAAATGCCTCCTTAATATAAAGATATAAAAATTCTAAAAAATGATTTACAATAGAAGAATAGAAAAATAGAATTAATTGATAAATTAAATAAAAAGGAGATATCTAACATAATAACTATATCAATATCTCCTTTATATATATATTACTTCTATTATAGTCCACGTATGGAACTATATAGGCTAAGCGTGCGAATAACGTACCGCAGGTCAATTAATTCTGTCCCGCAGGGATATCTTCTATATTGATTTCACCTAATGTACATAATTCATTAACAGCTTCTTCAACACCTTTTTTATTAGCGGTATTAATTAATCTTTTAAAAGAACCTAATGTTGCACCACTATATTTTCCCTTTTTACCGCCACAAACAAATAAATAGGAGATAATTAGATATTTTAAATCTTTTTTAGAGTTTCCTTTATATGTTTTTAATATGTTTTTATATTGACCTTTTTCAACATCTTGTATTGATTTTTCTCTAAAAATAGTATCGATATTATCTAATTCTTCTTCAGTTATAAAAGATACAACAATATTATCTTCACATTTTTTTACTTCATTTGTATCATTAGACTGTTTTTCATCTTTTCCAATGTTAATATGTTGAAATAGTTTTTTTATTCCTTTTTTCTTAACATTAGCTTCTATGACCTGAGCCATTTTTACAGCTAAATGATCTTCTTTCATATTGTTTTTATTAGCTAATAATATAACTTCATCAGCACAATTAATAGCATTATATATTGGTTTATGTGCTTTTAAAGTAAGAACTGATGCACTATGATGTCTTTTATCATCTTTTATACCAATATAATTTATCATTTTAGCAATCATTTTATTATTCTCTTTATTGACTCTATCACAAGCAGCTGCAATGATACATTCTAAATCCATGTAATTAATATCAGGACAAGTAACAAATTGTGCTTGGCCATAATGTTTAATAACATTTTTTACGTAATTATACATACGTTCTTGTAATGATACGCATTCTTTTAATGCTTTGTCGTTAGGGCCAATAATAGCTATTCTGCGAATAGAATTTTTAGTAGTATTTTTAACTTTATTTTTATTTACATTAGTAGCCTTATTACTATTTACAGGATATATAGTTAATTTATAATCTTTTACTTGAATTGCTTGTTTTGCAATTTTTGCCTGTTCATACATAGTATTAAATACTGTATTCATGACTTTATTAGTTAACTCTTTATTTCCACCTAAAACTTCCATAACTTTATTATTTAAAATTGTATTAATATTTAACATAGTAAATTACCTCTTTCTTTAATCTTGACTTTTTAGCTAAAATAAATTAAAATTAAACTTAGCTAAAATAAATTAAAATTAAAGAGCGACTCATAAAGAGCCGCTCAATTGATTAAGTTGTACCAGAACTTAATCATTAAAAAGAGAACCACAAGCAGATTTAAGATCTTTTAATAAAGTACTTTTTTTTGCTTGTGGCTTTTCTTTTTCTAATAAGCTATTCATCATTTTTCTCATTAAAGTTGATGGATAGCTTATTGTTTCTTTTTTTACATTTTTATTCTTCTCGTCAACAATATTCTGATTATTTAGTTTATTTTCCATAGACTGCAATAGTTTAGATTTAACCTCTACTTTACTTTCTGTAACATTACTATCTATCTGAACATTGTTTTCTTGAACAAATTTTATTTCTTCTTGGCTTGCTTCTTTAACGTTGGATAAAATACCTACACAAATATGAGCATTTCTTTTGCCTCCGTTTTTGACTGAGCCAGATACCGTAAGAGAAATAGTTCCTCTGAAATTATGATAAAGTTTACGTTCTAATTTACTATTAGAAACTTTAATACGGCCTATTCTAGTAGCTCTGCCTGTTTTATCGATAATGGAATTAATTGTACCATTACCAGTTTTACCAGAAGCTGATAACATAACTTCAGTAGAAACACATAATTCATCAATATCTGATTGAAGAACATTTTCAGAATCACTTTTATAATCATTAGTAATAAATAATCTTTGACTAAGATCTACTTCTGGAATTTGAATAAAGTCTTTAATAGGCTTTTCTATCCATACTTTTTCACCAATTACTTTGTCATATGAATATTTTGTTTTAAAGCTATTTTTAATATCTCCATAATAATTTAGATTTTTATTAGAGAAGCTATGAATAACTTTATTTTTATAACATCTTTTAATGATTAATTCTTTTCTAAAAATAAATTCACCATTTAAAGATGCATCTGTAATAACCTTACCTCCTTCTTTATTGACACCAGTTCCATTAGTAAATATTATTTTATCTCCATCTTTACAATTTTCATAAGACAATACTTTATCTTTAGTCATACATGTTTCTGTATAATGATCTAAAATGAATAAAATATATTCTTCTGGTAAAAGTTTTGCAATATAGTTAGTAGCACTAGCATCAAAGTTTATTTCGCCATTAGTATTTATATTTTCTTTAGCAACAGCAGCAAATAAACATGACATTTTATCGTCATTATCAACAATACCTGTTTCTTTAAAGATAATACGAATATTATTAGCCAATACTTTAAACAATTCATTATATTTATCATTAATAAATTGTTTCGAAGAAGAATCATCATCTTCTTTAATTAAATTTAATTCTTTTATCTTGAGATTGTTTATATCTCCAAATATTTTTCTTTGAGAATAAATCGCACCAGACACTTCTTTTTTAACAGGATCTGATAAAGCTGATGATATTAAATTAATTATTAAAGAATCAACTTTTTGATTTATAGATAATAATTTTTCAGCAGATTTTTTAATTTCATCAAAACCGGAGATTCTTGCATATTGCGTAATATCTTTTATCATTAATGTATTAGAATTATTACACAACATTTCTGTATCTCTTAAATCAGCAGTATATTCAAATTTCTTATCCTTATTATTCCATAAGATTTTAAAATCAATTTTTTCACGACTTTTTAATTTCGCATATTTAGATACTTCATATGGAATTGTAAAGTCATAAGCATTTTTCACCGCATCAATGGTCAATTCCTGATACATACGTTCAATAGATTGTAATGCATCTAAAACTTTAAGAGCATTATCTGGCGTTAATCTCATATGACGAGCAATATAAACAATATCTTTTGCATATTCCATAGAAACTGTAATATATTTTAATCCTTCTTTAGATAATTTAATAGTGTTACATGCATTGCCAAATTGATCAAAATCTCTTTGAATACGTTTTTTTGAAGAAGTTGATTCTCTAATACATTTGTCACCATCACAATCATCATCTTCAGGATTAAATATATTATGAAATGTTCCTAATGCCATATCGATTTCTTCATAGCTTCCATTTCTTAATAAACGAGCTAGTTCAATGAAAACTTCATTCATTACGGTTACTTGTCCTACATTTTTCATGTCTTCATTCATAGCATATTTAGCAAGCATACCCATACCGAGTGTAGAAGAATACATATGTTTAGACATAGTATTTGTTGGAGCTTCAATTTTAACAGCTAACATATCCAACTTACTAATAGTATCTACTACAAATTTATCATAAAAACATTGAGCAGAGTCACTATCAAAATCTAATCCCGCCATCTGATTTTTTAACAATTCAATAGAAGGAATTACTAATATACCTTCTGAAGAATGACGTGCATTAGTTTTAATAAATTCTTTTTCTATTAAAGGTAAATTTAATTTATCAACTCTATTACAGTATTCTTCAATAGATACTACTTTGCATAACATAAATTCCTGTGTATGCATTTTAGGATATTTAATACATACAAAATATTTAATGCCCAATCTTTCAGCATGTGGACAAAGAACTTCAACATATTTTTTACCATTTTCTTCAACAATGCCTAAGATTTTAAGATCATTATAAAATGTAGCTATATCAGGAGAAACCATTAAATAAGCACCAGATAAAGGTACAGTACAATTAGATACTCTATTAACAGAACCTTTAATAAAGTTATCTGCAAAAGATCTAAATAAATACTGATCTTTTGTTTTTACATAATTAGGAGCAATCTGCATTGCTATTGTTGCAACATCTAATGATAAATTATTAAAAGAATCTCCAGATATATTTTTCACCTTTGAATCATCAATAGAATTACGTCTAGTCACTTCTTGTTGAACTAATTTATCAGTTAACCATGCAATAGTTCCTTCAGCATCTGCCGTAATCATACTTTGAATTAATTGATTAGATGTTTTTCCTCCATCATCAGCTAATTTATCTGCATGACTAAATTTTAATATGTGCCAATTAGAATCTGTTTTTAGGTCCCAAGAAATCTTAAGACCATTTAAATCAACAAAAGCATCGATAATATTATCATTATCAAATGGATCATAGTCTTTGTTACAAACAATAACAATTTTGTCAGCATAAATACCTTCTCCGTATTTAACTCCTAAATCAAAATTATCTTGAATGTCTTCAGTAATTTTATCTTTATATAAAACTACTATTTCTTTTTCCATATTTTTTACTAGATATTTTATTTCTTTTGCCTGAACAAATCTAGCTTTTGTTTTAAACCCAGCAAAAGGTCTATTCTGTGCATGTACACCTATTAAACTATCAGAAGTAACAGCATACTTATTTGGTTGTTCAGCATTAATAGCTTGAGCTAAAGATTCAGCAGCACCTAAATGCTCACCGTCCATCCATTCGTTACCTTCTTTGTCAGCAAATTTCCCCATATAAATAGCAACTGCTTTTAAATGGAATTTTTTACTATCCCATAATCCAGTAGATGGTTTAGCTAATGATAATCTATTTGCGAGGCCAGCTATCTTTTTAAGAGATAATTCTTTTCTTTGATTAAAGATACTTTTATATGTTCCATTAGTATCTTCATAAAATCTTTCTTTTAATCTCTTAACATTACTTGCTTCTGGAATAGTAAGAGTATATGCTTTCATCTGAGAAGCAGATGAAGATTGAAAACCAATAGTTTCACCATTTTCATCTTTTACTAAAGATTTACCTAATGGATATACTAATATACCTAATTTATATTTGTTGTTTTCATCAACAAAATATTTTGCATCCATCACAGATAAAGTTTTATATGTTTTAAAACCATTTTTAGTTTCATGTGCAGGACGATCATCAATTCTAATAAAATGTTCATTACCATCTTTTGTAGACGTATGCAAAACTATTCTCATATTTGCAGTACCAGCACCATAAATCAAAATAGCATGGGCATTCATCATTTGAATAGCACTATTTTTTCCTACTATTTTTAACTGTATTTCGTCAAAAGTGAATCTTTTTACATGATTCATTTTGCGATTAACTATATCCCAACCGCCAATATTAGTATCGGTTTTCTTTTTATTCCAAGTTGCATCTCCAAATTGAGTTATTACATATTCATTTTGAATACGTAAATTATGACTCATTCTATTCCATGCCTGAGACACTATACGACAAGAGAAATGTCCTAATAACATTTTGTTTTCTTTGTTATTGTTCTTAAAATCAGCTGTAATTTCTAAGATATTATAACTTTTGCCTTCTCTTTTTAAGAATATAGCACTGTTCTTTTCAAAATAATGTTGATTGTTAAATACATATAAATTTTTCATAGTAGCAGCATCTCCTTCACTAGTGTTGTTAATAGTTTTTGTTTCATTAATGTTTTTCATAATAAATAACCTCTTTTTGTTTATTTTTTTTGTAACCTGACTTCTCTTCTTGACTACCGCTTTTCTCCGTTTTATAATATTAATAGAACATATGGAGAAGCAGTGAGATAGTCACTACTCCTCCATACATAATAAATTCTATTTCTTTAAAGTTATGTGAAATAACAATTTAGTTAATTCAACTTTAACTTCAAGATGGTTGAACTTATTATGTTTTGTTGTATTGTTTACTATTATTAATAGCATGATTAAACATACCATTGTAAAAATAGTAAAGACAAATAAAACAAAAAGTTCTATCAATCTTACTATGTCCATTGGAATCATCTCCTTTCGGACATAACAAAAAGAACCTCATATGCGGATGAGGTTCTTTTTTATTTTCTTAAGGTGTTTCAACCATATTGTTATTTATTTAAATCAGAATTTAAAGCATATATTGCTTTACGAAGAGCATATTCTGCTTCAATTTCTTCATCTAAATCTTTTGAATTATAATAATTTTTGAATAATTTCAATGGTAATGATTCAAAAATTATTTTATCATCATCTTCTCCTATTGATCTACTAAACCTATTAGCATCTATTTCAATAGGGCAAACGTTGTACAATTTAGAATATATTCCTTTATGGTTAATCCACCACATATATTCTTCTTTTAAATTATGATATTGCCAATGATGACGATATTCATGCAATATAGTTAAGCAAACAGCTGTTTTTCCCATAATACTATCTAAACTAGCATTATGTTTATTTAAATATATTTTGCATGTATTATGATCATATTGACCATCAATACATGTATCCATATCCTCTATAATAAGTTTAGGTACATGAGATAATTTATATTTCATGCAAAATATTTTTGATATATGATGATATATTTTATTTATATCATCATATCTGTCACTATATACAATATCAGCAATTACTTCTCCAATAGATGGAGACTTTTTTAGTCTATATAAAATAAAATAGATAATATTAATTAATACTTTTAACATAATAAAAAACCTCTTTCTTTCTGATTGATTTTTAACCTAACTTAGCTTAGAATATAAATATATACGATAGAAGGAGAGGGTTGCTCCTCTCTCTTCCAGCAACAATTACAGTTGCATTTGTCATTATCAAATTCAATAGTAAACGATGGGTGAACAAGGTCTACACTGAATTTAAAATGACTAGAAGAAAAGCCATTCCATAGCAGTATTAGGATTAATACTACAAATAGAATGGCTTTCATTCTATCGTATCTTTTATTGTGCATTGGAATCACCTCCTTTCATTAAAAGATACGAACATTGTGATTATTTTATTAATTTATCTATTGAATTAGATATGCCAACAACTACATCAAATCCGTCAGCAACACCATTTGACATATATACAGTAATTGTATTAGTTTCTTTATCAAAGCTAACACAATTACTACCTGTATTAAAATTAACATAATATTCTTTGTAATGTTTTATACTTTTATATGTTAAATCTGGACATTCTCCTTCTACGATGATTATGGTTGGAGTTTCAATATTTTTATTTTTCAATTTTGATTTACAATCAACAATAACTTTTGTTATAGACTGAATCTCTTTATTATTAATCATTCTGTCTGTATTGTAATAGCTACTCTCTAATATACAAAGAATGTTTATATAATGATTTTGTAGCATTTCTTCTTTAGATCCTTCAGAATTAATATTGGCAGTTTTGCAACCACTTAAAACAACAATAACCATAACGATAACCATAGCGATAACTTTTAAATTTTTCATAATAAATAACCTCTTTCTTTTAATAAATTGACCTCTTCTCTTAATGGATATATACTTAAGATAAATGCTATTAAGAAAAGAGGTCTTATTATGCTTGACAAAATTTTAAATAAAATATTAAATTACCTTATACCTATAAGACATGTAGAAGATATTCCTTCAGGTACTATAATTGAGAGAGAAGTCAACTTAGATCATCTCCATGAGCTTGCAAATAAGAATACACAGACGCTTGAAGAGATAAAAGCCGACCTTCGTTGTAAGCAATATCAAGATCACAAGTAGGTAATAATTTAAAGATAATATCATCATCTTTTTTCCCTAAAGAATTAGCGAAACGTCTAGCGTCCATTTCTATGGTAGAATAATAATAAATATCTGCATTAGTTTTATAAATATCGTAATGAAATAATGTCCACCATAAAAAATCATCTGGCAGATATGCTCTTTGCCACATATGTCTAAATTCATGATAGATATTATTTTTGAGAATATTTAAATCTGTATTTTTGTAAAAATTTAGATATATTATTTTTCTACCAGGTGTTTCTCCGCCAAACGCTTTGTTTTTATATCTAATGATTAGTATTTTAGGTATTCTAACTTTTTTATATTTAGGGTTGTAGCACAATTTGATAACTAAAAAATACGCATATGCGTACATAATAATTAATAAAGTAATAGTTTTAATAAAATTAACAATTCTTTTCATAATAAATCTCCTCTTTTTTTATATCATTTAGTATGATATAATTATTAATATGTTATAATGTTTATGTGGATAATTAGAAAAAGGGCGATGTCGTAGCATCGCCCTATACCAATTACTTAAACCATATCTTGATAGCATTAGTTGCTATTTCGATACGATCTATCATCAAAATTTTTATAGCTATTGATATGCCAATAACAAATGAGCTAATAAAAATTCCAATGGCAATTGGTTTTCTAAATATCCATATGAATTTTTCCAAGGGTACCATCTCCTTTCTTTTTTTCATTAAATTTTCAACACGAGAACCTACCCCGGGGGCTAGAATTCTCACATCAAAAATTTTCATATAAGACCTGGTACCCTCAGAAAAATTTTATAAAAATTAAAACTATATATGATTTCCTACCATTTTAATATGAAATAAAAATAAAAACCTAGTTGAGTATCAATTAAAATACTTGACTAGGTTTTTTGTTATTACAGATAAAAAATGCGTAATAAATTGTTAAAGGAGGGTAAATAATATGTCTAATTTAAAAATTAATAATGAAATAGAATTAAATGGTCGTTTTACTGTAGAAAGAAAAAAGGACATTAATGCTAATCCAGTAATAATCTATAGAACAGGAGTTTTAGAAATTCCTAAATATATAGATGAAATAAAGACAATTGAAAATGATAAATATAAAATAAATGGAATAAATGTGTATAAAGAAACATTTGTATCTGAAGAAGATTATATTGCATACGAATTTAAGTTTGATGAAATATTTATAAAAGATAACTAGAGGAGTGTATATGGCTGTAAATGATGTAGAACAAATAAAAGATGTGGACAATAGAAAAGAATTAGAAAAGCAATTAATAAAAGATAATAATATATGGGGTTATAGCAATAAAGGATTAGAAGCAAAAAAAGCCGCTATGGCTATGTTATCAACTAAGACCGGAATGTATGCTAAAATCCCTTTGATTTGCAAATCTAGACAATGTCCATATTCTGATACTTGTAAATTATTAGCATATGATTTAGCTCCAGAGGGAGAATATTGTCCTTTAGAGACTGCGATGATAGAAAAAAGTGCTTGTAGCTATGCTCAAGACATAGATATAGATAGCACTTCTTTTACTGATCGAACTTTATTAAATGAAATAATAGGCTATGACATAATGTTAGAAAGATGTAGGGCATTAATGGCCAAAGAAGGTACTCCAGTAATAGAAATAACAACTGGTATAACAGAATTAGGCGATGAAATAAAACAACCTACAGTGTCTAAAGCATGGGAAGCTTATGAAAGAATATCAAAGAAAAGAAATGAAGCTTATCAATTAATGATGCTAACACGAAAAGATAATAAAAATAATAATCAAGAAAATCAACAATCTATGTCCGAAATATTATCTACATTAACTGTTAATAGTTAAAATATATAAAATTAAGGTGATTATATAGTGGTACAAGCAAAAACAAGTATTAATAATGACATAAATGATATAGAAATAGTAAATGTAAATGGCATATATATATCTAAAAAAAGAAATAAAAAAGAAGGAGAAATAACAATGCAAGAACAAGCAAAAAAAATAGTAATGGAGTATTTTAATAGTCATGTCGATAAAACAGATAATAAACAAATCACAATGAATGATGTTTATGTAGTTTGGTTTAGTAAGACATTACAAAATTGGAAAGCTCTTGTAAGCACTACAGTTAGCGATGGTATGTACTATGAAATAACTCATAACGGCAATGAAAACGAAACTTATGTAGATGTTTATAAAAAATGGGAAAATTATACTGTTAAAGGAGAATAGTCGATGAAAACATACATCAGCGTCAAGCTTATCAAAGCAGAACCATGTAAATCGTGGAAAAAATACGGTAAATATGAAATAGGAGCAGATGGATATAAAATTTATTATCAAAACAAAGACAAATATATATCTTGGTGCCCCAAAAAAGAATTTGAAAAACAATATTTACAATTAGAAGAAGAAGATAAAATCACTCAAAATGACGTAGATAATTTTATTGAAGAAATTAAAACAATAAAAATGGGCGATAAAACAACTGTAACACAGACTATATGTAAAAATGGATTCATTATTACTGATGCTTCTACATGTGTAGATGCAAAAAATTTCGATATGGAAATTGGTAAACAATGTTGCATTAAACGTATTAAGAATAAAATTTGGGAATATTTAGGGTTTTTACTTCAATCTGCAAATGGTTTTAAAGGAGATAAATAGTTATGAAATTGAGAGATACAAGATTAAAGAATATAGAATTAAAAGATACCATTGATTTGATGTGAAGTAATGACTATAAAAAAAAGATTTAAAGCAGAATATTACCAAGACAGAAATAGAACTGAAGGTCTAGAAAGAATGCTAGAAACATATAAAGCTGGAACATTATCTTTTACACCTAAATGCAGTTACGAGCTTATATGAACAACTAATCTACATGAGAGCAAAATTAAAAGTATTAGAAGAACGTGCTTTTGTAAAAAATATACCATTATTTTAAAAGGGGAATTTATGAATATATTAAAAGAAATAGCTAAAATTTTTATTACAACTACTCTTACTCAAAAAAGAGAAGAAACAAAAATAAAATTAAAAGAAAAATTAGTTACCGCAAATGCATCTGAAGTATCTAAAATAATGGCATATTTAGCTATTATAGATGCAGCTGACGGAAAAGTAATAAAAGAAATAAATCGTTTAATAGATAAAATATAAAAGAAGGGCATTGTTGAATGGAAGTATTAATAGATAAAATTTCTTTTAAAAACACTATAATAGACAAAATACATATTAAAGGAGACAAAAAAGACATAATAGATTTTTTTAAAGAAATTTTATTAGAAAAACAAAATCATTATGATTATAGTCCATATATACATAATATTCCTCAAAAAATTCCTAATGAATATACTGAATGGAAAAATCCATTTATATATAATAATTCGCCTATAACATGCGATAATACAAAATCAATGTAAAAGAGGAAAATAAAATTATATGGAATATATAGAAACTAGACTAATTAAAGAAATTATTAAATTAAATAATTCTACATACAAAATAAAATATGATAATAATGAAGAAAAAATTATAAATCAAGAATATCACGATAAACACTTATTAGGAATTGATAATGATTTTGATAAAGTAATAAATAACTTCATAATTGATATCAAAACAGAAGAAACTCCTTATGACACAACAATTACAGCTTATTTTAAAAATGGTTGTATTTTTATAGCAAATGAGTCTAACGACTCTATAGAACGTTATTATTCTTTAAAAGAAATAAAAAATAAAGGTTCTTTTATTCAAGCTAGAAGAGACTGTTGTATGGAACAAATAAGAGAAAAAGCAATTACTTATATTGACAACTTATACGCTTCTGCTAAATTAGGCAATAATTATAATACAAAATAAAAGGAGATGATTGTATGTCTTTAGCTGGAGAAATAGTAGGACAAATATTACATAGTAATAAAACTATTAACCAAATTACTACATCGCCAAGAGAAATTGTTCAAGAAGGGATTAAAAACTTAAGATTCGCTCACAATAAGGTTAAAGCTTCTGATATGAATGAAACTTATTTAAAACGAGCTAGAATTACTAAAAAAGATAACAAATATTATAATGATAAAAATGAAGAAATCTCTATAGATAAAGATGGTTATATGAGTAATTTATCTTTAAATAATAGATTTAATATGTCTTATTTAAATCAAGACGGATCTTTTAATAAAAGTAAGATAGGTACTCATGTAGCTGGTTCTACTTTATTAGGATATAGTGGTTTATCATCTGCTGGACGATTAGCTTCAGGCGGTGGTCTTTATAGAGATAGCGATGGTAATTTTGATTTAATGGGAATACCGTTTATCTAATATGATATGCAGAAAGGAAGATTATTATGGGAAAACCTTATAACCCTATTCCAGCATTAGGAGCTTTTGGAAGGGATTTTTTAAATAAACAAAATGTTATAGTTTCAGGAACATTAAGTGAAATGGGAGTTAAAGGAAGCAATACTATTTCTGAAGCTATTAATACTATAGATATCGGAAATGCAGGACTTCAAGATTCATTAGCTAATGTAATGACATTGGGCAAAAATGTATATGGAGAACTTCATAAAGCGGCAACTGCTGAAGGAGCTTATATTAAAAATATGGCTGCAAAAAGATATAGATATGCTGGTGCAAACAAAAAAGGCATAAAATATGAGCAAATTGCTCTTGACGCTGCTGTTGTAGGTGGAATTGGAGCAGGGATTGCTGGAGCCGGATATGTTGGATCTTCTTTAATGGATGATTAATTATGGAAAATATAAGAACTGTACACGATAGTTTAGGCAGTAGAATTGGTGATGCTACTTTATCTGGAATAGGCTTTTTAGCTAAAAATACAGGTAAACTAGCTTGGCAAACAGGAAAAACAATTGGGAAATTAAGCTTAGGTACCGCAGGCATTTTAGGACAAGGAACGATAGGATTAGCGTCTGGATTAGGAAGATTAAGTATTAATTTAGGATATTATGGTGGAAAAAATGTACTTAATTCATTAAAATATGATGATTGGCGTAATCCTATAGGAAAGGCTGCAAAAGGAATATATAATTTTTCTTCTAGTTTAGTAAAATACGTTCCAGAAGAAACAGTATATAATGCTACTAAAAATCAATTAGAACATAGATCTGGTAAATTAAAATTAACAGGCAGAGGCAAAGTTGCTCTAGCAGGAACTGCATTATTTGGAATGGTGGCTAATTTTAATAATTCTAATTCTTTTAAAAATATGGGATCAACAGATACTAACATAACTACTGCCACTCCTGTTTTTCAAAATACAAAATCAAATAAAATAGATTTTGGTGGAGCAACAGGAGATTTAGTATTTGCTTTACATAATAACAGATAGAAGGTGATTTAATATGGCGATTATACCAGTTGGTAATTTAGCTAAAACAATTTTATCTAATAAAATGACTTCTTTAAATGTTGCATTTTCAGGTATATCAGCATTAGACACATATCAAACAGAAAGAGAAGAAGGTGCTGGTTTTGCTAAGGCAACTGCTAGTGCTGTTTTTGATGCAGCACTAGCTTCTACTGTTGGATTTGTTCCATATCTAGCTTATTCTATGGCTAAAGAAATCCCTGGATTAGCTGTTGATGCATATCAAGCATATGGACAATATTCAAGACAATTAGGAGCTATGCAAAAACAACAAGCTTTTCAAAATGCAAAATTTAATGATACCGAACAGGCATACACAATGAGACAAGCAGGAATGGCTATTGCCCAACGTAGTAGATATAACGTTCAACAAGCTATGCTAGGCAATGAAGCTAAATATATGATGAGATAGTAGGTAGGTGACATAAATTGCCTAAATTTAATCCTAATAAATTTAAAAAATACGTTAGTAAATTAGACATAAAAAACCCTCAGCATCAAAGAAAAGCATTAAAATACGTATTAGATAGATCTGAATATAAACCTTCAGAACGAAAAACTATATTAAACTCATTTGATAAAGGTGATTATAGTAACTTTCTCACTAAAGAAAGACGTAGTGCTTCATGGGATGATTTCGCAAAATACCGTAATGTTTATCATACTATAGAAGAAGCCCCTATCTCAAAACCAGATACTAGTGGTTTTGGACATATTAGAAAAAATGTCATAGGACCATCAGAAGAATCGGCAGACAATAAAAAGAAAAATCTTGTAAATAATACTAAAAAACATAAGCAATCAACTTCAAATACTACACAACCACTCCAATCTGGTCCTATATCTGCTAACGATTTTGCTGCAATGAGCGGTAGTGATAATAGAGCTTCTAGCTATATGGGCAAACGCTTAGCTAATAGACTTAATGAAACTAATGCAAAAATAAAAGCTATAAAAGATAATGCTGATCTATCAGAGGTAGATAAGACTAAACAGATTAATGATATTTATAGTACTTTTGGCGATAATGTAAAAAATATAGATGATGTCTCACGTATATTACAACAAGAAGCACAAAATGGTCCAGGTATTCGTGATTATGTACATGCTTATAGTGGACATGTTGTTGGTGCTGGTATGGTATTAGGAATGGGTAATGCAGTATTAGACGCTGCTGACACTAAAGGACAAAAAACTAATGCTCAACTATATAGTAATCCGTTTTAAAAATAAAAGGAGAGTTTTATGGAAATAGTATCTTATTTTAAAAAAAATAGTAAAAATAGAATTACAATATGGGCTAAAAATAATATAAGAGATGATAAAAATAAAAAATGGACTCCAAAAAATGAATACCAACATATTTTTTTAGAGACATATTCTTATGATACATATGTTTCAGATAAAAAAAGACGACAAGGAAAAACAGAAGCGTTAATAATAAAATCTTTATATGAAGCATTTAATAAAAATAATTCTCTTATAGTCTTTAAATTGCATACCTTTCTTGATATAAAAAATATAATGAAAAAAACCAATAGATTTCTAAAAAATAGTACTTCATTAATTAATCATGTTTATCGATTTAATCCTTTTGAGATATTGTTTACTAATGGATCTAAAATAATTTATGTTACATCTACTACCTTAAATCGCGTAAGAGGAATTCCATCAAATACATATATTACATTAGAAGATCAATATTAAAATTATAAGAGGGTGATTTTATATAGCAAAACTTACACCAGTAGAAATAGAAAAATTAAAACAAATAAAAAATGATCCAGTTTTATGGGCAAGAACATTTATTAAAATATCTGATCCTAAAACAAAAAAAATAGGACCTTGGGAAGCTAGAGATTATCAAGCAGAAATGCTTAGAGATCGAAGTGTTCGTAAAGTATATCAATGTGGAAGACGATGTCTTCCTGGATGGATTAGAATTTTTAACCCTATAACAGGAGAAATGAATTCTGTAGAGTCATTATATTCCATAGGAAAAACGTCTGTTGCAACTATGAATAACGAGTATAAAATGCAAATAGAAAACGATTGTCCTATTTCTTTTAATGGTAAAAAATCAGTTTATCGTCTTACTTTAAAAGGTGGTAAGCAAATTGACGCCACAGACAATCATCCATTTTTTACAGCAGAAGGATGGAAAGAATTAAAAAACTTACAAGTAGGAGAAATGTTAGCTACACCAAGTAAGTTAGATTTTTTTGGAAATGAGTCTATAGATATAAACGATATTAAACTACTAGCCTATATGATAGGAGATGGTAATTGTAAAAATAAAAATATACGTTTTACTCAGATCCCCAATAGCGCTCAACATTTAAAAATGGAACAAATTGTTAAGAATTATGATTGTGAATTATTTCAATACCCTTCTAGTAAAAGACAGTATGATTTTATTATTAGAAAAAATAAGTTTAGGCATAACCGTACTTATCCAAACAAAGTAAAAAATCTATTAATACAATATGATGTTTGCAATCGTAATGCAGATAACAAGATAATTCCTAAAAAAATTTTTCAGTTAAAAAAAGAACAGATTGCATTATTTTTATCTAGGCTCTTTGCTACAGATGGTTGGGCATCGTCTTCTTATCGAAATCAAAAATGGTTATGTGAAATAGGATATGCTTCTAATTCTGAAATGCTAATTAGAGAAATTAGCCATCTACTATTAAGATTTGGAATAAAAAGTAATATTTCAAAAAAAACACAAAAAGCTTGGAATTTAGGAATATATGATAAAAAATCTATTAATATATTTGCACAGGAAATTGGTATCTATGGAAAAGAAAAAGCATTACAAAAAGTCGTTGATGATGTGAACAAAAAACTAGATTTAGACAGTTTTATGCCAAAGGTTATTAACAAAGAAATAATATCAACGATGAAGTCTAAACAAGTAACAAAAGCAGATTTAGTTAGATTCTGGGAAGATACTACTAGACAAAATAGTAGACTAAGATTAGAAAAGTATAAGTTACAAAAACAGAGAGCTAAACTAATAGCTAAATATTTAGATATGCAAGATTTATCATTATTAATAGATGGTGATATTGAATGGCAAGAAATAAAATCTATAAAGTATATTGGAGATTTTGATACCTATGATTTAACAGTCTCTAATACGCATAATTTTATTGCAAATGATATTATTACACACAATACCGGAAAAACAGAGACAATGATAGTAGAAGGACTTCATAAAGTATGTACTAATAAAAACTTTAGAATCCTTTATGTTACTCCATACGAAAATCAAGTTAATTTGATTTTTATGAGAATGAGAGAAATCATTCAAGATAGTCCCTTAATTAAAAATGATGTTGTCAGAATGAAGAATAGCCCATATATGATAGAATTTAAAAATGGCTCCACTATAATGGGCTTTACTACTGGAGCTTCTTCTGGACAAGGAGCAGCATCAATACGAGGACAAAGAGCAGATTGGATATTCTTAGACGAAATAGATTATATGGCAGAAAATGATTTTTCTACTGTTGCTATGATTGCTGGAGAACGTTCTGATATTGGCATAACTGCAAGTTCTACTCCGACTGGTAAACGTGGTACTTTTTACAGAATGTGTACCGATAAATCTTTTGGATATTCACATCATTATCATCCATCTATGCATAATCCTAACTGGAATCAACAGATGGAGGATCAATTTAGAGCAGAACTAACTCAATCTCAATATGATCACGAAATACTTGCTATATTTGGAACTGAAGAAGCAGGTGTTTTTGATAAAAACAAACTAGATAAAGCTTTAACTTTTAAATATTATACATATGATAAATTAACAGAAAATGATAAAAGAAAAATAGAGTTATCTGGAGGAAATTATCCAGATGAATACATATATGATAGAAATAATTTACCGCCATATAATCCATTTAGATGTATGGGAGTCGATTTTGATAAATATCAAGCTTCTAGTTCTATAATTATTTTAGATTTTGATATAGATATAAGAAAATTTAAGGTAATAAAACGTATAGAGGTGCCTAGAGGAGAATACACTTTAGATAATGCTGTAAAAATGATAATAGAATTAAATGATATTTATAAACCTAGTTGGATTTATGTTGATAGAGGATATGGTAAAAAATAATTTAAATATAATGGTAAAACAATATTTTTTTCTAGTAATAAATATCTAGAAAAGAATGATTGTTAAATGTCAGAACCTCAGTGGATAAAAGAAGCTATTTATTTAGAGCGAAAACGACAAAAATATTTAAATTATATTGCCGTCTAATAAAAATACTGTTGAATTTATTAGATTATTAGTGGGCTAAATCGGTAAAAGCTTTAAAATGCTAATACCGAGGTAACTTATATTTTTTATAAGTACCGTAACGCATAGAAGTTGAAATAATACTTCCACGAGAGTCCGCTACCTTACAGTTGAAATAATAAGGTAAAAATATATGCTAGACTGGATTAGAATAGACTAATCGATGAAAATGAAGGAAACTTCCAGAGCATAAGATAAAAAGCTTATGGTTAATAACAATTCGGATTATCAATTAGAAAGATTACATATATATGGAGATGAACATCCTTCCTCTGGATTAAAAAATAAAGTTAAAGGATGGCAATTTAAAAATACAATAGAAATAATAGATCCTGTTACAAAAGAAAAAACAAAAGAACCAATGAAGCCTTTTATGGTAAATCAATTGTCTGTATCTTTTGACAGAGAACGTATTGTATTATCTCCATTTGATATAATTTTACATAAACAATTAGTCGATTATGCAGTAGAAAGAGTATCTCAATCTGGTATACCTATATATAGTTCAAAAAATGAGCATTATGTAGATGCTCTTGGACTAGCACATTTAGGTTTTGTTTTAGAGTTTCCTCAATTATCTTCTTTAATAAAAAAACCTAAATTTACTACCAAAATTAAACATAGTGTAGCGTCTTTAGGGGCTAATAGAGTAAAAAATGCTTTCAAAAGTATTTCACAACCTATTAAAAATCCTTGGAAAAATTATAATACACATAATAAAAATGATGATGATGATTTACCAGGAGATAAACCTTATTGGACAAAAGCTCCTAAGATAAACAGTAATTCACAACGATATAAGACTGCTAAATGGGGAAATAGAACCGGTATAGGTTTTAAGGGCAGATCGCTTTGGTAGACAAAATTAATAGATACAGGTTACTCTCCCGCCTGTTCTATATAGATTAAACGCTAAAGTTCCCCTCCGCTTTAGCGTTATTTTTTTATAAGGAGATAAAAATGACTGATTTAAATAAAAATAATCTTTTATATGTACCAAAAACAGAATTAGAACGTCATTATGAGTCTTCGGATATTTTTTATGATAAAACACCTGATTTAATAAAAAATACACCAATTGTAGAGAATAAAACTAATATAATTGATGATTTAAATGAATTAAAATCATTAATAGATTTTTTACCAGATGGTTTAGCATTTATAAAAGATTCTATTGATAAATTAATAGAATTGCAAGAATATCATTTTAATAAAGATAATAATAACGAAGAAGACAATGATTCTGATACTCCTGATGATACAAATAATGAAACAGATAACGATATTAAAGTTCCAAACATAACTCCGCCAGATGAAATAATAGATAATAGTACTAACGAAGAACAAAATGATATAAATGATGATTCTAATAATAATAATGAAAATAATAATATTAACAATGATAACAATATAGATTTTACTGAGGATTATGAAGTTACAAATAATGAGTTAATAGATTTACCTGACTTTTTTCCAAACAAAACTAATATAGATATTAATTTTGTTGAACCTAAAAGCTTAATTCAAATTGCTCAGGAAGACTATAAAAGAGATACATTGGATTTAAATGAATATTATTTACAAAAATTGCAAATAGTTCTTCAGCAATATTTTCAAAAAATGTTAGCAATCGGACAAGAATGTGGAGTAATGAATATTAAAAACTTAATTAAAGATTTTGACGGAAATGCTGTTAATATAAATGATAAAAATCTACTACATTTAAAAGATCATGTTATTAGATCTCAAATATTAAGAGATCAAAAAACTAGATTATTTAAATTAACACATAATGTAGATAATACATTAAATCATATAAGAAGTTGGCACGCTTCTGAACAAGAAAGAGAACGTTATTATTCAGAAGAATATGGAGATAGTGAAACCTATTTAAATAATTGCTCTAATACTTTATTAGTACAAAGTAGAAAAAGATATGATAATAGCTACAAACAATCTTTATATAATATGTTTAAATATCTTGATAGTTCTGTTTTAGTTACTGGAGAAATTCTTTCATTAGTAACTAACGAAGCTCAGGCTAAAGGAAAGATGTTAAAAGAAGGCATAGATATTTTTGTTTCTACAAAAACTAAGAAAATAGAAGAATTAAATAAACAAACAAATAATATAGAAAATGATATGAGTAAACCAGTTGAAACAACTTCTAATAACACTTCTTCTGAATCATCTTCTAATAAATCTTCTAGTGAAACTTCTAGTAATGAACAGCAAAAATATGATGATTTTGCAAAGCTACAAAAAGAACATCCAGAATGGTTTGTTGGAGATACATATGTTGGAGACGATGCTGATGCTAAAAAGAAAGTTGAAGAAGCTCTTAAACAAAATGAAGATACTAAAAAAGAAACTACTAATATAATAAAAGATGTTTTAAATAATATAACATCAAAAGATAATAATAATCTTACCGATTATTTTATAAAATCTATAAAAAATAAAAATAATAGTGAAAACAAAGGTGGCAATTAATGGATTTAACAAAATTAATGTTTTGGAGAAAGAAAAAAAATATTGTTGAAGCTCCTGCCACATCTAATAAAACAAAGACTAGTAGCGGACAACAAATAACAAATGCTAATTTAAAAAATTTTGTTGTTAAAGCTGTTGGATTTTCTGGAGGAGATTCATCTGGTGATTTTGCTTCTCCAGAATATGACTTATCAGAAATAAAAAATGCTATAGAATCTGATTCATATTTAAATATAGCTTTAAGAAAATATTCTCAATTAATCTTTAAAGCTGGATATAATATAGTATCTGAAAATGATTCAGCAGCAGAGTATATTGAATCACGTTTAAGAATGATGAGTTTTACAACAAATATACCAATAGATGTTTTATTACAACAAATAGCTACAGATTTAGTTTATTACTCTAATGCCTTTTTAGTAAAATCTCGTGTAGACACCAATCAACTTGGTGGAATACAAGCACAAGGTATTTTAGATAAAAAACCTATTGGTGGTTATTTTAGATTAGATCCGTCTACTGTACAAATTAAAGTAGATGCTAATGGGACAGTTCAACAATATCAACAAGAGTCTGGAAGTGATACAACAACATTTAAAAGTACTGATGTAATACATTTTTACAAAAATAAAGGCGGAGGATCCATCTTCGGCACTCCAGATGTAATTGCAGCATTAGAAGATATTAAATTATTACGAAAAATAGAAGGTAACGTATTAGATTTGATATATCGTTTTGCTATACCAATATATCAAATGAAAATTGGTATACCAGAAACTGGAATGATGGCAACAGATAAAGAAATTGATGATGCTAAAACAGAAATCGAAAAAATGCAAAATGATGGTATTATCATAACAAATGAAAGAACTGATTTTAAATCCATTGGTGCAGAAGGAGAAGCAATTGATGTAAGTAGTTATTTATCATATTTTGAAAAACGTGTTTTTTCTGCGTTAAATGTTTCTGAAGCTATGATGGGACGTGGAGGAGCAAAACAAGATGCAGATAGTATGGAAGAACAAGTACATAATACTGTAAAGTTTATTCAAAGAACTATTTCTATTTTTATAGAAAATTTTATGTTTAATGAACTTTTATTAGAAGGTGGATTTAATCCTATTTATAACAAACAAGATATTGTCCATTTCCAATTTAATGAAATTAATTTAGAAACAAAAGTCAAAATGGAAACTCATGCATTAAATCAATTTCAAGGTAATTGCATTTCATTTGCAGAAATGCGACAGCAAATTGGTCTTAGATCAGATAATGTTGATGAAAGCTTATTATATGCCAATATGATTCAACAGAAAAATGCATTGGAGCTTATTCAAGCTAAATTAGGACAAAATACTGCATCATCTGTATCATCAAATACAGGAACTAGTGGACCGGATAAAGAACAAAAAGTTTCTGGAACTGCTAAAAACACAATATCTCCAACTAATCAACATGGTACAAGTTCTGTTAATATAAAAGAATCTTTATCAAAAAAAACCAAAAAAAATATAGAAAAATATAAGAAAAATTTTGCTTCAGTGTATAAAAGATATCATGTAGCACGTAATGAAATATGTGAGCAAGACAATAGCGATATCACAACTATTTTAGCATTAACTAGAGATAGTATATCAAAGGACTTAGCTAATCGAATACAAGCAGAAGCAAGTAATGGTATGTTAAAAGCTTTAAAAGATTCAAATTCAAATATATTTTTAAATAAAAAAATAATTATTAGTGAATTAACTAATAAAATGAATAAAACATTAAACAATATTTTTAAAGATATACATAAAAAAATTAAAAATGAAGCTAAGTCGAATGAAGAAAAAATAGCTATTTTTGATGCGATAGAATACAGAATTCGTTTTCTATCAGAATCAATTGTACTTAAATCATATTGGTATGCTTACGTAAAAGCATGTCATCAATTACATATAGCTAAAGTATACATAAAGTTTAATTCAGAAAGAGATAATAAAAATCATAAAACTATTATAGATACTAATAAATTTACTTTAGATGATATACCTCCATATAATGCTTATTGTTCATGTAAAATTTTTCAAGAAAGGAGAGATAGCAAATAAATGGCAATAATTATACGTGAATATGCTGGATATAATAATTTTAATGCTACACGTAATGCTATTGACGTTAATTTTACAGAAGGTTTTTTTAATGAAACAAATGATAGTTTTGCAACCATAGAACCAGATTCTTTAATGGTTGACGTAGAAGGTATACATGCTTATCCTTATGCAACAAGAAATTTTACTAGATATATGCCTAAATGCTTAAAAAATAGTATACCTTCTTGGACAAAACCTTATAGAAAACCAGTAATTAAACATCATAATGAAGAAAATGGTGAAACTATTGGTAGAATTATTAACGCAAAATATAAAGAAAGTAATACATTATCTAATACACCTGCGCTTGTTTTTACTATAAATATACCAAATGAACAAGCAAAAAAAGAAATAAAAAATGGTTTACTTGCTACAACTTCTATTGGTGTTATAGCGCATGATGTAAGATGTAGTATTTGCGGAGCACACTTGGAAGATGGAAGTAGCTGTGGACATGAACGTGGACAAGAATATAGCATTAACGGAAAAAAAGAAATTTGTTATTGGGATATGTATTCCATAGAAGCTAAAGAATTAAGTTATGTTATTGTGCCGTCAGATGCATACTCTAAAAATATTAGAGCATATCCTGCTACTTCTACACATAACAATAATAAACCAATATCGGAATCCTTAGACGATAATAAAGTAAATACAAAAGGAGAAAATAATTTGGAAGATATTAAAGCTCTTAAAGAAAAATTGCAACAATCCGAAGAATCTATCACTAAATTAAATGAAAAAATTACTGAATTAGAATCAGAAAAAAAATCATTAAAAGAAAAAATAGTTGAATTAAATAATAATATAGATTCTTTAAAAGAAGAAAAAACACAAGAAATTCAATTAAGAGAAGGTGCAGAATCAGAATTAATTGAAACAAAAAAAGAATTGAGACTTAATATAATAGAAAATTTTCAATACTTACGACAGGCTACAGGTAAAGAAAAAATTAATTTAGATTTATTAGAAAATAGAACAGATGATTCATTGAAAGATTCTATAAAAGATTTAAAAGAAGAATTATCTATTGTAAATAACAAAGCTAAAGAAATGAATGATAATTTACCAAAACCTGGATCTGTTAAAAGTCCAATTAAACATTCAACAAATGTTCAAGAATCACATAAAGAATCTAAAAACAAAAAAGAAATTAATTTTGATGAAAGCTTAGAACAAATTTTAACTGCTATGTTTAATAAGAAAAGATAAGGAGATTATGTAAATAATGGCAATATACCCTAATGATTTTACAACACAAGAAAAATTACAGCCAGGTGCTAGAGGCGAAGTATTTCAGACAAGTTTGCCTGGCTATAGAGATAATGCAGATCGTGTAAATCGTACAAATAATAACCTTAACACTTCTGCTCATGATGTACCTAATATCAAATATCTATTTGATTACAGACTACCTACTTTATTTAAATATGGTTTTGCTTACGGTTTTAACCAGATTGTTATTCCTAAAGGACGTATCGTTGCAGCTGATCCTAATATGGATTTAGTAGATTTTGAATCTCAAAAACAATTTAATACATTAACTCTTGCTAATGGTGGCGTTCCTGTACGTATTCGTGCTATTGGGGATAAATATAATAATCATAGCAGCAGTGCTACTGCTATTATAAGTCCAGCTAGTCAAAATCAAACTGTATTAAATATAGGTAAAGAATGGATTCCAGTAAGCGGTTTTAGTAAAACATACAAAGAAACTTGTTATCGTCCATTTAAAATAGATGGAGCTACAAAAGGAGCAAATGCTCAATTAGAAGCTTCAGGATATTCTATTAGTACTACTACTGGTAAAGTAACTAAATCACAAATCGAAGTAAAAGACGTTCGTCCCGGTAATATTCCTTTAGGTATGCTTCAAAGAAACGAATATACTAGAGATGATGATGCATTTAACGGTATTGCTCCTGGCCCTATCTTAACAGATGCTATGGTAGAGTTCCCTTGGTTTGTTTATAAAGATAAAGCAGAAGAAAATCCTTGGGGCAGTGCATATGGTGCTTTATTTCCAGGTGCATTAGTTAAATCAGACGAAAATGGTCGTATTACAATTTCTCCACTCTCTATTGAAACTGAAGTTGCTGATATGGATATTGCTGAATACGAAATGGAACGTCAACAGGTTATTGGACAAGTTTATTCTGTTAATCATGAAATTGTTCCAGAAGGTGCAGCTAAATGGGCTACTTGGGCACTAGAAGATCGTTTAAATTCTGATGAATTTAATCCTGCTCTTTATGCTAAAACTAATCGTCATGGCGAAGATGCTGTAAATTCTTCTCCATTTAATAGCAAAGGTAAGTACCCTGGATATCCATACGATAAAAATTATTTAAATCATGACTTACATATGCTTGCTTCTATAGGACGTAGAGACAATTATGATCCACGTATGAATCAAGAATTCTTATATGATAATTTGGGTATTCCTGGATTAACAGATGGTCATAATGCCGTAGTCCGTGACGTAGAACCTGCAATTGCTGGTTATATTCACTATGCTGGCGGTAAAGATTATTCTCCTATGTACTTTAGAACATTAGATGTAAATATAGAACCAAATTCTTTACAAATTGCAATCAGTGACGATTCTTTTGCTAATTGTACAAAAGGAGCAAAAGTAAAAAATGATATATTTAAAGTTACTTACTGCAATGAAGAACAAGGTATTATTATGCTCGAAGTTGCTAACAAAACAGAAGCTGATAATTTGTTAAGAGATAAAGATAGCGGTGTAACTGTCAAATTTAAATATAAAAAACGTGGAATGAGCGGCGTACCTACTTATTTAGATTGGGACGGTATTGCTGGTAGTGTAAAAGTTCTTTTCACAAAATAAAATTTAAAACATAAAAGAAATGAGGAGTTTACATAAATGAATTTTGCAGAAGCGCTAAGTAACGTACAGAATTTACGTAAAGCAATAGAACAACAAGAAAAAGATTTTGAATCTGGTAAAACAGATAAACGACCTTCTGTTAATCAAAAAACACTTGATTTAACAGAAAAAATGATTCGTAATATATACGGAGATTATTCTAAAGGTAGTGCTACTATTAGAGAAGCATTAATGAGTACAGATACTGTTCGTTTAATTCCAAAAGTTATAGAAGGACAGTTAAGAGAAGCAGCAGAACCAGAATATTTAGCTTCTAAATTTATGAATGTTATACATGTTGAGGGTAACAATAGTGCCGTATATGTGGTTCCAGTAGTTGGAGAAATTTTCGCATCTGAAGTTACAGAAGGCGGACACTACAATGAACAAAACTTAGATTTCAATACTGTAGAAAATGGACAGTTAGAAATTCGAGTAAAAAAATATGGTCTTAAAGTAACTATTTCTGAAGAAGCAATTCAAGATTCTTCTTGGGACATATATGGAATTAATGTACGTAAAATGGGTAGAGCTATGGCTAGATTAAAAGAAGAAAACTGTTTTAACGCTTTTTCTAATCATGGACATATTTTATTCGATAACGACAAAAGAGAACAATTCCCAGAAGCAGGTACAACTGGTAGAGACGCTGATGGCTCTTATAACGATACTTTATCTGTTGAAGATTTCTTAGATTTAGTATTAGCATTAATGGGTAATAATAGAGTTCCAACAGACATAATCATGCATCCATTAACTTGGGTAATTTTTGCTCGTAACTCTATGATTGGTAATGGTTTAACATTTGGTGCATTTGGTGGTAATCAAGTTCATCCATGGGGCGCAACTCAAGGTACACCAGGTTTTGCAGGTTTATCTTCCGAAGAAGGTCCTCAAAAATTAATTATGCGTCCAGATCAGGTTCAAAATAGACTTCCTGTACCTCTCGCTATAAACTTTAGCCCATTCGTTAGATTTGATAAACTTAAAAAACGCTTTGATATGTATTGTATTGATCGTTCTGAAGTTGGTGTCATAGTAGAAAGAGAAGGATTAAGCACTGATGATTGGAATGATCCAGAACGTGATATGCGTATGTTAAAAGTTAAAGAACGTTATGGTGTAGGTATTTTAGACAATGGTAAAGGTATTACAGTAGCTAGAAATATTGCTGTTGCTCCAACTTATCCATTGCCACCAGAAGTACGTATTCAGAACTTAGATTAAAAAATAATAATATAATAAAAATAAAATATAGAGTGGATTTAATAGTCCACTCTATATTTTTAAAATAATAATAGAAGGGATTTGTATATTTTGGAACAAATAGCAGTCATTAGATTATCAAAAGGTCAAGTTGGATACTATGATGAATTAAGCAGAATACATCTTACTTTAAATAAACCAGAAGCTATTATTTATGCTGGAACTAACTGTACTCAATTAAGACGTTCTATAAAATCTGGAAGATTAAAATTAATATCTGGATCTTTAGGAAAAGAAGATATTCCTAAAAAATTAAAAAAAGTATCTACTTTTACTAAGGGTAGTATTATAAAAAAATCTGAACCTAAATCTGAATTAGTTACGGCTGAAAAATCTGTCGAACCAACAAAAGCTGAAATAAAAACTGAATCTAAAGTTATTGAGACAACAAATATTGAATCTAAAAAAAATACTAAAACTACAACTAGAACAAAAAAAAATGATAATAAAGATAGTATAAAAAAAATAGAAGAAAAGAAATAAAATGGCTGAATATGAATTTGGAATAATCGGCGTAGAGTCGAGTTTTAAAGAACAAAGTGTTTTTATATATTTTAATTTAGACTTAGATCCTGATACTATTGATCATAAAAATATTTATTTAGTTTATTTAGATAAAAAATTAAACGCTAATAAAGCAGTAAATTATAATTTAATAACTCATGGAGATTTCATACAATTAAAATTAGATGATTGGGCCGTTCCTAATGATGAATATACTTTATTAATACAACCTGGTATTTCATCTATTACAGGAGTAAATTTAGATTCTGCTTTAATTAGAAATTTTTCTTTTAAAACAGATGTTACTTCTAAAATTAAAATATTGTCTCCATCAAATTATCAAAAAATATCTAATAATTTCATATGCAAATGGGAAGAAATAGGAGATACTTTAGAAAACAATTTTTATTTAGAAATAGATAAAAATAATTTATTTAATTTAAATCCTATAAAAACAACTATATCATCTAAGAAAAAATTTTCTACAAAAATAAAAGAAAATGGCCAATATTATTTACGTATAAGATCTATAAAAGGTGATGAATATGGATATTGGTCTGATATAGTTACGTTTTTAATAGATGATAAATCAAATAATGATTCTGACGATAATGATGAAGATAGTTCTGACGATGATATGCTTATTATCGATAATGAAGAAATAAAAATTCTCTCTTTTCCAGATAATGGAATTACACCTTCTAAATCTTTTGATTTTGTATTTGATGAAGATATTGATACTACAGATATGAATATCAAAATAATAAGGAGTGATATATAAAAATGTATGAAAATGTTAGTTATGATACTGATATGATAGATTCTAATATTTTAAGTATTGTTCCTTCAGAGATAAAAGATAATTCTATTTATAGAATAAAAATATCTGGAATAAAAACTAAAGATAACAAAAAAATATTTCCTGAAACAACTTTTAATATCTTAACAGCTGTTTCTCCTATGTACTGTACTTTAAAAAGTCTTAAAGCATTAATTAATAAGTTTAATATATCAGATAAAGATCTTCTTACATATATTAAAGACGCTTCTAATTATGCAGATTTTATAGGTGGTTCAGTAGTTTCATCAAGCGATGATGTAGATTTTGCAAAAGAACAATTTACAAAAACTAAAGTAACGTTAGATTGTTTATTACGAGGTATTGTAGATAAATCTTATGAAAACGGTTCTAAATACACATTGGATGTGGCCACATATGAAGAATCATCTAATTTAGATGCATTACAAAAATTAATTGATGATTTAAAAGATGAATTAATCAAATGGCAAGATGCAATAAGAGGATATTATAACGAAGGACGAGCAGCTCCTGTAGTTACTAGAATAGGTATTAAATCTAATACTAATAGTGACGTTAGTCATACAACAGTAGATACAATTCTAAACGATTTTACTCGTACTCCGCCAGAAGGGAGCAATTAATTTATGCAACCTTCTTTTAATAATAATATACAAAAAGTTATTAAAAAATTTTCTTATCCAATGTGGATTATATATAGAGATCAAGATATAAAATGTACATGTGTTGATTTTACTACTAATCAACCAAATCCTAAATGTAAAAAATGTTTAGGAACTGGAAGAAAAATTAAAATAAGAAAAATTACCGCAGCTAGACAACCATTTAGAGTAAGCATTACAGGACAAGGAGTAGCTACAGAATTTTCTTTATATAGTACATATTATACATTAAACAATATAAAAGCTAATCCTAGAGATATTTTAATAGATAAAAACTCTGTTGATGTAATACAAGACTGTTATGAAGAGAGATGTAATGATAATGAGCCAACATATTATAGATATCTTACAGCTCCTAAAAAAACTAATAAAGATATTTTTTTAAAAATGTTTAATTATATATTAGGTAGTGATAAAAATGTCTAATGTACTAACTGTATTAAATTCTAATTCTTTAGAAATAGCTGTTAATAAACATTCTAATCTTCTTATCATAGGAAAAGCTTCTACTAATTATTGTTATAATACTATAACATATTGCAATGATTATAATAATGTATTAAATAATTATGGAAATAGCGATCTATCTAATGCTTTTAAGATAGCTCAGGATAATGGAGTAGAAGATATATTTTTATTAAATATAAAAAGTAATGATGATTATTTTTTAATAATAGAAACTTTAAAGCAAAATGATTTTACATACATAGCTCCTATAAATACATTATTATCTGATTATTATTATGATAAAAATAATAATAATAAAAAAACATATTATGCTGAATATCTATTAAAAGAAATAAATAATAATGATTCTATTTTTATTTTTACTGATAAGCATGCTAATTTATATGAAGATCAATTAGCATATTTAAAAGATATGAATTTTTTATCTAAAGAAATTACTAATAATATTGTGTCTAGCAAATGTAAAGAAAATTTAATTTTTGTTGCCAATAATTTAAAAAATTATACTATGTCTAATTTAATACTGGCTATTGCATTATGTACTACAGATATAAGCTTATATCCAACATCTAATTTTGGTCCAGCTTTATTTCTTATAGATCAATATGATGATACATATAATTTTGCTTATTTTAAAAATCATACAGATATAGATACTACTGTTGAAAATTTATTAAATTTTAAAGATGTTTCTATAGAAAAAATCGTTACTGTTCAACGAATTATTAAAATGATAAAAAGAGAAATGGACTTTTCTGAATTTCATGGTCGTCTTTATAATGAATATCAGAGGTTATTGATATATAAAAAGATAGAAAAATATTTATCTAGTTTATTAGATTATGTTATTTATAATTACGATATTATTTCTATAGATCCTTATAAAGATCCTAATAATCCATGTACTATTATTGTAGTTTGCATTTTAGAAGCATGGCCAAAAAATTGTTTAGAAAAATGTAGTATAAAGATAGGAGTAGAAGTTGGATAAAAATATTAATAAACAAGATCAAATTACAGAATTTGAATTAATGTTAAAAAGTAAAGAAGAAAATAATCATATAGTAACAAATAACTCACAAGAGTTTCATCAAAGTACTACATTAAAATCAGACAAAACAGCCACTTTATCTGATTTTATCAATATGTTATGTATGCTCATAAATAAAAGTGAATCCATGAAGAAACTAAAAGCAATATTTCTTCCTGATGAAGGAGCTCGTATTCGTATAGATCAAAAAGAAACTATTGATAATTCATATATATTTTTCGATTTAATAAGTAGAACTCCTTTAAACGAATTAAAACCTAGACATAGAGAAGACATACTAGAGATAACTGATGATATAAATAATAAAAGAGCTGGCTATATTTTTGGACAAAAATATAGTACAATAATACAATTTAATATTTTAGCTTGTGATTATAAGACAGCAAATGCAGTAATTAATAATTTAGAAGACTTACTTTTCAAATATACTGGTTATTTCAAAAAAAATGGCATATCAGAAATATTGTTTAAAAATCAATACACAGATCAGAACTTAGCATATTATAGACAATCTTTATCTGTAAGAAGCTTAGTATATGAAATAATTACAGAAAAATTATTTGTTCAATTCAAGTCTGAAATTCAAAATATTCACACTAGTTAACAAAAAAATATAAGGAGGAACTATTTTGGGAATTTTTGATAATGAAAAAACACTTCCAGGTGTAATTACACAAATAGAAAGTGATTATACTGGTGGATTTGATTCTAGTCAATTTGGAAGCACCGATTCCGTTTGTATAATTGGAACAGCATTTCAAGGACCTACAAATCAGCTTACACAGATCTTTACTCCAGAACATGCTGCTTATATATTCGGAAAAGTATATGATGCAGAAAAAGACCAAGAAGCTACATTAGTAGCAAATATTCAAGATGCATGGGAACGTGGTTGTCGAACAATTTATGCTGTACGTGTAGGCGGTAAAGAATTATACAAAGACTTTGATCTTTGTATAGATTCTAATTATAAACTCCGTGTATCTAGTATGTTCCCTACGAATATAGGCAAACAATGTTATTTTAAATATGATAATACAATTGGTATGGAATCTTTAAGATTTTATAAACCAGCTTCTCAAGCAACTATTGCCGAAAAAAAACAAGGCTATGTAACTAGCGCTAGTGCTGTATTAGCTACAGAAATTAAATTAAATCAAGACTATGGATACAATAGAGATTCTAATTTAATAGATGTAATTAAAATGTTCAATTATCATGCTAATAATAATGTTCTTAAATTGTCTATTGTAGACGAAGAAGGTAATGACGTAACTAATTCTAGCGGAGTACGCAAACTTCCTTTAGGTGTTATCTATCCAGGAGTTTATTTTATTGGTAGAGATCATTCTTTATGTCAGAACATTACAGAAAAGAAATTTACTATATCATCTACTGAGTCTGGTACAACAAAACCTTTCACTAAATTTGAAGATCCTTATTATCGCACATTAGTTATTAATACAGATGTAAATCAGCCATTACCTATCTATGCAAAAAATATGTCTGATTTACGTGACATTTTATATGATGTAGATATCACTATGGTTGATGATTGGGATTTCTTAGATAATACAGAAATTCCAGATAGAGCTTTTGCTCTAAATGATATTGATTATGAAGGTGCAGATATATCTGGATTTAATTTATATAAAGCTTTAGGATCTGGTTTTGCTATTACTGCTAAAGCAGAAAAACGAATAGATTCTACAGGTAAAGAACTTACACCTAGAATAAGAGAAACTGCTATGGATGATCCTAATAGAATTGTTTCTATTACAGACGGTGTTTATTCTATGCTACAAGATGCAAATATGAAATATAGAGTTTTATCTTGTGCATCAGCAGATGAAAAAATTGACAGTAAATTACCTAGAGCTATTGACTTTAAAAAAGCAATTCCTCAAGATATGACCGTATTAAATGATTATATCAAAATAACATCTAAAGTAGATTCTGATGATAAGACAGAAGCAAAAACATATACAATACAATTTGTAGCAGTTGATAGTGCAACAGTTGATAATGTTTCTGATATTTATTCAGAAGAAGTTTATCCAGTAATTGGATCTATAGATGATATTAGCGAAATTGAAACTGCTACATTAAATAATGGTACTTTATTAATGTTAGTAGATAAAACAGCTGCAAATGAAAGTACTTTAATAAGAATGAACAATGATTCTACTTATACAATTTTAAATGGAGTATCTTTCGAAGATAAATGTTATATTGTTGATGGAAATTTATATATTGGCGTAAAATGCTCAGATTCAGAACATGGTGAATATGTATCTTTTGCTAAAGTAGAAAATATATCTTCTATTGCTAATAAAAAAGAATATATTTTAGGAGATATGGGAAATCATGTTTTCGTATATAAAATTCTATCTGAAGCAAATTCTGAAGGTGCTATTTTAGAACCACTTGGCGATTTAAAATCTATGTTAAGTGAAGATGAATCTGTAATTGTATATGCTGAAAATTTAAATTTCAATACTAATAAAGTTATTATTAAATCAACACTATTTAACGATATAACTTTAAATGAATTGATAGAAATCATTAATCAAAACGAAATATTAAATAAATTATTTGAAGCTGAAATCACTAGTGCAGGTTCTGAATTTGTAAATGACTTTATTTTAGATATATTAAAAAATGAAGTTTCTAATGAAGGACAGAAATATACTATGCCAGAAGATCGTAAAATATCTTATGACTATAATATGTATATTCCATATCGTACAACAGATAATTTTGCTAGACAATTTAATCAACATTGTACATATACTGAATTGAAAACTGCTCCTACTCATGGCATTATCGGCTGTGAACGTATTACTAACTTAAATTTAAAAGATATTAGCAATAAAGTAAATAAATTATTAGAACTAGACTATGATTTATATGCTAAAAATGGTTTAGGAAGAAATATGTTAGATAGAAATAATTTAGCATATCCTATAGGTAGAAATTTAACTATTGTGTTTGGACAAACTAATGTAGTTATTGGAACAGATAATGATTATAACTTTACTTCTAATTGTGCATCTTCTTATGCTGGAATGATATCAACATTGCCATTAGATCAGAGTTCTACAAATCAGCCAATTGCTATATCTGAAATTTCTCCTGTTCTTACTCAAAGTCAACTAGAATCATTAACTGCTAAAGGTATTGTTACATTTAAACGCAGTTTTACAAAAGGTATTGTAGTTACAGATGGCATTACTATGGCTCCAACAGATTCTGTATTTAGAAGACTTTCTATTAGTAGAATTATGGGTGCTGTAGAAGAAGCTATTAGACAGGCAGCTGAACCTTATATTGGTAAACAAAATCATTCTGCTAATCGCAATAGCTTACATACTGCAATTACTTCTAAGTTAGATAAATTGCAAGGTACATTAATTGAATCATATAGCTTTACAATGAGCGTTGATCCAACAAAAATGCAATTTGGTAATATAGATATTAATTATTCAATAGTACCTATCTACGAAATTCGTACAGTTAATAATACTATAAAAATTAAATCTAAATAAAAAATAAAAATACATAAGGAGTGATAATTTTGGCAAGATCTGTTGCTTCAGATTATGCACGTACATATACAACATTTTCTGGTTGCGATATAGTTGCAACATTTGGTAATGTTGTTATAGGTGCACTTCAAGCTATTACATATCATGTACAGAGAGAAAAGGCCCCTGTTTATACAATGGGCTCACCAGAACCACGTTCCTTTAGTCGTGGTAAACGTGGAATTGCTGGTACTCTTGTATTTACAATTTTCGATAAAGATGCTTTAATTGATGCATTAGCAGACGAAGTATTAGAAGAAGAAAGCTTTCATAGAATAGGTGGAGACATTTCTCAACAAGCCATCTCAATAGATGAATGGGATGAACAAATGACTAAAATGGCAGTAGATGGAAATACACCTGCATCTACTAATTCTGAAACAATTACAAATAACATAGCTCCGGCTTCTAGGCCTGTCTATGATGATGAAATTCCTCCATTTGATATTACTATCAGTTTTGCTAATGAATATGGACAGAAAGCTTCTCTTGTCCTATATGGTGTTGAAATCTTAAATGAAGGTTCTGGTTTTAGTATCGATAACGTAACAAGTGAAAAAGCTTGTACATTTGTTGCTCGTAGAGTTAAATATCTTGCACCAGTAGATGTTTCAGGTACTCCACAATCTATTGGAGCTGATGCTGTATCTACATCAACATCTAATTCTACATCAAGCACTAATACTAAAAATAGTAATGTAACTAGTGCTGGAACTAGCTATTCTAATGGTTCAATAGTTTAATAAAAATAAATAAAGCAGTAATAAAAAGTTGAGGGAATTAAAACCTTCAACTTTTTATTTTTATAGGAGGAAAACATGGCAGAACAAAAAACTAGTATTAACAGAAGTGTTGCTTCTGCTTATTCAAATAAATATATAAGTTTTTCTGGACATGATATGGTATGCGTATTTGAAATACCAATAACTGGAAAAACAATAAGTAAAGTAGTTGGTTCATTACAAACAGTTACATATAGCGTGCATCAGGAAAAAACTCCTGTAAGATGTATAGGTGATATGAATGCTAAAGGATATGTATTCGGACCAAGAACTATTGCAGGAACATTAATTTTTACAGTTTTTAATAAACATTGGGCACAAGATATGATGGAAGAATATTTAGATGCATATAAAATAAATGCACATTTCTTAGTAGACGAATTACCTCCCATTAATATTACTATTAGTTTTGCCAATGAATATGGTAATAAAGCACGTTTAGCATTGTATGGAGTAACTTTTATTAATGAAGGACAGGTAATGTCTATTAATGATTTATATACAGAAAATACTTTTCAATTTTTTGCTACAGATATAGATTATTTATCGAATATAGCATCTAGTACATCTGGCAAACCAAATCACAGTAATAGTGATTTACCAGATGTACCAAATACAAATGATTCTTCAAGTTCTTCAACAACCGAGAATAATACTTCTACTGATGACGCAGATAATGATAATAATAAAAAACCTTATTTTTATGATATAAGAAATACAGTAACTGAATACATACAATTTACTTCAAAAATTCCAGAAGCTAAAGCGAATGAATTATTAACAAAATTATTTTTAGATAGAGCAAATTATATTGATAAAGTTAATAAATTATATTCAGATAAAAAAATTACCGAGGCAGAAAAACAAACTCAATTAGATAAAATTAATTCAGATTATCGCTTAATTAAAAATATTATAAATAATAATACTAAAAAAGAAGGAGATACGACAAATTGAATAATTTTAATGCTAATATATGTTTTTTAGAACAGAATACAAATTCTTTAAGTTTATACATAAATTCATATATGCAAGGTCATTCTATTTTAAGATATCGTATAAAGGATAATGATAGATATACTTTTATTCCTATAGAATCTCCAATGGTTACTATATCCAATTTAGACCAAGAAAATTATTATTTATTTTCTACAGCTAAAGATCTTGATTCATTTAATGAAGATGAATATCAAATTTATTTTTTATTTGAAAATATTAATGATACTGTAGATAAAATATTAAACAATATTTCTTTTATAAAAAGTTATGATATATTAGAAGATATAAGAACTTTTTTGTATAAAGAATTAAGTATAGATCCTAAACAACAAATTTCTTATTTAATATATAAATATTTTATAGAAATAAAAGATATACAACCTAATGAAATAGATACAATCTATAATATATTAATGACGGTACAAAAATACGATAATAATAAAAATATCTTTTGGAATAAAAATATAAGTGAAAATTTTTCTATTGATTATCATGGTTCTGGAGCGTTAAATACTAATGGATTAATTTCTAAAATAGTTATAAAAGATTATTTTGGTAATTTTATTAAAACAATTTACACAGAAGGACATTATTATATTGATTTGTCAATAAATAAAGCAGGATATTATTATATTTATGTTTATGAAAATAATAATTTAATTAATAAATTAACTTTTGTACAATTTAATGACAGTATTAAAGCTAAAATATGGAAAAATAAAATTAATAATAATGAATATATTTCTTTACTTAATGAACAGTACAACATTACATATTTTGAAGATATTATATTAACAGAACAAGAAAAGCAGTACTTTATAGAAGAAATGTCTAAAAATCCAACATATCCACTAGTTATTAGACCAGAAATAAATGATATTGGTAATAATAATATCATGATATCTATAGAAGATTATGATTTATTAAAAACAATTGGACATACTTTTTATATTGGAATAAAGGAACAAGATACTCTTTTTATAGACTATCTAGATAATTACGTAGATATAAATAATAAAACTATTACTTTTAATTGTAATAAATATTTCTTAAATGGAGAAATGTTGTTTTTTATTGAAGATTATAACGGCAATATCATTAGTGAATTAACAAGATTTAGTTTTGGTAATGATTACAACAATTATTATAATAAAGTTTTAAAAATAAAATCTAATATGTACTTTAAAAGATTACTTTCTTTTGTTCAAAACAAAAATATTATTTATAAAAATTTTATAAATTCTTCTATAGAGCTAATTCTTTCTAATGCCACAAATCATAATTACTTATGGAAATCTCTGATAGAATTTATATTATTACATGGAACTCCAGAAATTAATAAAAATGAAATGATAGAACTTATATTAGAAGATTTTATTAATAATTCTATATATGATAATAGTTTTTATAATGAACCAATTATATATTATAGGTCTACAGATACATTAGTATTTCCTCCTTCAAAAAAGAATAATTCTGGATATACATTAGTGATATCTACTTTAAAAAAATCTTCTAATTCTATTGAAACGAAATACATGTCATCTTGTAATGCATCTATTGATTATTCTATAAAAGCCAAAGGTCAATATATTTTTTATGCAATAGATAATGATACATATAAACTTTCTGGAATTACATATATAAACAACATAAATGGTGAACAATGTATTTTTAACTATAATTTAAGAATGGAGTCTATATAAATGGCTAAAGCAGTAAAAGATTTAGATAAGCGACCTATCCATACTCCATATATAACTACATTTCAAAAAGAAAAGGCTAAAAATGGAGATATACAAATTACTTCAGCAGAATTAAAAAGATATTATTCTGTTATAGATGCAGAAATATACTTTCAAAATTATTTTGTAGAAGATGTTTCTGATATAAATTGGGCTATAACGCAAAATGTTATGCCACTATTTGGATATAATTCGTATATTTATGACGAAGTCGCTAGAGGTAATAGGTTAATACAAGGTACTTTTAATATTAATTTTACATCTCCAAACTATTTATTTGATCTATTAAATAAAATAGATGGTTCTTTAATAACAGATTTAAACTCATATTTAACGCATGCACCATCTATAAAAGGAAAAGAAGTAGTTGGCGCTATTAATACATCATTATTTGGAAAAAGAGAATATCCAGATAAAGGACCTCTTTGGAACAAAACTTTTGATATAGATATTATTTTTGGAGAGAAAACTGGTATAAACGATCCTGTTCATATAATCATAGAAGGCGTAGCTATACAATCATGTCATAATGTTTTGTCTGGATATTGTGCCGGCACTCCTCCTATAATACAAGAACAATATAGCTTTATAGCTAGAGACATAACTACTATTGGTTAATTTATTATTATGTTAAATAAAAAGAAATAATGCGTAATAAACTAAATAGAAAAACTTTTGGAGGGACCTAAAAATGAAAATTGACACAACTAATACTTTAACAGAATCTCAAATAAATGATTGGAAAAAACAATATAAAAAAATATACAAATCTATTGTTGGTGAAGAAGTAATTATATGGAGAAAATTAAAAAGATCAGAGTATATAGATATAATGACTAATTCAAGTTTTAAAGATGATGATTCTAATAAGTCTCCTTATTTACGTCAAGATGCTATCGTAAAAATGTGTTGTTTATATCCATCAAATATGGACGAAATTATAGAGGAAAATGGTGCATTATCTACATATATTTCTGATGAAATAATGTTAAAATCCGGTTTCGAGATTACAGCAACAACTGAAATGTAAGTGAGAGATATTAAATGAAAATTGATACTGTTAACGATGAGAATAAAGTTGATATAACAGATTTATATTTTGAATTTAAAACAAAATGGAGAAACGTTTTTATATATCGTTTAGGAGAATATGACTTTATATATAGAGCTTTAGGAAGAAAAGAATATAAAGACATAATAAACGATAAACGTTTTAATAATTTTGAAAAAGAAGATATCATTTGTGACAAATGTTTATTATATCCTAAATATTTTGATTGGGATAATTGTGATGCTGGTGTACCTACAGAATTATTAAAAAATATTTTAAAGAATTCTTATTTAGATACGATAGAATCACAAACTAGTGTTTTAGATTATTATCGCAGTGAAATGTATGACCTAGATAATCAAATTACTGCAATTATTGCAGAAGCTTTTAATTTAGATATAGAAATTGTTGAACAATGGGACGTTGAAAAAACAATGAAATATTTAAGTAGAGCTGAATGGACATTACATAATTTAAGAGGAATTCCTCTTAAGGATGCTGGAGTACGACAAGATAATTATGAAAATGAAGAAATACAATACAATAAAACACAACAGAAAGAAAGTAAAACAAAAAAACAAACAAATACACCAAGTAAAAAAAATGACAGTGACGCAACTATTAGGGGCGGTTCACGAAAAAACAAATTAACTCCTGATTTATTAAGAGAATTAAAAGCTAAATATCCTGATATAAATTGGGAAAATGATGATGGATTGCGTGGAATAAAAGGTCTACAACAACAAGAAATAGACTTAGATACTCCACCTGCATTACGACCTGGTTTTTATTAATAAGAAAAGAAAGGACGTTTCTTTTGGATAACGAAAAGATAGAAAAAACACAAAACAAAAACGATGATAGCTTTTCTACCAGAGGAATCGTAAAAGCTGCCGTAGCATTAGCTGCTACGACAGCTTTTTTTTATAAGACTGGTAGAATTAAATCTTTAAGTAATAAATTGAATAAAGGATATATGTTAACAAAAGATATTCAAAGAGCATATGACGCTAGATTATCTGGAGACGTTACATTATCAAATGTAAAAAATTTTTATAACGATATAAGAGCTTCTCGTCTTAAACGTAAAGATGAATTCGAGCAAAATCCTATAATATTAGATGTTAATTCTAATAGTAACTTTTTTGGATATATAAATTCATTGAGTAATATAAAAAACAAACAATTATCTGTAGCAAATAAACAATTTATAAAAAAATATTATATTAATCCTACTAAACAAATGTTTGACAATAGTATTTCTGAAAATATAGATGAAAATTCTAGAAATAGATTTTACAATTATATAAGAGATATGTCATATTCTCTAGGAAATTTTGAAAAAATGTCTAGGATACGTCAAAAATATAAATTTAAAGAAGAGAATAAACAAGCTCTTATCGATATAGATTCATTTTTACAAAAACAATATAATGATTTCGATAATAAAAAAAGTGAAGTAATAAAACAAGTTAATAATCAATTCGATGAGCTATATAATAAAGCTTTTGATATAGATAAACTTGAAAAAGAATTTGGACATAAGAAAAATACATTTGTTGAAACATTATTAGATGATAGAGCTGCTACTATAGAAGACATATTAAAAAATAAATCTAAATTACGAAAAACAAATATTTATCATAAAGACAATAATCAAACATTTTTAGATGATATCATAGATAATGTAGAACAATTAAGAAAAAATATTCGTGAACAACATGGTGAAGAAGCAGAAAAACGTTTTTTAAATATTACGCCAGATAAAAAAGGATTAAGAGTCAATAGTAAAAATGAACTATATTCTATTGGAATTATTCGTAATATACAAAATGATTTATTAAATATTGGTGCTAATACGTTACCTGGTAAAATATTGAGATTAAGAAGTTTTGAACAAAGAAATAAAGCTCCATTTTTCATGTTTTACGAAGAAGGAACTTTTGATCCAGTATTAGCTAGTTTAACAAATAAAAATAATTTAACTAATAATAAATATCTAGATTCATCTTATTATCAATTAGGTAAAGATCTTTATAAAGTTTTAGACAATGGCTCATTAGAAGAAGTTAAATTAAAAGATGATTTACATTTAATATCTGGTATATATGGTACAGAACAAAAATTAATCCGCCAAATGATGGGACAAACTAGATACAAAGAAAGTTCAAATTCTATTTTTAATAAATTAGACCTATTTCAAGATAGAGAAGAATATAGCGGAAACATAATTGAACGTTTTAAAAGTATTTTTACTAAATTCGACAATCCAGAATGGCGATATAATAAATTTAATAAATTTTTTAATCCTACCAACTCGCAAAAAGAAGAATTAACTGAACAATACAACAAAAGAAACATAGATCCTTTTAGCTACAACTATGCTATACAATATACAAATAATTATAATTCACTTAATTCATTTTTTAAGGAAAATATTTATGATATTAATCGTAAATCTATTAACGAATTAAACGTACAAAGCACTGAAGCTAAAGATTATTTACAAATAATTTTAAATAGTAACGATGATGAGATTATAGATAATTTATTAACATATAATGCAGAACGTAAAAATGATATATTAAATAAAAATCTTGAAGATATTATAAATAGAATATATAACGATAAATATAGCGCACAACAATCTATTAAATTAAAGACAGATAGAGAAGGTAGTAATTTATCTACAAGCATATTTGATATATTTAACACAGAACCTAATAATGAAACTGCTTCTATTGTAAATCAATTAAAAGTTGAAATAACAAAAGAAGCGTTTTTACAAGAAGCAAAAAACACTGTTAAGAATTCTGAACAACAATATGATTATAAATCTATCTTTAATATGATTGAAGGTATTTCAGATAATCAAGAAAAAGAGTATGCTATGCAATTAGCAAGTCATACTATCTTTGAAAATAAAACAGGTATAAATATATCTAATCATGATAGAACAAGTGATTCTTTATGGAAGGAAATAACACGTGTAAATTCAATTTTAAATTCTTCTGATGATGAAACAGATAGAATAGTTAGAGAAAATTTATATAATATAGTAAAAAAAAGAGTTAATAATTTAGAATCTATTCCCGGGCAAGGATTGGAGGACATTGAGAATCCTCAAGAATTACCAGAATGGATACATGTTGGAGATACTGTTACTCCTATTGATATTATAAGTAACTTAAATAATTTAACAAAATTAAAGAGTAATACTGCAAAATCATTTACTCAATTTATAGCTGGAAGAGATGATCCAGAGAATATAACAACTTTATCATTAGTTCCTTATTTCTTTGTATCTCGTCTTAGCGATGATTTAAATAAAATAGGTTTAGGTTTTTCGAAAGATAGTACTGGAAGTACACATGAATTAATAGCTAATTTTGCTTTTAAAAGAATATTGCCAGCAGCTATAGCTGGAACATATTTAGAATGGGCAGATGATACTTCTCAAGAACTAACCGGAACTTCTATGTCTGGTGCATTAGCTAATAGTGTTGCTAATGTAGATTTAACGACTAGAAAACTATTTGATACTATTGGATTAACTGATTGGTTAAAAAAAGAAAAACAAATTAATCCTATCATGCAATATTGGGGAGATCATAACGAATTCATGAGTTATGACGAACGTAAAGAATGGTATGAGTCTGGTTATGAACCAGTGAGAAAAGGTGCATGGTGGACTTTTGGTGGAGTAAATGAAGCTAGGGGTAGTGAAATATCTTATTGGCAACCATCATTTGCAAGAAGAATAAATTCTGATTATAAAGATAAATCTTTATATGATGGATATTTTGATAAATGGTCTCACTCATTATTACCAACACCTAGTAATCCATTATCTCCAATATTTGCTATATTAGATCCATATTGGCTTGAAGACAAACATGAAGATGATAGACCATATGCTGTATCTGGAAATATGTTTGCAGAAGGAACTCCTTGGGGAGCAATTTTAAATTCTACAATAGGTGAATTTATTAAACCAAAAATAGAATTACATCCATATAGATTAAACAATGGAATTGATTTATATGCTATGTTGCATCAAATCAATGATTATATAAAAAATAAAGCTCAAGATTTAAGCGAACAAAATACTTTTAGTTTAAAAGGAAGTTCAATTGAACCAGTACAATCTGTTAATTATAATTCTATAAATGATAATTCATCTATTTATTCTATCAATATACACAATGATGGAAATAATCATGTTACTATAACAGATAACACAACTACAGTTAATAATAATTCTGATAGCATACCACAAATTGTTAATAGTAATAATGTTTATTTATCTAATGGATATTACAATACCGTAAATTTAAAACCAATAACATTTAATGACTTAGATTCACAAGCAGATAAAATTTCGTTTAGTGCATATACGCATAATGAATTATTAGGTCAAAATAATAATTATTATCAAAATAATTCAATAGTAACTGATAGTAATGGTAATTTAAATGTTTTAAATTTTGATAAGCAAGATATCAATAAAGATGATTATGATTTCTCTTTAAAAGATTCATTACGATTAGATAAAGTAATCAATGGAGATAATAGTGGTTTAAAATCTACATTAATTAATGCTATTGAAAAAATCAATCCATTAGATACAATAAAAGAAATAAATGAAAATACTAGAAGTATAGGATTATCTAATAATCAAAATATAGATAATAATGACGATAATGAAAATATATCGGAAGATAAATTAAAATTTTATACTCCTAGTCAAAATATGGATATATTAAATAATTCGTATGAAATCGCTGAGCTTATAAACGCTAAAAAAGGTTCAGATTTTGTAAAAGATAGCGCAACATCTTTTAGATTACTTGCTGGTATGTATGGTTATATTGCAAATCTAACGACTGGATTAGGGGATAATACCGATAAAACCATTGCTACATCTTCAGATATCAATAGCTTTTCTAGAACGTTTTGGGATATGAACTTAGGTGGAGCCGGCGGAGATGTAATGGAAATTATACGTCGTGTAATCCCAGATTTTAAAAGAGGTACACGAGTAAATCCATTAATGAACGAAATGCCTGATTGGCTTCCAGAAAGATTTAAATTTGGAGATCCGTTTACATTAATTCCTAAAGGTGAAATGAGATTACCAGGAGCAGGATATGAAAGTTTAAATGAACTACATCCAGATTTATATGGTGATTATGGTGCATTTGACAGATTTAAAATACTTGCAGATATCGCTCCGTTTACTCCTGAATTTAAGCTTTGGAAAAACATTGCTACAAAAACTATTAAAGATCCATCATTAATAGAAGAAATGGATGAAATATTAAATAGAGTTAACCAACAAGGTAAAAAACATGATTTTTATGACTATAAAGTAGTTGGTAAAAATTTAAACTATGAAAATGTAGTAGTATCTGAAGTATTGGGATACGGTAAATTTAGATCTGGAGATACCATATATAAGTTAGCAGGAGTACGTGTTAAAGGAAACGATCAAGAAACGGCACAAGATGTATTAAATAAATATATACATGTTGGTGATATAATAACAGTAGCTACTGACCAAGACACTATAGCAGGAACTAATAAAGATAAAGATTCTACTATTAATGCTGCTGTAATAGATGCTAATGGACAAAATGTAGCTAATTTAATGTTAGAAAATAATGATGCTGTAAAGAAAAAAGGAGATACTTCTGCTCCAGCAACTTTATTAAACTATTCTCCGTTACAAAAAATATTAGCATATGGATCAGAAATTGTAGCACATGCAGATATTCCTTGGCTTAGTGATCAGTTTTTAAGAGTAAGAAGTCCATTAGAGTCTTATTCAGCTGAACAAGTTTATGGAACACCATATCAATCATGGTCACATCCTATAAATACTTTCCTGCTTCCAGCAATAGAAAGAGCAATTCACGAACCTTCTATAATGCCTAAGTTTGTTTATAATCGATTAAAAAATACAAAAAACATGCCTAAAAAGTTATCAGATGCAATGTTTTTATTTGGAGATAGAGGCGCTTTTATAGGAGCTGCTCTAAGCTCGTTGTTGTATCCTAAAAATGGAAAAATGATAATGAAAGGTGCGTCTTTAAGCTCTGATATATTAAATATTTTACGTTTTGCTCATGGTAGCAATGGATATACTTCTGAAATATTTTCTGGCATAGGTTTAGGTTATAATATAGCAAAATTTTTAGAAAAAGATACTAAGATTGGGGCTGTTATTGGTGGTTTAAGTGGATTAGTATACAGGGCCATATTAGGAGACACTAATTGGATTCCAGATAGAACAATAAAAAAATGGAACACAGAAGAATATTTTGATAGATTAACTTATCTTAAATATATGGGATTATATCATATAGCGGCAGAAAAAGCTAAAGAAGAAGAAGATATTGATATAGAAAAATTCCAAAAGGATTTAGAAAAACAAGAAGAAACTAGACGTTCTTTATCAGATAAATTAGAAAAGATAAAAGAAGCTTTAAATGATACTAAAAATTCTTCTGAAAAAAATAATCTATTAAAACTAGTAAATTCTAAAATTAATGCATTAGAACCACAAGAAACGATAGTTAAAGGTGGAGAGTGGACTCATACTGCATTAATCTATAAAAAAGCAGCAGAAAATACCGTTACAGCATTAAAACCTGGTGCTAGTTGGTCTCAAATATTAACAGCATTACCAACTAATGATAGAGAATATTTTATAGAATTTGTAAAAGAACGTAATCCAGAAAAACGAAACGATATTTTAAAGATAGTTTCTCCACAATTAAAAAAAGCATTACTTATATCATGGGGAAAAATTAAAGATATCGATGATGAAGATATAGAAGATGAAAATAAAAACTTTTTTAATAATCATTTCTTACCTTCTGAAGCATGGGTAGGATGGCGTCCAGATATAGATTTAAAAGATATTAAAGTTAAAACAATAGATAATGAAGCAATGAATTTATCTGATTTTGGTTTTTACGAATCTCAATTACGAGATCCAAATGTTATAAATGCTACTCCAATTAATATGTATGATAGTAATATATCTAATTTAAATAACAACATAAAAAAAATATTAGAAGGACAAGGATTAAAAAATGTTGACGTTAGCATATCAACATCTGCTAATGGAACAGCTACTCAAATTATAGCTAACATAGCTACCTTTACAGGATTAAATGAAATAAGTAATATGATTAACAATTCATTCTAAATAAAGAGAGAATAGCTAAAACTATTCTCTCTTTATTTAATTAAATATATCTTATTAAAACTAAAATAACAGTAATGTTTTTATAGAATATATAATTATGGAGGAAATATATGGATAACATATTTGAACAAGATTTACATATACAAGAAGTAAAAAAAAGATATGATCAATTCTTAAATACAACAATAGAAAAAAGTATTCTAGAAAAACAAACAAAAGAAAATAGATTATTATATTATTCAAATTATACTAAATGGAAAGAACAATTTTCTAATACAATTAATGATTATAAAGAAAAAAATATTTCTGCTATACCATCTATAGCTATTAATAGAATCAATAATGCTATTAATTTATTTAATACAAATGGAGTTACTATAGTTTCACAAAAAAATTTTAACATAAATAATAATTCTAAAAATATTATTGAGCATAACAATATAAGTAATTTTTACAAAAAACACGGTTATGATATATTTAATGCTATAGAAACTGGACAATCTAAAAATAACAACATTAAAAATTTAAATTATGATTCCGATTTAAGTTATTCTTTTGAAGAAAATAAAAGTGCTATTCCTTCAAAAAAATTAATTGATTCTTTTAATAATATAAATAAAAAAAATAAGTTAATGGTTTTTGACTTAGAGACTATTAGTGGTACAGATATAAATAATAAGATAAAATTAAGTCAAATTACCGATTTTACTTTTAGTCTTTTTGATGCTAAAACTAAAAAAGTAATGAAAACTTATTCTGCTATAATAGGTGCAACATCTGAGCAATATGATGATTATTTAGACATAATAAATAAATTTAGAAAAACATCTGGAGAAGTTACTAATTATGAAAAAGTTGCTTTTGAGCGCTTAAAACTTATTGGAGCTTCTGAAATAGATTTTAGCAATATAGACAAAGGAATAGCAAAATTTACTAAATTTCCTACAAGCAAAGAAGTTCCTGGTATAGATATTGATTTAGCACAAAAAGGTGCTGATATTCTAAAGTATATTGGAGAAAAACAACAAAAATCTAAATTAGTAAAATATAATGATATTAAAATGTATTCTTGGGAAAAGTCATTATTTGAAGCATTAGATACAGTGATTGATAAAGATATAACTATTGCTGGACATAATATTCAAAATTTTGATATACCTATGATTTCAGAAACATTATATTCTAAAATGCATTCTGATGGTGCAAAAGCTTATGTTGCAAAAAAATATCAAAATGGTTTTAAACCTAAATACATAGCAGATACTTTAGTAGCAGAACGATTATATGGCAATGATATTCCGATATCAGAAAGTCATATAAAGGCTGCTAAAGAAAATGATTTAACTACTCGTACTCAAGAAGCTTTAGTAAGAGCATTTTTTCCTGATTTCTATGAAGAAAATGGAGCACATTTATCTTCTGTAGACGTTGAAGCTAATGCAAAACTTATTCTTGAATCAGGAAGATATGATACTTCCGGGAATGATAAAAATAGTATTTTTCCTAAAGGCACAAACACAAAACGTATACAAATAAAAGATGGATCTAAACAATTGTTTTTAGCTCCTAAAGGAATGCTTCCTGCGGCTCATAATCTTATTGCTTTTACTAAGGATTTTATCAATAACAACTATCATACAAATGATAAATTTTTAATAACTAATAATGATGTTAAAGATGAATTATTTGGACAATCTGCATTACAAAAAGATATAGCGTATACTATCAAAAGTATACATAAAATAAATATAGATGATGTAATAAAAGATGATATACGTAAAGTTAATCCTAGTTTATACGATAATGAATTATATTCAGTTTCTTTTTTGCCAGTAATAAATGATACTGAAACTACTGATATTAAATCAAATACACCTATAACATTGTTAGGCACTAAAAACAATATTGAGAAATATATCAGTGAATTACGATTAGTAGCAGAAAAAGATACTAATAATGAATGGAGTACTGAAAATATTCCAGATGAAAATTATAAAGATTTAAAACGTATTACAGTACAAAACGGATCTATTATAGAAGATAGTATTCCAAAAACATATGACGGTATTCAAACAATTTTAGATCAAAGTACACATGCTGTATTGAACGAATCAGCTGCTAGAAAAATTCGTGATACACAATACAGTTGGAACAAAAAAATGATCAAATTGCTTGATGAAATAGATAAATATGTAGAAACAAATAGTGATGAAAATACATCTGATTATGAGAAACGTAAATTAAGAAATGATTTTATAAATAAAGAAATAAAAAAAGCACAAGATATTGAATTGAAAAGAAATAATGGAGAAGTAATTTCTTCACAAGAATATGGTGCTTTTCATAAAATATTAGGTTTTCATCCATTAAATGATAAAAATTCTTATAAAGTTTATAGTAACACTATTCATTCGTCTATAAACGCTATAGATTATTTTTACGCTAATAGGGACGTAATTAAAACTGCTATAGATTTTACAGAAAATCAAGACATAGATTTAAAAAACACTCAGGAACTAGATAGCACTTTTTCTTATTTTTATAAAGGATTAATGTCTAAAGCAGAACTAGAAAAAGGACCAGAAGCTATAGGAAAAATTAATACTGCTTTACCTTATTCTGATTATCAATTTGAAATAGATTTAAATGGATATAAAGGACGAACTTTTGATGACAATATTTTAAAAGTAGATTTAAATAATCCTAATGCTGGATATAATTTAATAAACAATCTTTTTAGTAAACAAGGAATCAAAAAGATTTCTAAAATTACAGAAGAAAGCAAAGTAGCAGAGTTAAAAAGATTTCAAGATTTTTTATTTAAAAACAATAAAAAAATAGATTCTAATTTTGATAATACTGAATCAAATATACGAATAAATAAGTTTAATGATTATTTACGTATAGATTCATCAAAAGATAATTTATCAACTTCTATAGATAAAACAATTTATAATTTAAAAAAAATAAAAGAAATAAGTCCATTAAGTGGTATAATTTTTGATTCAGTACATTATGATGTAATTAATCCTACATATAAAAATTTTGGATTAAGTAAAGAAGAAATATATTCTTCTGCGCTATTGTTAGAAAAAGAAAAACCTAATTTTAAAACAAATAAAGATTTTCCATTACAATATCACGTAAACAATATAGTAGATAATATCATTTTTCAAAAAATAGCTGATTCTCCAGAACAAGAAATTGAAGAGATTGCTAATAGAACTAAATTTAGTAAAGAGCAAGCTAGTGTTTTACATAGAATTAGAAATATTAAACGTGAAGAAACAAAAGATTTATTTAATTTTTTGTTAGGTGCAGTAGTCGATGCTGGTGGAGAATTTAAATATGATATAAATAATAAAACTCTTCACATTAAAGAAAAAGATAATTGGATAAAAATAGATGATATTTTTAAAGATGTAATCACTGATAGCGGAATGATGTATATGCAAATTGGAAACACTCAAACCGCATCTCCGTATGGATATTATTTACTAGGTTATAATGAAACTACTAAACGATTAAGTGCTAATACTAGAATTGCATACGCCAAAGATTCTATAGGTTGGGCTAAAAGTAAAATACTAGAAGCAGCTACAGATCCTAATTCTGAAGAAACAATAGCTAGTGAATTCCAAAGAGCTATAAAGAAATTCAATCAAGTATTAAGACAAGCTTCATCAAATTCTAAAGAAGATATGCAAGACATGAAAATGTCTTCTTGGTTTGACGTTAAAGGTTTATGGCAAACATTACCAGATATGTATCGAAAAGGCTTTCTAGATGATTTTAAAGAGCTAGAAACTATCCCTGGAACAGATAAAATAAATAATTTAAGTTTAAAAAATATTTTTCATGAATTTTTAGAAGAATATTTTAATAAAGAAGTAGATGTCGATAATTTAGATAATAAATATATTATAGCCATAAATGAATACTTACCTAATATAATACAAAACGGCATAGTTGATGATTATATAGAAACACATAATCTTACTAATTCTACATATTTACATGCCAATACAGCAGACGAGTATGTAAAATCAAATTTAGTTGCAGTAAACAAGAAGAGCGCAAATGCTATATTAAGTTTTAATGAAAATTATAATTATGGTGAAAGAGAAGGTATTTTATCTCGTGGAATAAATAATCAGATCGCTAGAGCTAAAAGTTTTAATGCTGATTATGTTGAACAACAAATATCTTCTGGAGAATTAAATGATGTTCAAATTGGTTCTCCTATTGAAACAGAGCATAGATCTTTACAAAAAACTAATAAACATGGCTTAACCTATAAAATTAATGATGCAGTAATGGCTAGAAGGTTAAATGTTACAACAGGAGATCTTCGTTTAATACTTGAACATAGTGATTTAGACGAACAAACAATGGATTTCTTTAGTACAATAACCACCAACGAAGGTTCTTCTGCTATTACTCCACAGTTAGCTTCTTACGCATTTTCTAGTAGAGATTCTATTCAAAAAATAAATATTAATAAATTATTAGAGGAAAATGGAGAATTTTTACAAAGGTTAAATGAACGTAATAATATAACTCCTACTTTATCTATTAAAGATGGAAAAATTGTTTTTAATTATTCTAATGGGCTATTCGTTCAAGAAGGAGAACAATTAGCATATATAAAAGGATGGCAAGAAGCTCAAGATGATGTTGTTTCAAAAAGAGATGGCATACTAAAATATGGTATTTTCTCTTCAAATTCTATGCTTGTAGACGAGAAAAGTATAGAAACACTTTTAAATAAAGGTATTACAAAAGAACAAAAAGATTTATTAACTAACTATTTATTAGAGTCTCAAAATAATAAAAAAGACTTAAACACTTCTTCTATTAGAGCATGGAATTTATTCCAACAAATCCTTAAAGATAATAATTTTAATTCATATTTATACGTAGATTCAATAGATATGTCCGCCAATATTAAAATAGCCCAAATGGAAAAAGAAAAAGGCATGGCAAAAGTAATTGCTCCATCTATTGGTTCGTTAAATATTAACATAAAAAATGTTATAGAAGAATTAGTTGGAAAAGGATCTAGCGTAGAGGTTAAAAACGGTAAAATAGTTAAAAGATATGGTGCCGATAATATTTTACATCTTATACCTAATAGAAGCATTATAGATTCTATAATTACTAGTGATTCTATAGCTGATTCTATGTTTGGTAAAATCTTAAGTGGATATAATAAAGACAAAAAACAACTAACCGATAACGAAATTATTGATTCACTTAAACGAAACGGATTTAATGATAAAACTGATTTTTATAATGCTATTTTAGAAGAACAAAATTACTATTCAAATGAATTAAATAGAGTTTTAAAACAAGCAGGTATTACAAAAAACAATGAATGGATCAATGTTATTGGACATACAAATGCTGAAGTATTAAAGCATCAAGATACAGATTTTGCTAGAAATGCTATATCTCAATTATTATCTGAAGATAATTCAATAGAAAATAAACAAAAAATAGTTAAAGAATTAAGTAATTCTGTTATAGGAATACATTTAGACAGTAACAACAATATAGTTGTTCCTGATAGTTCATATCATAACGTAGAAGAATTAAATAAAGCAATTAATAAATTATTAATTGATAATAACGGAAAATTTGTAACAGATAGAGTATTTTATTATAACGATAAAAATATGATATCTGAACAAGAATATAATCAATTATCTGATGACGAGAAAAAGCAATATAAATCTAATATAAATGAAGTAGATTTTATTCCCGTACGTCAATTACCGAACTATGACAAAGAACGTGTAAAAGCCGTAGACGATGCTTACGGAAAATCTACATATTTAACAGATAGACATTTAGAAATATTATCTAAAAGAAGATATGATGATAATACATTAAATATATTGCATAAACGTTTAATAGATGAATTTGGTCAAAACGAAGGTACAAAAAAATATAATAAGTTATATGGAAATATAAATAATAATGACTATATATTTAAAGAATTAATTTCTAATTTAAAAAATAAACGTTACATGCAAGATGGTGACGATTTATTAGTAAGATTCGACGATAAAGGAAATAAGATAGCATTTTATAAAAATGCTGAACAAAATAAACAAGCAAAAATCATAGCTAAAAAAGCAAAAGATAAATTAATAGAACAAGGAATAGATGAAAAATATATAAATGCTTTTATTGATGTAGCTAGAAAAAGGGGAGCTAGAGGAGTAAGTTCTTCGTATATAGAAGGAAACTATACTGCATTAAGATTTTCTCAAGCAATGAATTTTAACAATAATAATAAAAATTTTACATTAGATTTTATGAAAAAAGATGGCTTTATTGTTAAATCAATTTCTGATATTTCAACCGCTACCGATATAGATGCTAATTTAGAAAATTCAATGTATGGTAAAAATCTAATTATAGATTTACATATGGATGAATTAGGAAATAAACAGCTTTATAAAAATGAAGCTGAACGTTACATAGCTATTCCATTTGCTAATCCTAAGTATATGGATAAAGATTATAAAATAAGAGAATCTTTTCAGCAAAAATTAAATACCGTAAAAAATTTTATGACTACATATCGTGATGATTTATTAAATAATAAAATCAATAATGCTGAACAAGAAAATAGATATCTATCTCTTATGGAACATGTAAAAGAAACTAAATCCGCTATAGCTGAAGAATTAACAAAAAAACAAACAGGAATTATAGCTAATTTATCTAAAATAAATTTATCTGATACTGGTATTTTTAATACTCAGGGAATGCAAATTGTTGGAATCGAAACAATGAATGCATTAAAAGATTTATCTTTTGACGGCATCAATTTAGTAGAACAAGCATTAAAGGTAAACAGTTCTAATGGTAAAAAAGGTATAGATTTTGCATATGCTTTAGCTGGTAGAGCTTATGCGGATAGATTTTTTAACGAAAAATATTTAAAAGATATCACTAATTCTTTAGGAGTAACAGAAGAAGTACATAATGATTTTAAAAATAAATTATTTAATAATCTAAAAACTACTGGAACATTGTCTCTTAATAAACGTGAACCGCAAGAATACGCTGGTTCTACTAATATAAACGCATTATTTTTCAGTGATCATGTTCAAGGAGATACGTTACTTGTTTCAAATACTCTTCAAGAAATTATGAAAAACGATAATGACTCAGACAATATCGATTTTTCTATTTTAAAAGGAGAAGCGGATATCTCTTATGCTGATAAAGATGGCTCTATACGTACAACAACAAAAAATATAGATTATGCTACATATAAAACATTATCTAATATGGATAATTTTAGTGTTAGATTACATCAAAACACTGCTGAATTATTTGGAGAAGCTAAAAGATCTATGTATGTAGATGCAGCAACATTACATCCTCAATATTATAAATCAGACGCCATGAAAACTACAAAAGAATTACGTGAACAAGGTAAGGGACAAAATCATTTTGATATGCCTTATATGAAAAACTTTACTATTGGTGGTACAGATAGCGGAGATTGGGCTGAAACTTCATCAAGACAATATACAGATCCAAAAGAATATCAAAGATTATCTACTCAATATGCAAATATAGAACAAAATTTTCTTTCTTCATTAAATGACGAACAACAACAAGAATACAATTCTTCTGACCATGTAAAACAAAGAAATATGATTAGAAATTGGGCTGTAAATAATTTTAAAGATAAAGATAATGAATATTTTGGACAAGTAAAAGACGCATTAGAGTTTAGATTAAATGAATACGATAAAAAGCGAGCAACTATTATAGCTAATGCTAATAAACAAGCAGCTGGTAGTTCTAACTATGTAATACATAAATATCTTCGTAGAATTGGAGAATCTAATGTATTTACTGGAACAGAATTATCAGATGTAATGCATATTAGTACAGCATTATCAGAATCCTTTTTAAGTCCAAAAAATGAACGTGGAAGTATAAATTATAGATTTATAGATGAATTAAGAGATGCAACAGAAAATATATATTCAGCTGCAAAAAGTCATAATCAATCTAAAATAGAACAAGCTCAAAATCATATGGTTGATACTTTAAATTCTTTATTGTCTTCTAGACGAGAAAAAGAATTATCAAAATTAATTCCGATAGAAGGAATGGATTCTGAAGAACGTATTCAACATGCATTTAGAACATATGCTTCGTTAGCATCTAGAGTTGATTTATCTCAAGTTAGTGATCAGACAGAATCTATAGGTACAACACGAAAAGGTGCTTCACAATTATCAGTTTATAAAGATAGTAGTGTTCCTACACAAGAAGTACTCCAAGATATTAATTATGCTAGTGAGATTGCTACTAATAGAAGTATAGCTAAAACATTAAATGGTCCTATAGAAAGTAATATATCCAAACTAGATAATAATACACCAGATTTAATAGATACTATTAATAATAATGTAGAAATGCCAATCACTGAAGATAACATTATAAGAGATAGCTCTAAACAAATTGAAAACATTTCACGTAAATTAAGTCAAAATTTTCATTTTAAAGCTAGTAATTTTATAGCTGGTATCGGCGCTGGTATATTATTAACAGGATATGGTTCTACTCCTTCAACCCCAGCAGAAACTCAAGCAAATGGAGCTCAAGAAGAATATAACGAACAATATCAACAGCCAATTACCTTTTCTGATATATCTACTCAACAACAATCGGACGGAGCTCCAAGCTATATAATTAATATTTCTGGTAATTCTTCTAATGGGCAACAAGAACAAATTGTAGATGCTATTAATACTGCTATAAATAGTCAAATTCCTAATAATACTTCTATTAATTTACAAATAAATACATCATTTGCTGATAAAATATCTCAATCACAAATCAATAAAATGGTAGCAAATAGTTTATTTAATTAATAATAATTACTATTTAATATTATTTACAAATATGTTAAAATATATTAATAAAATAAAAAAGGAAGGTTTTAAATGGCGTCTGAAAATTACAATTCTGATTTTAGTGGTTATATAGTAGATCCAAAAAAATTTTTAACTCCAGAAATGGGCGATTACTATATAGGTGCGATTGACGATACATATTTAAAAAAAATAAACTCTATTATAGAAAACAAAGATTCTAGTAAAACTAATAAAAAAGATGCTCAAAAAGCTGCTTACTATACGGAAAAGCCACCATTTTTAAATGATGGCTTAGGCAGTTTTAATAATGTTAATTTTATTAAAACTAATATAAATATAACTGATGAAGATATTGAGTTAGGCTTAATAAGTCCCACAACATTACTAATAAATTCTACAAAAATTATATCTGATAATAATGAAAAAGTTCTTGCTAGTCTAAAAGAAAATTTAGAAATATCCGATAACGATGTAAAAGATTATGCCTTTTTTGTTAAATTAATAGGAATAAAAAATATGAATAAATCTAAATGGTATGTAGATACTTCCATTAATTTAGAAACAATTCCTATAGAAAATAATAGATATTCAGATATATTAAATAATAATAATTATATATCTAGTTTTGAACATAATAATGATGATATAGTACAATACATAAAAATAGGAAATAAATGGCATGAAATTAAAAATACATCAAATGGAGTACATGTATGTATAGATTCTGGAGATAATAATTATAACGCTGTTATAGAAAATATAAACATATTAAAAGATTTAATAAATAAAGCAAACAATGAAGTGTATTTTGTTATAGATAATTATCCTTCTAGTAAAATATCTATAGAAACAGATTCTTCATATATGTTAGGAAACTCTACATTAGAAAATGAATTTAAAAACAAAGAAAATATAAATAATATAAAATCTGGATATTTTAGATGTTTTATCGAACCTAAAAGATTTTTAAATGCTAGTGCATATATAAAAATAGATAATAAATGGATTAATTTAGCAAAAGCAATGTTATCAAATCCTAAAAATAATGCTTCATATGATACTACGTATAATGGAGTAAATAAAGATATTTTTAAACCAGATTTTTATGATCCTAATTATTCTAAATATGCAGATGATTTTTATGAAGATGCTAAATTATTAGATGATAGGAGAGATATTCAAAAGCAAATATTTGGTATGGATTTTGATTCCTTAAATGATTGGACTGTTACTATAGGGGACGTTACTTTATTTGTTCCGCCAAGTAACATAACAGTAATTTCTACTATAGATAATACTTCTGTTCCATTACTACGAGCTAAAGGTAGTATGTCTAAAACAGGATTACATAGTAATAAAGTATTAAGTTTTTTTATTTACTTTAATGAAGATAGAGGTATCAATGGCTACGAATATAAAACTAAATTACCTAATGGTAATGAAATTACATATAAAATGAATGGATTAAGAGCTTTAATTTCACAGTTTAAATTTTGTCCATTTTTACCAATAAATAATAAATACATTAATCAAACTTTAGGCATAGATGCTGTGGTTGTTACTGGCTTATCTATATCTAATTTAGAAGGATATCCTAAAACAATCAAAGTTAATTTTACGTGTAAAGAATTTGATTATTTAACGTATATACCAGATATAATAAATCAATTTGATGATCCAGATAAATATATAAATTATTTCGCACTAAGTTTTAATTGGCCAACAATGAGATATTATTATCAACGTCCTATTTTGGCCGGAGATGATTTAGCATCTAAAAAGTATGAATTTAATTCTGATAATTTTAATGCAGAAATAATGAAAAATAGAACCCTATTGTCACCAATGTCATTTATGGATCCTACAATTAAATTTTTTCTTGCTGACAAAACTTATTTAGATGAATTATATGATATGTATTTAGATGCTAATCGCATAGATCAAACAGGAGTTAAATTTGATCAAGACGATAAAGATAATTTAACACAATTATCTTTTGTTTTTGAAGCTATTAAAAGTGTGTCTGAAAGTGAAGATTTCATAAAAACACTAAATGAATTAAACACAATAGAATTTAAAAAAATTACTAGTACTACAACTGGAGATAGATATAGTGAACAAAATCTTAATATAGTTCCTGAGATACGTCCAGCAAAAGAAAAAATAAATAATATATTAGATATGTTGAATAAAAAAGTTACATCTATAAATGAGACTATAGGACATAACTTAATAAACAAAACATATTATAGTTATGATAAAGTATCAATAAGCGATACTGAATTTAAGATATATTGTAGTTTAAATATTGTATTAAATACTCCAGTAAACAATAAAGATGCATTTGATAATTTAGGATTTGCATGTTCTAATTTTTTAAATACGCAAAAAAATAGAACATTACAAGAAAATACTATTGTAGTTCCTATTACGGCTATTTTAATAAAAAATGATAATGATAATAGTTTTTATAGTTCATCATATTGTATAAAAAAAGGAACCTTTTCTCTTGATTGGGAAGATGCAGATATGACAGTTCTTTTATTTTCTACTAAAGCAAAAGAACAAGAAACAATGGTAAAAAGTTATAATTTAAGTTTTAAAAATACAGAGAATATACCATTTAATGAATATGATGTTGGCACTGTAAGAATAAAAAGTTATAGTGCTATTTTAGCTAATCACGTATCTCAAATTTATTTAAAAGATATCGATGGTACTGCTCCTCAATATTTGGGCGGAGAAGATATGATTTTTTCTATCGTTGTAGAAACTACTGATGAAAAAACAGTACGAACGTTAAGTAATTTACCAAAAATAGTTTCTAGTTTTACTAGAAAATATAAATCTATAATGCCATGTTATCCTTTAAGAATAGATTCAGAAATAACAAGATTTTTAGGTACTTTTGAAATGATCGTTGAAAGCGTACAAGCGGTAGCAACAGCTAACAATAATCCTGTACGAACTTTAGTACTTAATCTTAGAGCAGTCGATAGAACGTATAGATCTAGAGAAGCATTAAGACGTATAGAACAAGATAATTCAGGAAAAATATATAGTTCAGAACGTCATGAAAAGCAAGTACAATCATATTTTGATATTAAAAAAGTAATCTCTAAAGCAGAATTATATCCAGATCTTGAATTACCAACTATAAAAGAAATGGAAGATATCGGTTATCAATTTATCAGATATAAATTTCAAGATTATAGGGAATATGTCGATCCAGATTTTTATTATATATATCCAAATAAATTAGCTTCTAGCATAATAAGAGAAGCATGTATTAACTGTGGAGATGCTTGTTCTAAATCTACATGTACTCTTACAGATTCTTCAAATGGTGTAGTTTCCATTTCTCCAGATAAAAAAATGGGATATAAAGTTGAAAAAGAAAATGATGAAATAAAAAAACAAAAAGAAACTTGTAAAAAGATCAATAAAGCAATTGATGATTCTGTTACTAATAAAAAACAAAAAGAAAAAGAAGATAACTTAGCAGAAAAAGCTAAATTAAAACCCAATATCGTAAATGAAGAAACATATGAAGCATGGACAATTTGCAATGATATAAAAACTATATTTTTCGAAAGTAATAAAAAAATACAATATGATGCTTTTATCCAAACAGCTAAATCACGTAATCAAAGTCCTGACGATATAATTAATAATACAGAAAATAGTACAGATAATAACGCAAATACAAAAGAAAATGCTGATAAAGATACAGATAATGCCTCCGTAAATAATACTGATGCTAAAGAGTCAAATACTACTAAAAAAAGCACTTCTGTATCTAAAAAATATGTAGAAGGAAAAGAATTATATATTAAATTAGAAGAAGCTAGAAAAGCTTCTAATGAAATCGAATATTATTTAAATAATACATATATAAATGAAGAAGTATACGATAAATTATATACTCCTAATATAGTTACTGTAGAAGGTAGCTTATATGAAAATGAATTTTATGAAGCGATTAAAATTTTAATATATAATACTGTAGATAAATTTTTTAGTGACTCAGAACCTATTTCTAATATGTTGAGTCCATTAAATATAGAAATAAATGATAACTTTAAATCGGTTGTAAAAGATATTATTTATTCATTTGCTTGTGCTAAAACTGGTACACAATGTTATTCTGGAAAAATGGCTTCTAATGATTGGAGACCTAATCATTTTAATGTTGTTGGATACAAGATAAATAGAGATTCTCAAGATATAACTGGAAAGGATGCTGTAAAAACTGTAGATGAAGGAGTAAAAGAATCTATAGAATTTAGTATATTTGGTATTAAGCAATATGATAAAAATGAATTTGCAAAAATAACCGAACAATCCGTAATAAATCCTTGGGATAATATTGGCTCTACAAATACAACACACTATTTATTAGATCCTTACTATACTTATAATACAGTAGAAACTATAGAAACATATAAAAAAGGATGCATAACTAATCCATGTTATGCAACTGTAGCATTTTTAAGATTATGTCTATATTGGTTAAAACGTTTAATAGATATACAAGCTTTACCATCATATAATTATTCTATTATGCGTAATAGTTTAAATGTAGAAGAAAATGCTCAAAAAGATTTAAAAAAAGTAATTGCTCAATCACAAATGTCAACAAATTATGATTTATATCAAATGTCTATAAAACAAACACATATAAACTTTATAAAGAAAAATTTATATGCATTTGATGCCGGCATGTTTTGGATTGCTGCTCTTTTAGCAGCTACAAATGGCTCTCCTACTATATTGAACAAAATACAATATAGAGATTATAGTTCATTAAATGATTATTTAAAAAGTAGCTGTGTTACTGAAACTAATTTTGACACAAGCGATATAACTAGACTAGTTCTTAGAAAATCTGCTTTTGCATTAGTTGGTTTAGGAAGAATTACTGACTTTGATGCAATAGGCATAAAACAATCTAGTCCAGCTATAAATTATAAAAGAAATTTGCTTAATAAAATATACTTAGAATGCGCAGATGATCCTTCTATTTATATCCCCCATGCTTGCCATGATATGATAGTCCATGACGCTAGAGGAAGAATGTTACGAGCCTTTCCTACTTTTTATATGCTTTTGGTAGACGAAGGAAGGACTATAGGACAATGGAAATTACATGATAATTTTTATAACAATATGTGCATAATGGATATGCAAATTGTTAAATCTAGAAAGATTCCTGCTGATACAGCAACAATAACAATGAGTAATTTCTTTAAAACTTTTGTAGAGGATAATAGCGATAATATTAATGTACAAGAAGCTAGTTTTGATAACGTATTTGATACTATTTTTAGTCCATTAGTTACAACAGAAAGTGTTTATAAAAAACTAGAAGATAAACGTAAAAAATCTTCTGTTAACAGCGCAACAAGACTTCAGCCAGGCGTTAGAATTCATATAAGAATTGGATATGGTTCTAATGCTGATATGTTACCAGTTGTTTTTAATGGAGTAATTGCAGAAGTAGATGTTCAAGACGCTGTCAATATAGTCGCTCAAGGAGACGGAATAGAATTAATGAATCCTATTCTTGATGATAGAGAAGCTCATACTGTTAGAACAAATGATGATTTTTTACCAGGTACCGTTACAAACGGAGATACTCCTAAAAATATAATGAATTCAATCTTAACTAATCATGGAGGTTGGATTCCAGATACATTTAAAGATGGTATTGGAGAAGACGGTTGGCTTGCTGGATTAATTGACGCTAATCCATATGGGATTGTACATTTTGGTGATAAAGATTATAAAGATATAATTCCTAGTGGAGAACCTACTCAAAATATTTATGAAGCTGTTAGCAAACCTGCTTGGGGAGCAGATGATAGTATAACTATGACATATGCTGATGATGATATACCAACAATAACATTTGAATTATTAGGAAAAACAGTTTGGGACGTTGCGAATATTTGTCGTTCAGTTAGTCCAGATTTTATATGTGGTATAGCTCCATTTGATTTTAGATCTACATTATTTATTGGACATCCTAGATATTATTATGCTTACTCATATTATAAAGATGGACAAGCTATTTTGGAAAAAAGAAAACCTTATCAACAGTATCATATTTATACTAGTTCTACAGATATAATTGATAATAAAATTAAAGCTTCTTCTAGAGACATAAAAACAGCTGCATTAGGACTATACCAAATCGCTGAAAGTTTCAATATAAAAAGTCAACAACGTGTAGGTCCAATATTTGCAGATGCAGATATTTTTCCAGAATTTCAAAAAACTATGATTGTAGATACTCAATTGTACGGAAAAGGAATACCATTTGTTGGAACAATAACTAATACATTAACTAATAGTCTATTAGATAACTTTTCTTCATCTCCACATGAAAAAATTGCTTGGAGAATGACAGTAAGTGCTTTAAAGGAAAGCATGAAAGATATGTATTCCGGAGACTTAATTGTTTTAGGCGATCCAACAGTAAAACCACATGATCGAATTTACTTATCAGATAATTATGTTAATATGCAAGGACAATGCTTAGTAAAAGAAGTTGTACATCATTTTTCTGTAACAGAAGGATTTATTACTACTATCAGTCCAGATCTTATAGGAGTAGTTGATGATCCTTTTGAAGTTACAAATCAACAAATGTTTTCTACAGTTGGTGCGATAACATCTACTGCTTTATCGTTAGCATCATATAGCTTTTTTAATAAAAAAATAGGTAAGGCTATTTCAAGTAAAGATTTGTCTAAAATAATTCCAAAACCAGTAGCAGATATTATTGAGAAATCTAAAGGAAAAATAGAAGATATAAAAGATACTACTGCTAACGGAAAAAAGGCTAAAAAAATTCTTTCTTTAGCTAACAAAGTAAAAAATTTTATTAAATTAGGATCTACTACTACTGGTATTATTTCTGCAATAGGAAGTTCAGCATTATTGTTGCCAACTTTAGCTATAGGCGCACAAGCTATATGCTTTTATATGATTGGAAATTATATATCAAATACTCTTTATCGTACTTTAAGAAACTTACAAGCTATGCAAATCTTTCCTCTAAAGAAAAATTTAATTCCTTTTACAGCTGGAGTTTCTGGAAGTCAAGGATTTGTATACGGATCTCCAACATATAATCAACAAGGTGCTTTAACTAGTTTTATGAGTAATTTATTAGGCGACAATCAAGATGATTGTTGGCTTATTAGTTGCTTAAAAGATTATTTTATAGACGATAATATAAAAGATGTTGCTAATAAAAATATGCATAATCTAAATATAATTAATTCAGATAATAAACCTGTTAGAGATACTAAACAATTTGAAAATAGTATGAAAAATATAGCATTTTCTCAATCTACTATTCCTAAAGATTATAGAGAATTACAAATTATAAAATTAGCAACATCTAATAAAGATATGGTAGTAGCATATAAAAAATACGCTTTATTATCGGATGATTTTTATAATGATACTAAATTAAGTAACAATATTTTATTGAGTGATTCAGAACAATTGCAGCCATACATATCAGAAAAATTTTTGATCATACTTCATGAAACACCTGCTTTAAATCAAAATTTAAATGTAACTGTAAATGCTATTAATATTAATGGAATTACAAAATATATAAAAGCAATAAAATATAAAACTAAAGATAATAAAACTATATATGATATACCATTTTTAAATCCAAATGCTTTATCAGTGCTAATTGAAATACTTCGTAGAGAAAAGAATCAAATGCCGCCAGTTAATTCTTCTGACCAATATGAAAACTATAATTATACTAAAAATAGTTTTATATTGTTAAAATCAGCTTTACGAGCAAATGATTCTGATACTTTAGCTTCTACTGGTTTCTCTTTTATATTAGAACCATATGGTAACATAGTAGAATTTTTTGAAGATGTAGTTACTAATTTTAAAACTGATATAGAAAATGAAGCTAAAAACAATTCTACTCTAAATAATACTATTTTTGATTTTAAAAAATTAGATAAAGGTAACGAATACGCTTTTACAGTATACATGCCTAGTGCATCTAGTCAAAATACAGAGGAGAATACATAATATGACTCTAAAACAAAATTTATTAGATAGATTAATACAACCTACAGTAAGAACAACAGATTCCTTAACAACTATAGGATTAGTAAAAACAGCAGATACTCGTAATAAAATTTGTACAGTAATATATAAAAATAAAAATGGTATCATACAAAAAAAAGAAAATGTAACTGTACGTTTTTTAGATAGCGGATTAGATTATTTTCCAATTGTTGGAGATTATGTAGTTTTACAATTAGAAGGAGATATTTGCACAATAATCTCTAAATATACTGCAAATGATTCTAGTAAAGAAAGCGCTAAGCAACAAATATCGCAAGATATTTATTCAGATTCCACCGGAGCTAATCCCGGTGGAACTATCTACTAATCGTAAAGAAAGGATATAATATGGCAGAACAAACAGAAAACAATATTAAAGTTAATTTAGAAGCAGATCCTCCTAAAGAATTTTCTACAAAATTATCCGATTTAGAAAATAAGGCAAAAAATCTAAATCGAATGACAGAAAAAGGTTTAATTAATGAATCAATTGGATCATCTGCTATTGTAAGAGATAATGGACAAATAAATCTTACAGCTAGTACTAGTTCTCAATATAAATTGAATCCTAATGGACAGTCAATAGAACAAACATTAGAAAGTAATACTATATCTGTAAGGAAAAATTTTTCAGTAAATGAATTAATAATTAACAATCATAAATTAAATCCAGATCTCTATGAGTTAACAGACTTTAAAACAAGAGATATTCTACCTGGACAAGATGTCATTATTGGAAATTTATGTGTTTATGGTAGTGTATTGGTTAAAGCATGGGAACCAAATCTTAAAAGATATGTTCTTATTAGACGACCAATTAGAGTACCTATGTTTTCTAACAAATTAAATACTCCTTCTATTAATAGTGGATTAAATATAAATGATCCTTTAAAAAATACTGAAAATATTTTAGGAAAAACTAATCAAGGTTATCAAGTTAATGGAGCAATTACAGATGCTAAAAGTCTAATTGGAAAAGAAGGAGTAGACAGATCTGATCCTGCATCTAATACTGATAACACAAATAAAGATGCAGATAATAATAAAAATACTACTGACAATAGCACTAGTAAAAAGAAAGAAGAAAAATAGCTTATGGCAGATAACGATCAATATATAAAAACTTTAGAAAATGCATATAAAACACAATATGAACAAATACAAAAAATATATATAGATGGAATTAAGGAAATAGCTAAAAAATATAATAAAAGTGATTTGTCATTTAAAGATTTAATGATATTTTATGTATCTCAAAATGATAAAAATAACGATCAATTTTATAAAAATATATATGTGGGTACAGATTTAAATAAGTTAAATACAGTTAGACAGCTATTTAAAGAATTAGAGGATTTAGAAAAGCAATTAAAAGAAAATAATGTATCTATTTCAACCGATATACAACAGAATATAAGCAAAAAAGAAATAGAATCTATGATAAATGATATTGCCCAAAATATATTAGATAAACAATTAGATGAATATATGAATACTGAAGTTACTAAAATTTTATCTAAATATAATTATAATTTAAATACACAAGATTGTATCAATGAAATAAAAAAATACATATGGTCTTTTAATACCGCCAAAGAAAAAAATGAAACTGAATTAATAAATATTCAAAAAGAAATAAATAAATCTATAACAAATGCGATAGATAAAGCAACTAATGCAGCTATGTATAAATTAGAACAAGATGTAAAAAACAAACTTCCAAATTTTAATGGGTATATAGATACTTCACAAAAATATTTAAATTCATTAAAAAAAATAGATATAAAAAAAGATATATTAACTAATGTTCAATCCAATTTAAAAGATGGATTGAATTCAATAGATAGTTCTATTAATAAAGTTTTAGGCAATTTGGGTCTTAAGGTTGATATATCTGGAACTTTTTCTGACGATATCGGTATATTGTCTAAAGAAATTACATCATCTTTTGACAAATATCTTAACCCAATAATAAAAGAACAAAATAAAGTAATAGATATAGCAGAAATTCATATAAAAGAAGCGGAAGAATTAGTTAAAGAATATGAAGCACAAGTACAAGGCTTAATTAATAGATGGGAGCAAACAGCTCAGGATTACATAAAACAACAAGAACAAAAATTAGTTAATACAATAATTAATAGTATTAATATAAAATTTTAGGAGTAAATGGCATGATTGATTTCGCTATTAACAATAAAGGAGATTTAACTTTTGATAGATATTCTCCTATTAATATATTTAAACTATCTTTTAGAACAACTAAGTATCCTATTTTTCAAATACAATTTTTACAAGAAGATCAACATATTGAAAGAGATATTAAAGATAATTGTTTTGTTATAAAATTCATAACAACAAATCTAAACGATAAAAAACATAAACAAAATAAAGCTATACATAATTTAGATGAGCTAAGACAACGTGTAATGATTGCCTTAAGAACAGAAGAAAATGAATTAACTGATAGTAATTTATTAGGAAGTAAATTATATACATATAAACATAAAGATATTTTATCTTTAGATGTACAACAAGGTATTATTGATACTATAACTAACTATTTAAATAATATGTTAGATGGTATTTATAATATTGAAGTAAAAGTAATACCAAAAAAAATAGATAATCCATTTTTTTGTCAAAATTTATCTATTTATATATTTTTAAATGATGAATTATTGTACGATTTTTTATTCTAAGATTGGAGGTAATTAAAATAAAATCCGCTAAAGATATACAATCTGATTTAAGTAATAATTTTAATCAATTAACTAATGAAACCATTGCTCCTGGATCAGTTATAGATTTATATAATACTGCGACTAGTAAGGTTTATGAAGATTTATATTTAGAAATAGAAAATAATAAAACTCCTCACATATGGTCAAATTTAGAAGGCGAAAAATTAGACGATACTGGTATTTGGGTTAATTTACCACGTAAAGACGGAGAAAATGACAATAACTATAAATATAGATTACAAAATTGGATGTTAAGTGCAGAATCAAGTAATACTACAGCTATTCAAAATGCATTAACTAATTTGCAATATGCTTCAAATGTTGATTACCAGCCATATACTAAAGGAACTGGAACTGGTGCATGTTATATTATACCTAAAAATTATGATATTAATACAATAAATAACGCCTTAAATGAAGTACACGATATAATAAAACAAGTTGCATCACCATCACTGTATATAGAATATATAATACCAACTGTAAGAGCTGTTAAACTTCAAATATATATGGTTACTAATAATGGAGATATAGAGGTTATTAAAACTAACTTATCTAACGCAATAGCAAATTATATAAATTCTATACCGCCAAATGAATATTTAGAAGTTGGAGAAATAAATAAAATAGGAATAAACACTAATAATGTTAGCTATTTTAATGTAATTTCAATACTAATAGATAATTTAAATGTTGGAGACATTAGAGTCTTACAAACTATAGATTCTAAAATGTTATTTGATAAAATTATTTGGATAGAAGGAGATATGTAATTATATGATAACTTCTGAACAAGCTTTCTTATATGCAATTCAATCATTTCCAAAATGGATGGATATAAGAAAATATCCTAGAACTGCTAATGGAGCAAAATATTTACAATCTATAATTAAAGAACAAGACAATGTAGTTACTGAATTAAAAAAATATATAAAAGATTGTTTTTTGGCTAGTTATATAGGTAGAGAAAATACAATTATTGATTATGCTTATATTGCACAAGTAGGTAATATTGATATAAATTTAATAAAAATAGATAAAATTAAAATAACTAATGATCCTAAATTGTTTTTAAATAATAGAGAAACATATTGTTTATTTCAAGATGGATATATAATTATAGATCAAGCTTTAATTGCTCCTGAAGATAATATTTTATATTATACATATAATGAACAGGAATATTCTTCTACATTAATTAAGACACATATATGGAATATATTTGATGAATTTGCAATGATGTCTTCATTAGAAAGATACGATAATGAAACAAATGAAGAACTAATGAAACGTTGTTTTTTATCTTTTTCTAATAAGCCTAATAGTAGTATAGATGGAATAAAGAACACTATAACAAATGCATTAATTAATTATGTTCCATTATCAAATTCTGATATAAAAATAGAAACACCCAACTTGGACAATATGTCCAAGTTGATTAATAATACAAGTTTATATGAAAAATTAACTGAATTTAATAGAGATTTTTTTAGAGTAAAAATATGGGATATTAGTGTTTGGGAACATAAATTTAAAGAATTAGATTATATTCCAAATGTATGGGACACAACATTAGATTTTTATCAAATTGGTACTGGACAAGGATTAGACTTAAGTACTAAGTTGTTAAACAGTACAGACAATGATACTACTAATATTGAAGTAAATGGTTATACTATATCTGAAGCTATTATAAATGAATATATTCATAAACATAATATTTCAAAAGAAATAGTACTAAAATTAAAAAAATATAAAAATGAATTAAAATCTAAAAAAATAGATTATAGAATAAAAGCTTTTAATGTATTTGAAATAGAACCTACATCTATTTATTTAAAAAGCTCTATTAAAAAAAGTGGAGAAAATATTTGTTATTTAGAAGATATTATTAGTCCTAATGATGAATTAACTACTATTAATCCAGGTAAATTAGAGAATGGTATTTATAATTTAAAATTTTTACCAAGAGACAATTTTTCTTCGATGAATATTTATAATGTAGATATTATAAATAAAGATAACAAAAAAAGTTTGTTAACAGAAGATAAGGTATTTAAATTTAAAAATGGAATATTACAAAATATTGATATATTAGCTCATATAAATTCTTTAGATAAACTTAAAACATATGATAACATAATACAAAAGAATGGATTAACAATAGGCCCTTATGGCACTAAAGGTACTATGGCTATAGATATTACTGGTATGGACGGTAAACCATTAAATATAAAAACGAATTGTAAAGAAGTTAATTTTACTAATGATACACAATTTGTCAATTATACCGGATTTGAATTAGATAATAATATATTAACCTCTAAAGAAGACGCTTCATCTAGTAATATAATAATAGATTTATATTGTTCTTCACTTTCTTTTTCATTTTTAAAAGCAGAAGATCCAATTATGCAAGGTAGTTGTAGTGTATCTATATCAGTAGATGACAAGATAGATACTATGTCTGGCTTATGGACTACACCAAAAACTTATCACAAAGAATTTGATAAGTTTTGTCATGTTCACGTAGAAATTCAAAAAATAGGTATGTATCCTATCTCTATTAAAGACATTATGGCATCAAGATATAAAATAACTAAATATCTCGATTATGGAGAATTATTAATCACTCCATTTAACACTATGCTTCCATCATATAATGGAAAAGAAAATACTTTATATATAGATATAGAATCATATTCTAGCTATGCTCCAACAATTGAATATATACATATTGGTCCATCTTTAAAATATTCATATTATGAAATAAATAATATATCTATAACTGAAAATGATGTATTAAAATTATCTACTGATTGTAGAGTAGAATTATATAAAGATAATAATCTTATATCAAATGATTATTCTACTTTTAATATATATAAAAATAATACAAATAAAAATATTTTAGTTGAAATATTTACTGATAATTTTATAGACATTATTAATTCTTCTAAAAAAATTTTAAAAACTAATTATAATGGAAGAACTATTAATTATATTGAATTTTTACCATCAGAAGAAATTAGCTATATAACCATAAACGGAACTTTCTTAATAGATAAAGATAGAAAAAGTATTTATGAACTTTTATCCTTATCAAAAGATGATAAAGTATATATAAGTTCTGGTAGTAGTGGTTTTATTGTTAAATCTATTGATAAAAAAGAAAAAATATGTGTAATAAATAAAAGTTTATTATCTTATCAATCTAACGTTTATTCATACGAATTATCTAATAATAATATGATTGGATGTTTTGTTTTGGATAAAAATAATAATATCATATCTAAAACTAATCAATTAGATAAAAATTTTGAAGAAACATATATTGTTTTAAATGATAATACGGAATATATTGCATATAATACTGAAACTATTTTTTCTTCTGAGATATCCAATATTGATATGGTAAATACATTTTATCCATTACTAGATTTTAATAAAATGATGTTTTATAAAATAGATAGTATGCTATATGACAATATAAATATAAACTTTATAAAACAATATCAAGATAATATTGAATATGATAAATGGAGTTTAGGAAATAAACAATTAAAAATAAATTGTGATTTTGATTTTACTAATATGGATATTTTTAATCTAGATGTAGATGAAATAAATGAAGTTTTTACTATATCTAGCGTCATAGAATTAGATGAAACATATGTTGTTAATGGACAAGAAGAAGATATTGGCAAATTTATTATTGAACCTCCAGACGATATGATTGTAAATTATGAAGAAAATACTGTTCAAGAAGAATTGATTATAGAAGATGATGGTTTTAATAAACTATATTATTCTAATGTAAACAACATTATATCTATAAAAATTAATAATATTACACTATCATCTAGTAATTATATATTAAATAAAGACAGCGGTATTATAGTTTGGTTAAATAAAACATATGTTGGACAAAAAGCTATTATTATCTATGATTACAATAGACCAGTATCATTATCTTATAAATCGTTAGATTCATTATATGCTTCTGTTGGATATGTAGTTGATGCATATAAGATTATAAATTCACAGCCTATAATAATTAATGATTCAAAGAATAATGATATAAATATAGTAGATTTTGGAAACAACATAATCCCTGATAAAATTATAGCTCATTGCGATAATCCTAATTTTGGAGTAATCATAGAAGAAAATAAAATCACTACAAAAATAATCAATCAAAACAATAATATTGTTGTAAAAACAGGATATTTTTACGATAATATTGGAAATGAGTTTTATCTTTTTGAAAACATGTATAGTGATCCTATAGATAAGATGAGTTATATTGAGTTACATTATGTCAAAAGAACAATAGATTTTCTACAATTTATGCAAAAATCAATTAATCACGTTTTAGATTCTATAATGACAAATTATAATCGAACTATTGAATTGTGCCATATAGATTCCGAATATAAAGATGTTAAAGGAATTAGTAAATTAAATTCTATAAGTTCTTGTGATACTTTTGAAAGTTGGATCAACTTTGAAATGGATATATCACTTGATAAACAATTTAACGATATTTGTTTAAAATTTAATCCATTAAAATCAAATTCGTATGCATTATTAGAATTAAATCCTAATAACAATATATTATCTTTACTAGCATCAAAAACATTAAATCTATCTATATGTAAAGAAATTAAATTAAGACAAAATTCTATGTCTAAGAGTATATTAGTAGAACCTTATGCTAAATTATCCAACGTTAACGATACAAATGTATATTATTATAACTTTAAAAATGAAGATTTATCGTTTAGATATTTTTTGTTAGTTATGGGTAATGGATATTTAGATGACATATTATTATTATCTCAAGATAAAGACATAATAGCATCACATAATAAAAATTTAAATATACTATTTAACGATGGTATACAAGAAAAAGCATATGAATTATATGAGCATATTTTCAATTTCGATATAAATGGAAATACTTTAAATGGGCTAGAATTAAATTCCGATAACGAAATTCAAACTGGTTCTAACGTTGATTGGGGAGTAACTCAAATTTATAACATTAAACAAGATTTAGATAAATGTATTTTAGAAAAAGTTATCTTAAATCATGGAGCTTTTTATTCAACTGACAACGATTCTGAATATGGAAGTATTATAACTCCTGCAATTATGTTAAATAATAAAAAATCTATTAAAGATTTATACGTAGTAATAAATAATGTAGTAATAAATGAAATGAGTGGTTTTAATATAGAGCTTCTTACTTCTAATTCTATAGATAATAACTTTAATAAATTATTCTCTGTAGATAAAACAAATATATTAGAAATGACTGTAGCTAATATATTTGACTATATAAAATTAAAAATAGAACTTCCGCCTCAAAAAATAATAAATGATTTATCTATTTATGCTGCGTATTTTGAAGGAGAAACTACTAGTCCTAAAATTAATCGCAATAATGAAGGTTTTTTAATAACTAAAGTATACGATACTACATATGAAGATAAATTTATATTGTCTAAAATAGATTGTAATATTATGAATAAAGAATATTTTAAATTCTATATACGAGGATATAAAAAAGACGATATGTCAGAAGTATTTACGCAATGGTATGAATGTATTTTTGATGATGAATTTAACTGTACAAATGCGCATATTTTTGAAAATTATAGATTCTTCCAATTTAAAATTGATATAAATAATGCAAATACTATTGTAAAAATTAATAATATATACATGAAGGTGGTTAAATAATTTTGAAACAAATATTTGACTCTAACAGTAGAATTGAAAAAATCAACGATGGTATCAAATTCTATGAACAAGATATATTGTCTTGTTCATACGTATTTGAAGATGATTTAATTATAGATTTAGATATAGATTATATAATGCCTGGATTTGGCATAGTTATAATAGAAGATAATGATGTATCCTTGCAAAAAATAGACATTGCTTATTTATTTAAAATAGGCAGTAATGATTTTACTGTAATAGAAAAAAATTTTTCAAATCAACAACAACTTCAACATACATCTTGTGTTTTATCTCCATCTATTAACAATAAAAATATTAAACTTAAATTTACATATAAAAATAATCAAGTATCATTCGATTGGATATTTGATAATGATACTACATATAATTTAGGCAAAATAACATTAAAAAAGAAAATAGGTAGATACAGAATAGGATTTTATTCAAATCAAAACAATATAATTCATTCTTTTTCTTTTAAACAAGGTATAGCTAAAAATTGGAATGCTAGTATAAAAAATACTTGTGGAGGTAGAATATCTTTTTTTGATAATGGATTTATGTTTGAAAATTGTGACTATGATGCCGAAATAGAACAATATAATATACCATTAAAAAAAGGTATTTATTATCTTAGTTATGACACAGATAAAGTTAATAATGAGTTTAATATAGATTGTTATGTTATTCCTTCAGAAGTTCAGTACGAAGAAAAAAATTTTGAAGATGAGAATAAAAATTTATTGTCTAAAGATAACACAATTAATTTAACTACTGATATGGTAGTAAATTTAAAATTTAAAGGAATTAATGGTAAGATAAAAAACATTTCTATCAAAGAAGATCCAGATAGTGGTTACGTAGAAACAGAAGGAGAAGTTGTCTCTATTAATGGTAGTTACATGACCGTTTATTTAAAAGAATTAAAACAGGTTAGATGGAAGGGAACAATAACAACTATACCTAAATATATAGATTTTACAAAACCTTGTCCTTATGCAGTAATAGAAACAATAAACCATAGAACAACAATAGAAGAAATAAATGTACAATTAAAACAAGAATACGGTTATATATATGATGTAGAAACAAGTATTCTTTCTATTTGCGATACTGAATATAAAAATATTTACAAACAAATAAATATTGAACTATGCGAAGAAGATCAGCAAAAAATTAATGTTTTTAGAAATATTAATGCATTTATTTTTGAACTTATACTAACTAAACTTGATGGAGAAGAAATTAACGTTATATTACAGAAAACATTTAAAAAGTATATAATCGCTAAAATTAATGGGCCTATTATTGTAACAAAAGAAGATAAAAAAACGGTTTTTGATTTATCTAGTTCGTATAGAGAATTTTCTATAGAAAATAAAACATTAAAATTATATTCTTCACAGTATCCTATATCTATAAATGCAAGTAGTTTATTTGTAAACAGTTCTAACCTTAAAGTTTATGCTATTCCTGATTACGCTACTGTAGATATGACTAAAAATACTATTGAAGAATGTGCTTCTTCTTTTATAAAACTAAAAACCAAAGAATATATAATAGAATATTTTAATGAAAATACTTATATAAATATTTTAGATGAATTAAAGATAAAATATCCAAATATAATAATAGAATATAGCGATATAAGTAATTTTGAATATTGGTTTACTAATTACGAAAGAGAAGTATTTAATACTGATAACAATAATTTAGTGTTATCTAAAAAACTACTAGAAGCATCTAATAATGTAATAATTTATGGAATATTACCTAATAGTATTATTAAAGAAAGTAATTTATATAGAGTTCCAAAAGGAATTATTAATTCTATAGACTATTACGCTGAGCAATACAATATATTATTGGGTAATGAATATAACATAGATTATGCTAATAACGAAATAAGAATTGAACAAACTGAATTAAAAAAATATAAACAAATAATTATCGATTATATTAAAAATGATAGTTATGCTATAAATTATATTGAGAATTTAGATCAATACGAAGTAGATATAGCTACTAATGAAGATATGGTATACGTTAATTACAATATGCATGATGATGGATCTACATATTCTTATAAGACTACAAATATCATTCCTGATAAAAATAAATATGTTGTTTTAAGAAAAGAGGAGTAACTATTGAAAATACAAATTCCTAATTATAACATAATAGAAACAGATAATTTAAATATTAATGATATTCCATTATCGTACATAGATTTAACTTATAAAAATTTAAAAATAAATTGTAAAATCAATAAAGAATATTTAAAAGATGAAAAAACTCCTATTAGACCTTATTCAAAAGTAAATCCTGATGATTTATTTTTTAATAGCAAATATGAAATATTAGATAATATAGAATTAAAAAGAAATGGTAATGAATACATATATGAACCTAAAAATATTATAGAATATACGCCAGAATCTTTTTCATGTAATGTTCTTATAAAGAAGAATATTACATTTTCAAATAATAATAACTATAACTTAAAAATATCTGTTATTGAAGACGGTGAAAGTCTTGAACGCTCAAGTAGTTTAATAAGTATATTTGCTGATGCATATAGACGAGATATAGCTCCTTCTAATATATCTATTAACAATAAATCCTTAAAGCCAGAATCATTAATTACTTCTTCCTTAATGGAAAATGATATAATATTTGCTCATTCTAGTGATGGAGTCAATATTACAAATAGCGATAATGAACTTATAGATATTAATATAGATAATTTATTAAACAATCATGTTAATTTATGGTTAAGTATTGATAGTTTTGAAGATAGTTTAATTCCACAAGAAAATATTGAAAATATAACAATATATGAAGATACTAGTATATTTAATATAAAACAATATCCTCAAAACAAAAAAGAAAATGAACATTATTTTATATTTGATGCTAACAAACGACATAAAAATTATAGTAGTGATATCTATAATTATATAAATTTCGCTAATAGTATTTTAATTATTGAAAAAAAAGATGCTGGACACTTAATCTTAACTCCTAATTACGTTTTAAATGATTTAGAAAGTAATGCTAAATTAATTTATGAAGTTATTATGTATGTATTTTTAAGATCTTATTATCTAAGTAAAACAGCATATTCTTGGATAACAACTGAGCCTATAGATTATATGTCATATTCTTATAATAAATTAAATATAAATCATAAAAATATAAATATTAATAAACTTTTATTAAATGATGATTATGATATAGGTAATCAATATAGAATAATAAATATACTTATTTCTAACGATAACGTTAAATTTAAAGGATTAAACAGCAATGGAGATATGTATTTTTATAAAATAAATAATATTGATACTCCAAAAAAAGAAGGAGAAACATCTTTTTTAACTACAAAACAAACAGTAATAAACTATTTTGAAGAAGATATTAATCACATTGAAACTAAATTTAGTATATCTTCTAATATTATTGATGATATTGCTTATATAACTATAAATCCATATTATAGCTCATCGAATAAAATATTTAATAATAATACTCAAACTTTTAGGTTATCTGATGTAGATATAGAATATTATATCTGTACTAAACCAACATCTCCCCAAATAGAGTCTATGTTTACTTTTGTTTCTTGTAGTGATTATGATTTAGAAAAAGACGGGAATATATTATGTTATATTACTTTAACAACTACAAAAGAAACACGAAATCATGACATACGAATTAATGGTGGAGGATTGCCAAAAAATCAACCAAATAATTTTGATTTAATAGATATTGGTAATATATATGGTAGACCATATAGAATAGGTTCTACTATTATTATAAGTTTACCTAAAGAATGCGAACAGTATAACGATATAATACAAAAAGAAGTATATAAACATATATCTTCTGGTGATTATCCAATATTTTTTTATGAATAAGGAGGAATAAAATGATAAATAAATTAATAGATTTAAATTTTGCTCCAGGAATTAAGGCTAAAGATATAAATTATAATTTTGATTTAATTCATGATTGGATAACAAAAGAACGTTTAAGAATTGGTGGATATGGATTAGTAGAAGGATTTGATTTATCTGCTAATTTAAAAGATTTTAGTATAACAGTTTCTGAAGGAATATTAATAAATCAAGATGGTGAAGAAGTTATTATTCCTGAACAAACTTTTACTGTAGGACCTCCGGAATATACTGTAGAAACAGAAGAAATAATTTGTCCAGCAAGTGGCATAATTACATTAAAATATAGACCATATTCAGAAGAAACGTATGGATATATAGAATATATTCCGCCAAATACAGGTAATCAACCACAAGAAACTGATATATCTGCTAATGAAAAAACAACTGGAATGAGAGTTCCAATTATGCAACTTATAGGAAATAAAATATATATAAATGCCAATTCATGGGAAAATAAAACAATTAAAGTAACTTATAAAAGAACTCAGAACAGAATAGATTCTTTAATGTTGTATAAAAATGGAGAATATGAATACGAAAAAAGTATACCGTCAACATCTCCGTCTCATGTTGATTTAGGAGATTATATTAATTATTTTTGTGTAGGAATAATATATTGGAATATAGATACTAAAATTACAGTAGATTTTTTCATTAATCATAGAAGTTATAGAAAAGTATATGTAGATAAAGATAATAATTTATACTTAAATGGTGAATTGTATAAAAAACCTAAATTTATTTATTTTGAAGAACCTGAGAATCCAGAAAAAAATGATTTATGGTATGATAGTGAAACTAATACAATATATATATGGAAAGAAACTGATGGAGATTTTGGTTGGGTAGCTATAAATGATTTTTCTACATTAGCTTTAAGAGATAAAAAAATATGGACCATAGAAGATTTTCCAGAAGATGCACAAACATTTATGTTTAATGATGATGAAACAAATTTATTTTATGTGCCAGATACTAGCGCATTAGAAATCATTATTGATAACGTTCCTTTAATGAGTGATCAATTTGATGAAATTATCATAAAAAGCGATAAAGATTATTTAAGTAATGGTAGAGGATTTAGATTAAAAGATCCATTAGATCGTCCTACTTATGTAGAATGTATAGTTCATCATTGTGTTCGCAATAAACCAGTAAAAGAAACATTTCAACGAGCAGCTATTTTTATAGATGAAAATTACATATATTATAGTCCAGAAAATATAAATCATATTTTTCAAACTGATATGGCTTATGTGATAGGAGAAGATCAATTAGAAGTTTTTGTAAACGGATTAAGATTAAATAAAGATATTGATTTTATAGAAATGATATCAGAAACAATAGAAGCAACAGAATCTGATAGAAAAAAAATGACTACATATTTTAAAATCAAGCCAAACATAACATTAAATAGTGGAGACATAATTACATATAAAATTAGTAAACACGTTTGGAGCTATGATCATCTAGATATGATGATGCATGAAATAGAAAATAAAGCTGATCAAGCTATATCTGATTGTACTCAATTGAAAGAAGATTTAAGTGAATTGAATGATAACGTATATAATCAATTAGAGTCTATTGAAGATAATATACAGGATCATATCAATTCAGTTGGAAATTTAGATGATTATTTAAAAACTGATTCAATTTTAACTGAATCTAATTTACCAGAAACTGTTAAAAATAAAATGATTTCTGGACAACAATATGCTCTTTTTCCTTCTACTGATACAATAATTTTATCTAACACAAAAATAACAGATTTTATAATTGTTACTTATATAAGTGAACGAATGAATCGTAATTTAATAAAAGATACTGAATATTTTTTAACACAAATAGATAACGATATACGTGTTGATATTAGCGGTGACTTGATGGCAAGTGATGCTAATATATACATACAAATATTAAAAGTGGGTGAACATTAATGAATGATCCTATAGTTACATGGTATGCTAAATTAGACAATGATACAGAATTTAACAAAACAAATGAAATTTATGCTGGATCTTATACTAAAGAGAATAGTATAAACGTTAATATGCAAATATGGAATAATCGTTGGGGTACAGAAGACGTACAATCTTTAAATAATTTTAATATAAATATTTATTTTGATAAAGAAGAAGACTTCATTTTATTAGATTACTGTACTGTTGTGTTAAATAAGACAGAAATATTAACTATTAATAAAACTGATAAAATAGGAGTACTAACATTTGATCAAATAGAATTAAGTGGAGCTTTGAATGATGGTACTGTAGAAAATAATCCAAATAATTATATTTCTCTAGATTTTATTTTTAAGGCTCCTAACAATACTAGATTGAAAGTAAACGATTTAAAAACTCTATTTTTTGAAATAATTCCTCTATAAAACTATATTGTAAGAGTAATATGTATATGTAAACTAACAATAATAAAAGGAGTTTTATATTATTATGGACAAACAAACTGTAACTCGTTTTATTGTGGATCAAAAAAATAGTGAATCTGCTCCTAATAAAACGATAGACCACACAAAGCCTAGACTAAATCTAGGTACATTAAAGTATTCTACAAAAAAGAAACTCACTGATAGTGAAAATGTAGGTACATTAGTATTTACTACAGATACTGGAGAATTTTATGTAGGAAGAGGATATGATTCTTTCATAAAGAAAATATCTGATATTTTTGTAGGTAATAAAAGTGATTTTCCTGCTGTTGGTACTGTAGACAAATTATATTGTGCTATTGATGAAAAGATGCTCTATTATTGGAACAAAACTAATTATTATAGATTTGCGATATTAGATGTTCAATTATATCAAGACGTCTTTGAAGTTAATGAAGAAGAACAAAATCAATTTCACTTAACTAAAACACCATTGGATAATATAATGTCTATGTCTATTAATGGATTAACGTATTTTGTTCCGGATTTTACATACGATAAATCAACTAATAATATAATTTGGAATAAGGATGCTAAAAATAGCTTTTCCATTATAAACAGTAAAGTAGTAGTAGAATATATGATTCTTAAAGAATCAGATAATATTATTATAGATAATGATATTGATAATTCAGATAATACTATTGTTAACTATGCTTCTAATACCGTTTCTAAAAAACTTAATAAACTAAAAATCAGTAATAATAAAAATAATTTCAGTATTGCTTATAATGGTAATGAAGTTTTAACGTCTAAAATACAAAAAGGAGTGAAATGATTTGTTCAAACCGAATTTTTCTCAGATAAAAAATGGAGCAGATATCTCTAAAGCTCTAGAATCTCATTTTATTGAAAATAATTTAGATGGTAAATGGAAATTTATCGTAAATGAAGATGGAAATCTAGCATTAAAATACGGAGATAAAATAATTGGTGATCCATGGAAAAAACCGACTGAATAATGACATTTGCATTAAGTAATATACATATTAGGTTAACCAAAAAAATAAAAAAGAAAGGCATGATTTAAATGGCAGAAAAGTCAAAAGTTGCAACATTTGCAGCAGGTCCTAAAACATTTTTAGGTACTTCTAACTTTGGTAATACTAACATTAATGGTACTTTAAATGTTACAGGAAAATTAACAATACAGCAGGAAGGCACTATAGGTGCAGAAAGTAAAGATGCTGTAACAGGAAATCAAATACATAACTTAAAGACTGAATTAGAAGGTTCTATTGCTTCTGCTGGCTCTAACGCTACAGAACAAATAGAAGCAGCTAAAACAGAACTAAAAGAAAAAATTACAGGTGTAGAATCAGCTTATAAAAAAGCAGATACTACTCTAGATGGTAAAATTTCTGCACTTTCTTCTACTTTAGAAGGTAAACAAATTAATGTTACTGGAGATTCTGGAGACGGTTATACAGTAACTGGTGCTAATGGTGGATTGAAATTTGTTGGTGGTTCTAATATTAATACTACTGTTGCTAATAATGGCGATATCGCTATTGCACTTGAAGATAATGTTACAGTTTCTGGTTTAACTGTTAATGGTAATTTAAATGTTACTGGTACTACTACTACAGTTAATTCTCAAGATTTAGTAATTAAAGATAATATGATCACTCTAAATTCTGGTGATGGAGGCGAAGGCGTTACTAAAGGTATTGCTGGTATTGAAATTAATCGTGGTAGTGAAGCTAAATATCAAATCGTTTTCGATGAAAGTGATGATAAATTAAAAGCTGGTGTAGAAAGCGAAACTAAAGCTTTAGCAACAGAAGAATTTGTTACAAAAGCTGTATCTAATGCTACAACAGCAGGATCTGAACAATTGGTAAATGGACAGTGGAAAGTAACTGTTGAAGATGGTTGCTTAGTTATTAAATATGGAGATAAACTCTTAGCTTCTTGGGATGCACCTGTAGAATAATAAATACATAATAACGTACTTAATAAAAGGGAGTTTAGATTACGCTAAACTCCCTAAAATTTTATATTAAAGGAGAGATATATGTGACTATTTATTCTTTACATAAATTATCAGAATTAGATATAAAGAAAATAAAAGATATTTTTAAACAATCAAAATGCCCTCAAGAAAGTTTAAAATTTACATTTAAAAACTTTACAAAATTAACTACTAACAATGTAATCATATTTGACAATGTTAACGTTAATAATCCTAATGTTTATATAACTAAAATATAAAAATAAAAGAAAGGATTTTTATTATGGCTACAAAAGGAAAAATAAAAATATACGAGGACAATAATTATAATGATTTTTATCCTTTAACTGTATCAAGTCAAGTTGTTGACTTAAAAACAAATGTAGTTAATATTATTAAAGAAACTTTAAGTTTCAGAAAAGCAAATACTTCTTATAATTTAGATGATAAAGTCATACTAAACGAAGATTTTATAGGAACATATTTAATTTGTATAAAACAAGGTATAACAGCAAAAACAGATTTATCCTATTTAACAGATGATGTTGAAGATAATGAAATCATAATAGATGGAACTGTTAATTGGAAAGTACATAGAAGCGCAGGAATTAATAGTTTTAAAACTACAGCATTTCTTGATTCTGCTCAAAACTGGAAAACGAACAATCCTATTTTAGAAAAAGGTCAAATAGCACTTGAAGAAGATACTGGCTTTGTAAAAATAGGAGATGGTATAAATACATGGAATTTTTTATCTTATATAAAAGATTCTAAATTAGATGCTAAATTAGATAAGAATGGAACTGCTCAAAAAGCTATAAAAGACGAATTGAATAATAAAATAGACGAAACTTATATAAAGAAAATATCTGTAGATGGATCTACATTAACTTTTACAAAAGGTAATGGCGTATCTAGTTCTATAACTTTACAAAATGGTTCATATCCATTAGCCACTCAAATAAATGATGGATTAATGTCTAAAGAAGATAAAATTAAATTAGATAATGTTAATTTAAATAGCGAAGAAAATCAAAATACTTTTTCTAATATTTCTGTAGGAGCTACAATTATTAGCGCAGATCAAAAAACAGATACATTAACTCTTAAGTCTGGACAAAATATAAACTTAAGTGCTAATAATTTAGACGATAGTATAACTATTGCTTTTACTGGAACAGTAGACAATGCTAATAATGCTATAAAATCTAAACAAGATTATCTAGGACAAAATATACATGAAACGTATATTAAAAATATTCAAGGAAATAATAATAAATTAACAATCGTTAAAGGCAATGATGTAAGTTCTATTATAAACATAGATAATGTTCCAAATGCTATAAAAGCAACTCAAGATAGTAGAGGACAAAAAATAGATACTACATATATAAAAAATATATCTGTTTTAGATAATACTTTAACCATATATAAAGGAGACGGTTCAGCTACTAATTTAGATATCATTAGTTTTGATCAAATTTATCCAATAGGTGCTATATATATGTCTACTGTATCTACAAATCCTGCTACATTATTTAAAATAGGAAATTGGGAAGCATTGCCTGCTGGACGTGTATTACTAGCTCAAGGAACTTCGACTTGGGGAGTTAATTATTCCGCTGGCAGTACTGGAGGAGAAGATAAACACACATTAACAGTTAGCGAATCAGCTCCTCATAATCATACAGGAAACGCAACCACTTCTGGTAGTACTCATACTCATGCTTTAACTATGCGAGCATCTCATGGTAAAGATGGGAATGGTGGCGTTCCTAGATTTGGTGATGGTGATGTATGGTCAGACTATAAAACACAAAATTTATCTGCTGCTGGAGAGCATAGTCATGCTATTACTATCAATAATTCTGGTGGCGGACAAGCTCACAATAATATGCAACCATACTTATCTGTTTATATGTGGAAACGTATCAGTTAAATCTCTATCAATATCAGCTATTTTGACGAAATCTTCTATATTAGGTAAAGATGCTCCAATATCTTTAATACATTTACAATGTTTTATTTTATTAATAAAAAAATCATGATAAAATTTATTTTCACAATTTATGATATATAAGTTTTTAGTGCATCTAGTTATAGCAGTATATAATAATTCATTTATATCTTCTATTTCATTTCCATTCATTGTTTTTTTAAAAGATGATAATATTATTATAATATTTTTCATTTCCCAGCCTTTAAAACTATGAATTGTACTCATTTTTAAATTATCTGTATGTGTTTTAAAAGATTGTTTATATGGTCGTCTCAGTAATTGTTTTGCTCTACTAACAACTCTAATATTTTCGCATAATAAAGGTTCTATATATTCTTCATACTCTTCTAACGTTTCAAACGTTCGTGTTGATGTTTCTATTTGTTTTATATTTTTTAAATAATAATCTAATATTATTAAATTTAGGCATCTATCGCTTATTATACAGCAATTTTTCATATCAACTTTTTTAAATATTTCTATAATAGTATATGCTATATTTTTTATATCATAATTATCCATATCATAATGATATTCTATTTCATTACCTAAATTTTTCATCATTCTCGTGAGTTCACTATTATATTTGTTTAATGGTATATTTTCGATATTGTATTTAGCACTTAAAAATATTTTTTGAAAATCATTTGCTAATTCTTTTATATAATCATTTTTTAAGTAACTTTTTTCATTTAACATCTTTGTATTGTCTTCAGGCATATATAAAAGTCTTTTTTCTTTAATATATGTTAATTCATCTATTTTATCTATTTTATATATGTTTTGTTGACTATTTTCAAAAAATACTACTTCTCCATCAGAACGAGCGAATGCCAGAATATTATTTTTCATTATAGGTGTAAAATCTTGTGTTTCATCAACTAATATAGTTCGATAACATTTATTATCATTCATTTTTACAATAATTTTTTTATCACAATTTTTTAAATCAAAGTCAATAGATATGTTGTTATAAGCATTATATATAAAATTATAGTAGTACGTTACTTTTATAAAATCACCTAAATATTCTTTGTATCTTTTATTTTTAGCTAATTGCTCTTTTATATAATTAACTAATGTAATATTAAAAGTTAGAATTATTACTGGTTCATTTGTTCTATAAAATGCATTAATTGCTCTTTCGATCAATACAGTAGTTTTCCCACATCTTGCAGGACCTTTTATTATTATATATTCATCTTTACTTATACAAAGATCTTTTTGTTGTTTATTTAATTCAATAGGAAGATCTTTATTTTCTATTTCGATTTTTTTATCATTATTAAGATAATTGACTACGTCTTCATATATTTTATCTTTATTAATCTCACTTCGTATATTGCATAATTCTATTAATAATTTATTATTATTTTCTATATCTTCTCTACAGATAAATTTTACTTCACTTGTTAACCATTTTGGTCTTTTACTAATATTATCAAAAACATTATTTAATTCTTTTTCTATTTCTATTAAATATTCTTTGTTTATATTATGGAAATACACTACATGAGTTATAAAATCGGAATTATTTTGATTATTATCTAAATAATGTTTAATCAGTTCCGGACTACTATTTAAATAAATATCTTTACCTAGTTCTAATATTTGTTTTATTGGAGATTTTGTACTATTTTTCCATGAATTTTTGCTACATTGCCTTATATTATTTAATTCTATATTATCTACTATATTTAATAACAATATTTTACGATTAAGTTTAACGTCTATAAAGCAAGAAAAATTTTTCATATAGTTAAATTTCCAATATGCATTATGCTTTATTATATTATATCTATTTAAATAATCCATTAATTTATCATATATATATTTTTCTGCATCATTAAGTAAATTTTCTTTGATTTGCTCTTTTAATGGATGCATCTTTATTTTACCTAACATATTAATCACCTCTATATAAATGTTATAATTATTATTTTTCTATTTTATATATTATAATCCTGCTAAATATAAATAATTTTAAGAGTAATATTTTTAATAGAATATATAAAACAATAGAGGTGATATATTGCATGAGTAATATAAACGGTTTTACTAATATGTATACTAATTTAAATATTAATGGCAACAATGCAAAATTAAACGTAGATGAATTATCTATTAAAGACAATATTGTTACTATTAACGCAGGAGAATCTTCTAATAAAATAAGTAAAAATAAAGCTGGTATTGAAATAGATCGAGGATCTAGCGATAAATATCAAATTATTTACAATGAAGAAGATTCTAAATTAAAAATAGGATTAGAAAGTAATTTAGAGAATGTTGCAACTGAATCATATGTTAACAGTTGTATAAGTTTATTTGAATTAGATGCTAATGGGGATATTATGCCTAAGGATTAATGCAAGCATTAGTAAACAGAACATAATAATAACTTCTTTTATTTAAAAAAATAAAAGAAGTTATTATTATTAATATTCTATTTGTTGTACATAATCTAGCCATTTAAAATCAGGACTTGCATATCTATCTTTTTCTTTACGTAACGTTATAGCTTTTAAATAAGTACCATCTAGAGAAAAAATTTCTAAAGATACTTCTTTTAAAAAGTGATATTCATAATCTTTTAAAATATCTTTTAAAGTGGTTTCGTCTTTTTTTCTAGCATTAGAATGCACAAATCTATTTCTCTTATTTTTGTTTAATTGACCTATAAAAATAGAACACTTTTCGCCACTTAAAATAGATATTTCACGTGCTATTAATTCAGAATGGTATTTATATAATACATCATTATTATTGTTATATTCCTGTAGTTGCTGTAATGCTTCTATAGAAAAATAACCATTTGCAAAATTAAAAACATATTTTTTAATATCATTATTAAATACTATCAGCAATTGTTTTTTACCGAATGTTACTTCATACAATTCTAAAACATTATATTTAAAGCATTCTTCAATACTATTAATATCTTCTATATAGTTGTTTTCTTTAGTTAGTATAGTAAATTTTGTGTTAATCATTTATTATTTTCCTTTCGTTTAATCTAACTCTTAATTTGCATTCTTTTATTTGTTTTTCAGTTAAGGCTTTTTTATAGGTTTCTATTATTTCAATGTCTTTAATAACACTATATTTAAGTATTTCATCATTTAAAAGCAAATCAGTCGCTTCTAAATCGTTTGTTTTAACTGTAAAAATAGTGTATCCATTTAAATTATCGCCATTCGCTATTTTTACTATATGCAAAAGATTATCCAATTCTTCTTTAGATGTGTATAGTCTAACAAGTTTTGTATTTGGTTTTAAATTTAAAGCTATACCCCAAAAATTATTTAAGATAGAATAAGTTTCTTTTTCTGCAAATAAATTATCTAATAATGCCAACATAGATGGTCTAGGATTTTTAAAACCTTGTTCCCATGCTTGTATAGTTTTTACAGATACAGCTAATTTATCTGCAAGTTGTTTTCTAGTCCAGCCCTTTTTAGTTCTAAAGTTTTTTAATTCTTCAATATTCATTTTTTTTAGTTCCCCTCTTTTTATGTTAAGTGCTACCTAGTAGCACCTTATATATATTATATGCTACCTAGTAGCACTTAGTCAATAAAAATTTTAATAGAATTATAAGATTTACAAATGTTTAATAAGAAAGGAGAAATATTTATGACTATACGAAATATAGTTCCTAGAAATAATAACGAAGGACAGTTAGGTACAGAAAACAAAAAATGGAATAAAATTTATACTAATGAAATATTTGCTACAAAATTTACTGGTAACTTAACTGGAACAGCCGATAATGCTATTAAAGATAATAAAAGTCAACAAATTGATGCTACATATATTAAAAATATTTCTATAAATAATGACACTTTAACAGTAACAAAAGGAAACGATGACTCTCAAGATATAACAATAAATAATATATCTCATGCAATTAGTTCAGATAATGCAATAAATGCAAACAAATTACAGGAATTAACTGCTGGAAATTCTAAGGGCCAAATTCCTATAAACAATGGAATAGAAAATGTGAACTTAAATGCTGCACTTTTAAATGGTAAAGCAAGTAGTTATTTTGCTACAAGTAATCATACACATACTTCTGCAACTCAAAGTAGTAATGGGTATATGAGTAATGCAGATAAAAAGAAATTAGATGGTATTGCTAGTGGTGCTGAAGTAAATCAAAACGCTTTTGCAAATGTAAAAGTAGGCTCAGCTACAATACAATCTGATGCAAAACAAGATACTTTAGAATTAGCAGCAGGCACAAATATCAGTCTTGTCGGTGATACTAATAATGATAAAGTTACTATTGGGGTTACAGGTAAAGTTGCAAGAGCTACTACAGCTGATAAAGTAAATAATACAGCTACAAATGGTAGTGCTATAGATTTAGTAGCAGGTACTATGGCTAGTTCCGACAATTTTAGGATTAGGATTGGTGGGAGTAATGATGCAGGATATGCAGAAATAGCTACAGCGGATAATGGAAACGAGCCTATTTATATAAGACAATATGGTTCTGGATTTACTACAGCTACTCGTACTGCTACTATTTTAGATGGAAGCGGAAATACGTCCTTTCCAGGCACTGTTACTGCCCCTAATTTTAATGGCAAAGCCACAAAAGCTACTCAAGATGGCAGTGGAAATACTATAACTACTCACTATTTAAGTAGAAATCAATCAACTCAAAATGATATGAATGCTTGTACAGTTGAAGGTATTTATCGTTTTAGTGGAACATTAAGTAATGCTTGGACTGGTACAAGCTGGGGAACATTATTAGTTCTTAATAATCAATACAATGGTGGAAGTGGTGTAGGTGGTACTTATTTAGTTCAAATGGCTTTCCCAACAGACGGAAGAATATGGATGCGTCAAAGAGTAAATGCTGATGCATGGACAGGTTGGGTTACATTAGCACGAACTTCTGATAATGTAGCTAGTTCCACTAAAGCTACACAAGATAGTGCAGGGCAAACAATTAATACAACGTATGTAAAAGGTGTAATCGCTAATAATGCCACTTTGACTATAGCTAAAGGAAATGGTTCTACTTCGACAACTACTATAAATAATGTATCTAGTGCTACTAATGCCAATAATCTAGTAATAAGCGGCGGAACTCCTGCTCATATAAAATATGGTGGAGGAGATGTAGATGAAAATACCGCTATAAGCCAAAATAAAGTAAATCTTTTAATTGGTAGTTGGTATAGTACAGGATTTAGAGATTTGTGTAGTACTGGAAATCCTATTAGAGTGGCAATAAATCATAGAACTGGAAATATTAAAACTACTGGTGCTGTAACAGCAAGTGGAGCAATGTATAGTGCTACTCCAGGCACTTCAGATAATTCCACTAGAGTTGCTACAACAGCATTTGTGCAAAGTTTAATAAATTCTTTAAAAGGTTCTATTGGTGGTGCGATAGTAGCATCAAATTTAGCTCAAAATGGATATGTAAAATTTAGTAATGGTCTAATTCTAACAATGGGGATATATTGGTTTAACAGGAAACTCTTGGGAAGGAGAAATAGGGCCTTATAATTTTCCAGTTGCATTCAATAATCAATGTTTTTTAGTATTACCATCTTTATGCAATAATGATAATACTAATCCAATTAGTTATGATAGTACTGTACAACAACGAAAATGGAATACAAAACAATTTTGGCTATATCAACAAAGTATGGGCGGTAAACCATGGTTTGGATATGCTCATTATATATCTATTGGAAATTAGATACCTATTAATAAATATCTCCAACTTGATGGATTAGGTGTATTATATTGAAAAGAATCCCAAACACCACTTATTGTATTTTTTTCTGCATTAAATCTTACACTCATTAAGCAAGCAGCACTTCCACTCATATTCCCAACACATAATAACATATTATTTATTTTAATTGGTAATGTAGCACTAACTCCACCATAAGAAGCCCCATTTTTATTTGCTGTTCCACTTCCCCATTGTTTAAATAAATCAATATCCTATTACTAAAAAATACAAATCAGATTCAAAAATCTTTGACATATTAATAGTCAAACTTGTATTAGTAAACTCTCCTAAACTATGTTGCCCCTGATATGCATTTTTTATTTTTATAAAATAGTCAGCAAATACAACTCTACTACTAAACTTTATTGGATAAGTGAAAACTGCATTGCTATCACCAGTTTTAAACATATATCCCCATTGTAGAATTAGACCATTACTATATTTAACCCAACCATTTTGTGTTAAGCTACCACCAACAATACCACCTATAGTACCATTATTTTGTAATGTAGTAATTAATTTTCTCACCCATGCTGTATTAGCTATTTTTGTACTATCATCTCCATCAGCAGGTGAACCAACAGTAGAATTAGCAACTAAACTTAAAATACCTGTTAATGTTCCACCACTTAATTTTACATAACTACTATCATGATTATGATTACTAGGCGTGAATGTACTAGGTTTTCCTGTAATTAAATTCCATGCTAATTGTTTCCATGCTCCATCTCCTGTAAAAATAGATGTTGCACTACCATCTCTTTTGGGCATTAATCCATTTGCCGTTGTTGATACAAGTGATGTACTTGCTTTTCCATTCCATGTATTTTTTTCAGTATCAGATACAAAACGATGTGTAGCATCTTGAGCAATCATACTTGCAGGATGTGAGCTTGGATGTACATAGTTATTAGCTCCCATTGCAATACCATCTAATTTTTTCTTTAGTTCTGGGGTCATGTAACCTTTCAAACTATCTGTAACCTCTCGCCAATCTTGAGCATTTACTACGTTTTGCAATGTATCAAGCCATTGCTTTAATAATTTATCATTAGATAAAATTACACTAAAAATCAAATTCATTGTAGAATAAAGCACTGGGTCCTTTGAAATAAGTTGCGGAATTTCTAAAAAGAAATCATTACTACTAGATATTGATTCATCTGGTCTTTTAAACCCATTTATCTCACTTGGCATTAATAACCCAAATTCTTTTTTTAATTCTTCACTATTCATCTAATCACCTCAAAACTCTACAGTCCATTTAAATATTGCTCCACTTTCTGCATCTACACCTTTACTTGTTAAGAGTCGCATTTTAGCAGCAGTTTGTTCTTCTTCATCTATCAAAGCTACTTCATTTATTGCACCAGTATACTCACCAGCTTCAATTTCTGCTTCAAAACAAACAGAAGTTTCAACAGGATAAGTAACTTCTTTAATATTTTTAGTTAAAACAACATTATTAAGTGAACCATTGTCTGTTGGTGGTGCAGGATTTCCTTGCTCGTCTGTTTCCCCTGCTATACCAAAAGCCATTTTTACAATTTTACTTATTCTCCCTGTTGTTCCTATAGCTTGTGCAAATGCAGTTCTATAATCTGTAGTCGTTTTTTTATTGCTTTTTAAAAATGTATCTTGGTCAAATTCACTTTGTACACCTACTCCATTAACAGTTAAAGTATGTGTTGTATTTACATTACTCATAATATTTCTTTGCTCCCTTCATCTATAATTCCATGTTTTGTACTATAAAAAACACATATATTTTCCATTTGTTTATCTATTTCATAAGCACCACTTAAAATATGGCTACCATCTAAACAAAAAGAACCGTCCCAGCAGTTTTTTGTATTTGCTGTACGGTTCTGTATAACATTATTTTTATTTATGTTAGAAACTTGATATTTTTTATAAATTTTTTGTTTATTATTTATTTTATTTTCTGTTTTATTACTATAACTAATAACTTGTTTACATTTAGAATTTATCTGCTCTTTATTTTCAATTTTATAATTAATATTTATATATAAAACAGGCATTAATAGATTTTTTATACTTAATAAATGTGTTTGTCTCTCTCGATATAATGCATCTGGTTTTATACCACTAAAATCTATTATATTATTAAAATTCCAAACACCATCCCAATAAACTTTCTCTGCTGTACCCAAATTCCAAAAATTATGTGTACTATTAATATATTGATTAATATTTGCTTTATTGTAAATATTTTGTTCAAAATTACAACTAATTATTATTTTAAAAATTAAATTAGCAGGAATTATACAGCGTAAAATTGCCCTCATAGAACTAGCTACAAGCTCTGTTTCATCATTAAAATCTATTAATAATTCATACTTTTTTGTTGTAGTCGCAATAGCATTATTTTCACCATATCTAATATCTAAAATTTGCTGTAATCTTCTAATGGTATAAGGAAGCATACTGTTTAATTTGATTAAAATATTAATTCTTCTATCCTCTAAAGTTTCAGTAGATTTTGACGTTAGGTTTAGCATATCCTCCCAGCGTTTTATTCCTTGCAAATCTGCTTTATAAACAAATGTGTTATAGAACCATTTGCAATTAGCTTGCCAAATAGTTTTAAATTCATCATTTTCTAATACTGAAAGCTGTCTAAACTCATCGGCATTAGCTATAACATTGGGATAATATCGCTCTAGTTTTACATTACGTTCTAAATTATCCACTTAATTCACCTCTAACAGCAAGAGCATTAATATCTAAAGTCAAATTTTCTTCTAAGTCATTTAATTTTGTATGTTCAACATCGGTTACCCCTTTAAGGTCTAAAAGTCTACTTTCAATTTGCGAAATACGAACAATAATCCCTTTATTTTCGTATCGTTCCATAGTAACAACTTGTGTATCTTGCCATTTAGAATTTAGTTCTAAAAAGTAATCATCAATAACTTTTTCAATTTTTGTTTTATAATCTATGAAACTTCCATTATTAAAAGTTATATTTAAGTCAATTTTTATAGCAGAATTTTTAGCTCCTTCAACTGTTACAATATGCCCAATGGGTGCAATTCCTAATCCTTCACCCTTATTTTGCTCTGGGTCAATTTTAGTTTGTACTTGTTTTATAAATTCTGCTGTTGGTGGTTTATATTCACTGGTCATAAATACTATTTTTACAGTTCCACCACCATTCCAAACTGGATAAACTTTAACACCTCCAACACCCTCAATTGCATTTACTTTTTCTTTATAATCAATAATATTGCCACCATATGCTTGATTTTCAAAACTATTCAAGTATCTTGTTCTAAAATCTTCGGTAGTTTCTTCTTCCTCTCCTGGAATAGTAACTTCTAAAAGTTGGGCAAATTCAAGACCTTTTACATAATCTATGGGAACTAATTTACCACTTGGTTTATTACCAATAATCCCTATAGTTTCACATTTTAATAAATATTGTCCATTTCCTAAGCTTTCAGTTATAGAATAATTCACATCATCATAAGAAAAGCGAGTGCCTACACTAATATTTATATTATTAGGAGTACACTCTCCTTTTACTATGGCATATGTTGCTGGATAAGGAGCTAATCCACGTTCTTTAGCTCTTAATATTAAAAATTCTCTTTCTGCTGTATCACCAAAAGTATTTTTTATAAAATAATCTACAGTCGCATATAAAAGCATAAATTCTATTGCTGCTGGTATACTTGCGTCATAAATAATAGAACCTTCTCTTTTATCTATATCATTTGGTACTTTTTCAAGCATTCTATTTAAAATAATATTTTCTGTTTGATTTTCATACATTTAAATAATATTCACTCCCTTCTCCATTTCAATGTTGCCTAGATTGGTTTTTACTGTAAATTTAGCTAATACATTACCTTTATCATAAGACAGCTCAAAATCTTCTACACTATTTATTCTATCATCTTGTGTTAAAGCTTCTTTTATTCGTCTTGGTAATTCACTATATACATATGGCATAGGTTTACCAAATAAATCTTGTAATTCTATGCCATAATTCCAGCTATAAATAACATATTGATACCTTTCTGTATTTAATATTTTATAACAAGCTTGTGCTATTGCATCTAATTCATCAATATTACCTAATATTTTTTCATCAGCTATTTTCATGCGGTACGATTTATTAGGAACTATGCTTGTTGTCGCTATATTTATATTTAAATCCGTATCTGTTCCTTGTGGTAAAAATCCCATATTATCAACCCCACTGACCGGTCAAATTTGTATGATTAGTAGACCTAGATAAAACAATAAATTCTTGTCCGCCCAATTGCTGAATTAAAATAACGCTCTCACCGACTGATAGACCGTTATGCACAGTAATTCGTTTTCGCCCGCTATAAGCGTGATTATGACTTTCAAATAAAGCGTCTCCGCTACCACCTGATTTATTTTCTGTTATATGATTAACAGTTATATCAACATCAAAATCTCTAACTAAATCAGTTAAAATTAAAAATTCTTCTGTAAGTAATTCTTTTTGGTCAATTCTAATCGTTAAGGGATTAATAGTTTCTACAACACCAAGACTGTAATCACATAGATTAGCACTATTTAATTGTTGTTTTACTAATTGTTGTATAGCTTCTTTTAAAGCAACAATACTCACTCAAAAATCCCTCCTTTAAGTGTTAAATCCATAAAATGTGAATTATTAGTATAGGTATGCTTAACTGATTCAACTAACATTTTCATATTTATTTCTTGTTTATCTATATATAATTTAACAAATATACTAGAACCACCACGAACTCTATCATCTCCAAAAGCATTTTTTATAGATAATGTACGCCTTACTCTGTTATAACGTTTAAGCATTGCTTTTGCCAATTCATCAAGATTTATTGGTTTTTCAGGATTTACAGATTTTATTTTTCTAAGAAGTCCCCATTTGGCTATAGTTTTTGTATCCATAGCAATATTACTAATTTCATGTGCATTAGTATCTTTATTATCAAAATAAAGTACAATATCATTATATGTGTCCTTATCTATATCAGAAGTAAAACTAAAATTTTCAGCAGTTTCACTATCAATTAAAATATCAACTCTCATATCATTTATATTTTTAAGAGTCAACTTTCCATAATCATCATAAAGCACATATAAATTTTTTGTAGCTTCTGTAGTTATATCTATAGCTGTCTGCATTAAATCGAATAAAGTTTGTTTACCTGCTCTAAATCGTGGAATTACATATTCAGTATCTGCAATATCACCAACAGTTAGCTGAAAATCTTCAGCTAACTGTTTTATTATTTCACTTGCTTTTTTATTTACTGTATTATAAATCTGTTCATTTTTTAGATATCTAAGCTGGTCATAAGCAATAATAGATAAAATATTATCTTTATCTAAATTACGTTTAAATACAAAACCAAAAAATATACCTACATCACCACGTTGTACTTTTACTCTATATCCTTCTTGTATATCCAACAATTCATCTTGTACTACTTTAAAAGTAATTTTGCTTGGTTGCCCTTTACGATAATATTCAATATTTACATTATCTTCAACAACTGGTATATAGCACTTATTATCAACAGTATGAATGGTTATTAATAATTCATTGCTATTATTCAAGTTTTAACACCTCTTTTAATGTAGGTGTTGATGGATTATACATTTTATTCAAATTCATAACGCTACGCCAATTCAAACTACCTCCACTCGCTAATTTTACAGCTTCATATACAGATTTTTCTTTTGTTACTTTCCAAACACTAGGAGTAATTTTATCTGTAGGTCTATTCTCTTTTATAGTATATGTTTCTTTGCCATTTTCATCAGTTTTTACCTCAACTTCTTTTGTAGCATAATACTTATACTCTTTTAGTTGTAAAGGCACTACAACATCAAATCCATTTTTAGCATCTTCACGTATACTATAATTCTCAATGGTAACCAATAAATTAGTATCAAACAAAACCTCAAAACTAGGTGTCATTCTCATTATTATTAATCGTAAAGGCTGTTTACTTTCTTTTGCTATTTTTATTTTTTCTAAATAATGTTCAGCTCCTTTAAATGAATATTCATTTAATAAATTACCTAAAATTCCTATTGAACCACCAAACAAATTATTAAATGCAGATACTCCTATTTCTGTATCGCTTTGGGAATAGTCTGCAAATGGATAATTACTATTAGGCAAAAGAAGCTCAAAAGATATTTCTTTCAGACCTTCTGTTTTAATAATATTTATTTCTCCTTCATTTATAAGATTTACAGTTTTATTTTTATTTTTTATACGTATATCCATTTTAGCTGGTGGAATAGGTAACATCATATCATCTAAATAAAAATAATATGCCATTATATATGCACCGCCTCAGCTCCATTTGCTGTAGCTTCTGCTATTTGTTCACCTATATGTGTTATAATTCCATCAAAATCAACATCTTTGGAAATATTATTTATATTTTCCATATTAATTTCAATTTTAGCAGTAGTATATTTATTTATTACTTCTTGTTCAGCAATATCTCTCATAAATTTTAAATCTTCGTCCATTATATCCATAGCTTCAGCTATTTTTTTAGTATTATCTGCCGTATCTTTAGTATTTTTAGCAGTATCATCTTTTCCTGCTAAATCTTCATAAGAAGGAATATTTCCTATTTCTGGTGTCGTATAAGGAACATTATCTATTCCATTAAAAACACCTAAATTCTCAAATGGATTTGTTATTGTGTCATAAACATTATATGCAAGTTGTCTAGCACCTGATTTATATTCTAAAGGATTTGCTCTATAAGTTATTTCACTTGTAGCAGATAAATTAGTACCAAATATTTCATTTACTGTAGATTTAACAGCATTAAAAGCACTAATCAACCCATTTATTTTTTCAATCATAAAATTAATAGAATTAGCGACAAATTCTGCTATTTCACCAAATACATTAGCCAGTGTATTTCTAAGACCATTACTTGCTATTTGCCATCCAATAAAAGCACCAACTACAGCTACAATCAAACCTATTAGCCATAATATAGGATTACGCAAAATAGTTGCATTTAATACAGCCATTGCTCCACCAGATAATAAAGTTGCAACAGCCATTAATCTTTGTGCGATACTTACAGCTATAGTTCTAGTATAAGAAATAGCTAAACTAGAATTAGTTAACACAAGCGCTGTATTATACATTAATGTATATGTTATAGCTAATAATTTACTAGCACTAGATAAACCAAGTGCTGTATTATAAGCAAAAGTATATGCTGTAGCCAATAACTGCAATCCATTATATATAGCTAAATAAGCGATATATCCACTCAAAGCAATACCAGCAGATGTCAACATACCTAACAAAATAGAAAATGTATATTCAATTACAACTCCTAAATTATTAAATCCATCAGTAAGTATATATACTCCTGCTACTACTGCACCTATAGGTAAAAATATTGCGCCCCACATTTCAGCAGCACTCATAGCAGTTAAAGTTTGCACTATTCCAAGAGTACGAATAAGTTTTATTGCTGTAGGAACATATGCTATAAATTGCAATACATATCCTACTTTACTTATCACACCCAAAATAGCCGTTTTAGTAGTTACACTAGCAAGAGCTATACCATATAAGCCTAATACACTAATAGCACCACCAAAACCAACCATTATAGTATCAATAGCAAATTTATTTTTATTATAAAAATTATCAAATTCATTATTTAGCCATTTTATATTGTTTATAAGTCCATTAATAGCATTAGCTCCAATAGTAGCAGCAGCAACTAAATTATTTGCAAAACTTTTTACTAGTGAACTATTAGCTAATTTATTAATTTCTACATATACAGGTTGAAACGCATGACTTATTCTACTTTGAATATTAGTCCAAATATCTTCCCATTTCATAGGAATAGTTTCAAATTGTTTATTTATTTCATCTGTTGCTCCTAAAATAGCATTTTTAATTATTTCTGCTGTTATTTCACCATCTGCACCTAATTGTTTTATTTCTCCCATAGATACACCCATATAATCAGCAATATATTTTTCTATTAATGGTGCAGCTTCAGCTATAGAACGTAATTCATCACCTTGCAATTTACCAGACCCAAGAGCTTGTGTTAATTGTAATAAAGCGTCTTTTTGTCTTTCAATATCTGTACCACCTATATTAAATAACTTCTGAATATTTTCCATAAAAGGTACTATAGTTCTTGGGTCAGGAAATGCTTCTTTTGCAGTCATTGCAATTTTAGATACACTATCTGCCATTACATCATAAGGACCTCTTGCTCTAAGTGCCGAATGATAAATTTGTTCATTCAAAGCTATTGCTTGCTCTTGTCCACCAGCAACTAAGTTTAATCTCGCCATAATACCTGAATATGCGTCAGAAGCTTTGATTAATTTGCTAGGGATTGAAGCTATTTCTTCTATCGCATTAAATATCATATCACCAAAAATACTTCCAATTATAAAAGAACCTGTTAAGCTATCTTTTAAACTTTCAATACTTTCTTTTAATGAAGAAACATTTCTTTCAGCTTGTATAGTATCTATATTAACTTTTAAATATTTACCATCAGCACCATGCCAACGTCCCAACTTATCTTGATATGCTCCTAATGCTTCTAATTGTCCTATAGTATAAGGAATAGTTTTATTTATTCCTGCTATATTATTTTTTATACCATTAGCCATATTTTCCATACTTTGTTCAGCTTCTAAAGTGCTATTTGCCATTTGTTCTTCTGCTAGATAAAGATTGTTTACTGCTTGTGTAGCTTTATTAATAGGATTAGATATCCCATCTCTCATTTTTATAAACTGTTCTAAAGTAGAAGTAGACAAAATATCATCTCCTTTTATTTTTAGCTTTCTTAGCTTCTTCTTCATCTCGTTTCATTTTGATAGAAATTGCAGCAAAAATAAAAGCCTGTTCTTCCTCAGACAGGCTCAATATTTCGCTGGGCAATTTATGCAGTTTGTGCAGGCAATAATACATTATGTTAGCATATACATCATTGCCGTTTATTAGTTTTTTGCTCGTTTGATTTTTTCTGCCATACCAGAATTAAACCCATTTGCTTCATTTACAGCAAGTATTAAATCGTTATACTCTCCAGGAATGAGCATTTTTTTAGCTAAATCTATCGCTCCTACAGCACCGTAACTATCTTGTAATTGAGCATTGTTTAAATTTGGATAAATAACGCTATTTTCTATCATTAAATCAGCTAATTTACTTGAATCTGTTTCGATATATGATTGTTGAGTTTTAGGATTAGTTACACGTTTTTTACATTGTGCTTTTAATTTAGATAACTCTGTTTCGGTTAATATTCTAAGTTTCCACGGTATAGGATTATTTTTTTCATCAATAAAGCGTTCAGACGCTACATAATCAACTTCCTTGTATTGAATAGCACTTTCAGCCATAAAAGCTTTTAAATTATCACTCATTTATATCTCTCCTTATTTCATGCCCTCAAGGTCTTTGAATTTTTCAGGCATTTCAAATCCTTCAAAGGTAAAATCTACATCTTGTTCAAGCCAATCACCATCAGCATCAAAGCCAGCTATTGTTGCACCATCTAAGTTACAATCTTTTAAAATAGTTGTCTGTGTACCCACTGAACTTGTTGGGTCATAATTAGTAATAATAATATCAAAATAAAAATCTTGTCCTGTATCTTGATATTGTTTAACAAGTTCATTAAAACGAGAAGTATTATTATAAATAGTCATAGAACCTGTATAATTAACATTTGTCGTTCTATGTCCCACTGCTGTTCGTCCAAGAATAGGTACTTCTACCTTATTTTTTTCAGCTTTTGCTTCTAAATTTTTAGCTTGCATAAGCAGAAATCTTTCTCCGTTAAGATTATTTATAACACAAGACGCTAACTTTGCAGATACAACGTCTTTAGCGTGCATTGTTCTATTTGTATCCATTAATTCTCACCAACTTTCTAAGCTACAATAATATTCATATAAAGTTTTTCCATACACATTACAGGCTGTATAGCATATTCACTTAAAACGGTTTCTTTAGATTGTCCCATTGCAGGAATTGGCACGTCTTCTGCCTTAAAATTGGTAATTGCTCTTATTCGTTGCATTTCCTTTTCATAAGCCACAATATCACCCCAAAGAGCCATACGACCTTCATTATCATTTGGTTCTTTTCCTAAGTAGGTTTTATTAAATAATCTAGCTATATCAATAGCGTGTTGGTCTAGCACACGAATAACTTGATTACTAGAAAAATCCTCATTTTTTTCTTTAGTAAAAGATGTAAATGTATTAATATCTCTAAGAATATTTATATCTCCAACTATATCACCATCAACATTATCTGCTACACGATGAAAGATAAGCATACCATTTGTAATAGCTTTTTCTAATTCTGTTTGTTTATAATTTGTATTTATAGCATATTCGCCGTCATATGTTTTATTTGTACAACTTGCATTTACAGCACAAGAAGCTTCTGCACCTGTTACCCAGTAAACTAAATTTGCAGGACTTTCACCTTTATCTATAACAGAATTTTGAATACTAATAACGCCTTCATAATCAGCATTTTCATATCCATAAACTACACATTGAAATTTTGCTCCAACTTCATCACGTAAACGCTTAGTAAACTGTATCATTAAATCTTGAATAGTTTCATCTGTAGAAACACAACCTAAGATATTAAAATAATATGGTTCAATTTTTTCCAAGAAATCTTGGTATTGCAGACCAGATATTTCGCCACCATTACTACCACCTTCAAGTGGTGTACCAGATGTAATAGATTCAGATAATAAGCCTGTACGCTTAAATACTACATAATCATTATCTGTAATTTCTGCCCATGTAGAAATTGTTTGTTTATCCATCATAGTAAATGTAGTGTCTTTTTCTGCTGTAGCTGCACTGCCAACTTGTGCCATTCCTATTATAGAGTTATTAATATCTTTATATTCGTTCAAATAGGTAATTACATCATATTTTGTTTCATCATCAATATTAGGCTGAATTGCAATAGTAAAATTATTACCTCTAACGCCACCATATTTAGCAGTTGCTAAACTATTACTAGCTTTAACTGCTCCATTATTAATTCTATAAAAATAACCTATTTTAAGATTTTTAAATAAATCTCTCAAAGGCTTCATTTTTTCATGACTATAATCATAGCCAAAATAAAGCATAGAATTTTTTTGAAAATCAGCATTTTCTACTGTAAATACTTCACCTTCAACACCCCAATCTAAATTTAAAGGCATTGCAGCATATCCACGGTCTGCCATATTTACACTAGCACGTACTTTACTAACAAAATTAATATAAGTACCTGGTAATTTTTTATTTTGCGTAAACCAAGTACCGCCACCTAAAGCCATAATTTATTCCTCCTAATTTTTTTGTTCCTTTATTGGAGCAGATAAGAATTTATCTAATTCTTGTTGTATTTCTTCATGTGTATAATTTTTATTATTAGATAAAATAACCGCCAATATATCTTTATACTGACGGTATTTTTTAGATTGTAAAATCTGCGTTTTAGTATACATTTATTTCACCTTTTGTTTTTGAATTAAATTTTGCATTAATGGACCTCGTTGTATTGGTCTTATTACAAAGAAATCATAATGTATTTGTAAATGTAAAATATTATCTACTATATTAGCTTCCATATTTGTACCACGAATTAAATCTTTTCCCATGTAAATATATTCCAATATAGGATAAAGTTTATCTAAAATAGCATTTATTTCTTGTTGTGGTTCTAACTCACTTTTAGGAAAATACCTTATCATAAATATATTTTTTCTAAGATAACGATTGCCATATATAAGATTAAAACTACTGTCTAATAATCTTACATAAAAAGAAGGTTCTTCAAATCCTTGTGGAATATCATTTATATAATAAGTGTAGTTATCACCAAATTCATTATTTAAAGCCTTTATTATACCTTTTACAATATCTTGCCCATTTACATCAACCATGTAAGTATCTCCTTAAAAACTCGTAAAATCTTTGCTGTACATAAACATATCCTTCTTGTTCAACTAATTCAGCAGATAACTTCATCATGTGATGACCTTCCACAAAATTTGCTTTTAATCTTTTACCAAGAATAGGCACATATCTACCCACTTTTTGTCTATGTCCATTTTCAACATAAGCTGCATATTCCATAGGATTAAATATAGAAGCTATATAATAATCTCTATGTTTAATAGCTTTTACTATATACCAAGACTTACGAAGTGAGCCACCTTGAGAGATTTTTTTTAATTTAGGTTTTCCTTTATTTTTACCTCGTTTAATTTTACCTACTACTTCAAATGTTCCTTTTCCTACAGGTGTACGTTTTTTTACTTCAGCTAAAAACATAGCTGCTAAATCATTAGCCATTTGTTGCATAAATAAATCTTTATGTTCATTTAATGCTTCTAAATTAGCTTCAAATTGTTTTAACTTTTTAAAATTCTTTTTCATCATGCAAAATCATTATATAACTCAAGATTTATTTCTTGGTGTGTTTTATAAATAGCAGGTTTACCACTACAAACATAATCTGTAGTTAACCCTTGTCTACATATGGATACATAAGAACCAGCTTTTATCAGTATATCGGAAGGTAAAAATAATTTAATACTTTGTGTAAGTTTAGCTTGCTCATCATCTGTTGTACTAGGAAAATTAGAAAAAGACATTCTACAAGAAACATTTTCAAGATAAATTTTTTTTACTTGTCTAGTAATACCTGTATTAGCCTCTGTTATTTTTTCATAGGTATAAATATTACAAGTATCTTCATATAGTTTTTCTATAGCCATTTTAGCCTTTAGTCTAGATTTATCTAATATATTCATTTTGATAATCTCCTATATTTCCTTAATTGAACTATATAATTTTTTAATATAGAGTTAGCAAATATAACATTATTAGAACTATTACCAAAATTAACAGTTGTATCTCCTTCTTTTATACTTGTTATATCACCACTAGAGCCTTCCTCACTCCCGATATTCTCGTTTCTGTAAATATCCATAGCCATTCTATAGGCAGTATTTACTAAGCCTTCAGGTAATTCATCAATATTACAGTAATTCAATATTGTTTCTTCAATATCATCAAGAATAAATTTAAGGACTGTATCCTTTTCATCAGATACAATCCCCAACAAATCTTTAAATTTAATTACCTCTAGCATAATATCAGCCTACTTTATGCTTAAATGCTACCATACGAATTTGTTTTTTATCATAAACTCGTTCCCAGTTTGTAGGATTTTCAAGTTCTTTAAATGTAGGAGTTTCTACATTAACTCGCGCTGTATTAGTCCATTTAATACCTCTAGGGTGCATGATAAAGCACTGACGATTGATAAGATAATCAATACCAGAACCCATTAATTTTTCTCGGTCAGTTTCGGTAGCAACAAAACCTTCTGGACTGCCATTACCTAATGCAATAGCTCCTTGTCCAAAAAGATACGTTGTATATACGCCGTCATCTACTGGACAACCATCATCAACAATTACTCTGCGGTCTTGATATGTTTCAAATTCTACAGAATTACTGTCTCTTTCTGTAGAAATGAGATTTTGCTGTTTTAAATAAGATTTTGTTTTAGAGTGCATAATTACACCTGTAAGTTGGTCTTGTGCATCTCCTAAAAGCTGCAATGCTTCAATAAAAGCAGAAGCAGAAATATTAGCAGCTTTTCCACTCAATGTAGACGTATCATACACATGGTCTTCTTTCATTTTTTCAGAATAAAAGACACCTTTTAAAATACGAAGTAATACTTTTTGTCGTTGACGTTCCCAATATCTAGCAACAAGTGTTGCAATAGCTTCCATAGGGTCTTTTCCAGATAGTTGTGCAGATAAATCTGTAGCAGCCCAAGCTTTAGCAAGACGAATAGTAGTAGATACATCTTGATTAGATGTAATTTTAGCTGGAGTTAATTTATTACCTTCAATTACAATTTCAGCATCTCCTGTCAAATCTTCAAAGAAAGGCATATGATGAATTGGTGCTGGTTCACTTGCTAAGCGGTCAAATTCTGCATTATTACTAACAATTCCGCTTTGGTAAAGTGCAGATAATTCCATAGAACGTTGAATTACATAAGGATTAAACAGTTCTGGTACGATAATATCTTGTAAAGTTGTTGCCATTAGTTACTACCTCCAATATTTACTCCAGCAGCTTGAGCCAATGCTCTAGCTTGTTGTGGATTTTCTCTAAATAATTTACCTTGTTCAGTAAGATTAAAATGCTCTTTACTAAATGGATTATTTATAGGATTACCACCATCTTTAGGTTCATAGCGTTGTTTATCACTTTTAAATAAGAAAGGCTTAGATTGTTTCAGAGGATTAATCTGTTCATCTAAGCCTGTAACGGAGCCATCATCTCCAACAATTAATTTAGTTTTATCAATTAAACTTGCTACAATATCAACATCTTGTGCTGTATTAGTTAATTTTAATTTTACTGCACTATCAATACGTAAATTTTTTAAATCTTGTTCGTATTTAGTTTTAGAAGATTTGTTTTCTTCTTGTAGCTGCTTAATAGTGCTTTCTAATTTTTCTTTATCTCCAGCCGTTTTCTTCAACGTTTCAAGCTGTTTATCACGCTCTTGAATCTGCGTTTCAAGATTAGATTTAGCTGTAGTAGCTTCATAAAATTTTGCTTTTTCTACATAGTTATCTTTTAAAAAGTTCTTTAAACCTTCTATTGCTTTCTTTTTAGCATCATCTGCAAGATTTAAAGAAGCAATATATTCTTCAATAGTCATTTTATCTTCTCCTTATCAACCTGCTGTATAAGTACCTGTGATAGAGGCTGTACTTTCATCATCTAAATGTGCAGTTCCAGAGATGCTTGTACCTGTAATATTTAATTCAATTGATGTAATTTTTGCACCAGTATCTCCTTTCGCTCCAGTTGCTCCCTGCTCACCGGTATCTCCTTTTGGTCCTTGCTCTCCAGTATCTCCTTTTTCACCTTTAAGAGAATTTAAAAAATCATCTTCTGTTTTATCAGAATTACCTTCTTGTAATTTCCAAAGTTCATAAGCAGATTGACCATTTTCTCCTTGTGGCCCTGGAATCATTTCTCTATTATTAGCGTCTTCAATTCCTTTTTCCATATTATTCATTAAATCTTTTGTGATAAGTTCTCCGTCATTCCATTCATGTTTACTATAAGCCATAACACTATTCTTCCTTTCCTGTTATACATTGTCCTATTTTTCCAGTTCCAATAACTGCAAGTCTCGTTTCGGCTGTATAAATGCGGTTATTTTTTACACAGTCTTGAATAATCCTAATAATCTCATATTCATTTAAATCAGCTACCGCACTAAACGGGAAATCTTGTTTAAATAAATTAAGATATTCCATAATCCATTTATACATCTTCCTCACCACCTTTCTAAGTCCAAAAACCACCATTATATAAAATTACATTCCAAATAATAACCCAGAATACTTTCCAAAAAAAACTTAGTTTTACAGTTTTTCCATGACAATATATACTACCAACAATCTGCGTTGTAAATAAAATTATTGCCAATATGTGCCAAATATCCATTTACTCATCTCCTTAAAATTGGGTATAAAAAAACCACCTACAACTTTTTAAGTGGTTTATAAACTATATTTTATTAAACTAATAAGATGTTCTTTGGCAGGCGTGTGGATACCACGAAATTGTCCACCTCAAAGAACCTCTATCATAACTATATTATTTTAAAGTAGTATCATCATCTGCTTGTATAAAATAGGGGCAAGCTTCCTGTCCTAATTTATATTTATCTGGAATACTATCCAGAATTTTATTTTTAAATGTTGCTGGATAAAATTTACAAGCAAGTGAATCAATATTATTTAAACAAAGTGTACATTGATGTATACATGGAACTTCTATTTCTTTATTACCAAATATATTTTTTAAAATAATAGTTGTTTCTTTAGCCATTAAAGTCACCTTCAAATAAAATAACTTTTGTTCTATTTAAAATAATAGTAAGTGGTTCATGAATCAATCTAAACTAAAATCTTTTACTTCAACACGTTTATCAACATTAGCATTATTTTCTTTCCATCGAGCAATTAAAATTTTATATTTTTCTTTTTCTTCTTCAGATGTATGTTCATCAATGTATGTTCGTTCCAACTGTTCAAAATAAGGACACGCAGATTCACCCGAAGTATATTTTTCAGGTATATAATTTGGTTTAACATAAAATTTACATTCATTTGACCAAAAATTATATTTACACATACCACACATACCATCACAACCAAATTCAATTACTTCATTTTTAGATATTTGTGGAACAATTATAGGAACAACATCAATCTTCATTAATATCACCTTCAAATATTATTAATTTAGTTCTATTCAAAATAACCGTATATGAATTACTTTCTCCATGACCTGCTACATTAATTACATCATATCCTAACAAAGCAACCATAGAACCTATATCATATTTATTTTTAAAAATCTTATTTGCATAAGCTTCATATTTTTTATTATATTCCTCTCTAGTATAATTAGTTGATAAGCCAAACCATGAAGGATATTTTTTTACATATTGTTTAGCTATTTCAATTATTAAATCAGATTTAGATACATAATCTTTATCAGGAATAGTAAATATTTTAGCTGTTTTATCTAACGTAATAATTTCAATTTTTTTAAAGTTATTACCATTGCTTTTACCTAACTGAATATAATGTTCCATTTCTTTATCTAATCCACTAAAATAATTACCTTTAGTATAATCAGTAGCACAATACATACCTTTACCGT